TACCTTGGGCGCCTGTGACGCCTGTTTCACCTTGCGCGCCTGTGTTACCGTTTGCACCAGTTACACCAGTTAAGCCAGTTGCACCAGTTAGACCGGTAGCTCCTGTATTACCTTGTGCACCAGTTGGACCGGTTGCGCCTGTTGCACCTGTAGGTGCAAAGTTACGAACTACCAGCCAAACAGTACCATTCCAGCGCCAAGTTGTCGAACCTGATGTAAACGTCTGATTTACGGACGGTACATTAGGAAAGTCAATGGCCATATATGCTTTCTCATTTCACTCGAGTGTTAGGAGCAGAGAGGCTCCTAAAAGATATCTTATACTAAATGAAAGAAGGTGATAGAGGTAAAAAACTGCAGCTTAAATTACAGTATATCCGTAATAAATGGTCTGCGATGAACCACTGGTATTAGCAATTGTAAAGTCAAATCTATTGCTACTTGTACCCGCATATGTAGCGTCTGTGCTGATAGTACCTGCTACTCCTCTAATCTGATTAGGTATGGCAGTCAATGAAATAGGACTTCCACCACCTGTATAGTTCCAAGCATATTGATATCCTATTGCTGGCACATTGGTATTTGTCACACTGACTGTAGCATTCCAAATTATAATACCGTTAGGTATATTTCCCTTGACCCACATGGTGTATGTGCCACCACTTGGGACTTCAAAATTGTAAGTGTTAGTACCTGTGGCAATAGTCCATGAACCTGTGGTAGCAGCTGAACCTGTCGGACCAGTCGCGCCCGTTGCGCCCTTATCGCCTGATGTGTTACTTGAAGCTTGAATCCAGAAGTTGTCGTAGTACACGAACATAATTCCAGTTGCTGGATCAAACCAAACATCACCTTGAACTGCTCCAGTCGGAGGTGTGTCTTCAGCAGTTGAGAAAACTCCGCGTGTTCCAGTGTCTCCTGTCGCGCCTGTTACGCCAGTTGCGCCTGTAAATCCTGTCGCTCCTGTAGGGCCAGTCGCACCAGTCATACCTGTTAGACCAGTAACACCTGTCGCTCCTGTTAAACCAGTTGCGCCTGTAACGCCTGTTAAACCAGTTGCACCAACAGCTCCAGTATTCCCAGCCACTCCTGTGCTGCCATTAGCGCCTGTCGCACCTGTATTACCAACAGCTCCTGTTGCGCCTGTATTACCAATAGCGCCTGTCGCACCAGTTGGACCAGTATTTCCAGTTACGCTTGCGCCCGTTGGGCCTGTCGCACCAGTAAGACCAGTTGCACCTGTTGCGCCAGCACTTGTCGGACTAAGAAGCTCTAGCCAGTTATGCTTGCTTACTACCGAGCCTGCTGGAGATACAGCTGAAGGTCCAGTGTTGCTTGCTACCTTAGTGTATGTAAAAGTAGTAGTGGTAGGCGTAGAGGCTACGGTGTATGTACCGTTAAATGTTGCATCAACTCCGGATATAACAACCGTGTCTCCTGTTGTTAATCCATGCACACTGCCTGTAGTAATTGTTGCGGTGTTAGTGCTAATCTGCTTTGTTGTTGCCTCTAATGCGGTTGCCGCAAAGACGAATGTCTTACTGACGTCTGAGCGAATTGCAATGTCGCCAACTTCAACGTCAAGCTGAAGCATCGCTGTCTCTGTAGCAACTGCATAGGTATTAGTAATTGCAAGCCCAGGGAGCTGGGCAATCTTAATCTTTGCGTTAGCGTCAAGCTCGGCTACGCCGGATGATGCGCCTTTTTGTGTAAGTGGGACGTAGTCACCAAGCGAACCTGTAGTGCCGGAGACGGAGTCAAGTTGTTCACGATACGTTTCCGCAATGATGCCTGCGGCAAGAAGCTCGTCAATTCCCTGTTGAGTAAACGAAGGCTGCTCTGGAAGAAGAAGATTAGTAGTAACTGCAAGGATTACACCCGTGCTGCCAGGAGGCTCGATTGCTACTCCTGCGGAGTCCCACGCAACTGTCAATCTAATAGGATTAGATGATACGTTAACTAACGCTGTAATCTCATAACGGATCGCACCTGCGTTGCTATCATAAAGATAGACGCGCTGGCCGACCTCAACGTCAGATGGGCCATACAGCCCTGAGTCATCACTAAAGTTACCAGATATGCTATAGATACCTGCTGATACTGTAGATACTGATGTTACTGCAAAGCGACCGGATAGTGGTTTTGTCATTTACTATCCTCCCTTACGCAAAAGTGAATCTGATAGTTCGGTTAGAAGCAGCCATTACAATTGACAGTTGATCAAAGCCAACTAATGTTGCTAGGTTAGAGTTAGGCTGTGATTGCGCTAATGTATCTTCACGCCAGCCAAAAATCATAGGTGGGTATCTATCTGCGGCTGAAGAGTTAAGCCCAACGGCTGCATAGTTAAAGATCAAAGGCGATGTAACGCTCGAAGGAAGTCTCATCATGCCGCCAATTAGCGTTACGCCTCCGCCTGTAGGAGCGTACAAAGTTACTGTTGAAGAAACACGCGACATGTTGTATCCGCGTGAGTAGACGCCGGTTGTGCCGCTGCTTGTACCTGTGTTAGAAACTGGAACTGTAAATGTGTTTGCATCGGTTACCGTGACGGTTACAGACTGCGCGGCAGCCACGTTTGTGTTACGAAGAATAATGCGGTCGCCTGTTGTTAATCCGTGAGAAGCAGAGGTAACTGTTACCGTGGTTGTAGAGCGGCTCCATGTAAGAGATGACTTTTGGTCAACGTCATAAGACTGTAGATAAAATTCTTCTCCGCTTGTTGATTGAACTTGGTAGCGCTCAATGTACATCGAAGAGCCGGCGCCTGCGGGACCAGTAGCTCCTGTTGCTCCAGTAACACCTGCACCAGTTACACCGGTTGCGCCCGTTGAGCCTGTCGATCCAACTGCACCTGTTGCGCCTGTAAGACCTGTAGCTCCGGTTAATCCTGTAGCGCCAGTTGCACCAACTGCGCCAGTTACACCAGCGCCAGTTACACCAGTTGCGCCGACAGCTCCGGTTGCACCAGTGTTGCCTGCAATACCTGTTGCGCCAGTCGCTCCTGCACCTGTTGCACCTGTTGCACCAGTTGCTCCAGTAACGCCTGTTAGTCCCGTTAAACCAGTTGCACCTGTGTTACCAGTTACGCTTGGGCCAGTTGCTCCTGTAGAGCCAGTAACACCGGTATTTCCAGCTACACCTGTTGCACCAGTTGTGCCTGCGCCTGTTGCGCCAGTCGCACCGGTTACTCCAGTGTTTCCTGCAGCTCCAGTGTTTCCAACAGCTCCGGTGTTACCGGTGTTGCCAGTTACACTTGCGCCAGTTGCGCCGACAGCTCCCGTTGCGCCAGTTACACCAGTATTTCCAACTGCGCCTGTTGCTCCGGTAGTACCTACGCCAGTTGCACCAGTTGCGCCAACGCTACCAGTGTTACCGACTGCACCTGTCGCACCAGTTTGCCCTGCGCCTGTTACACCAGTATTTCCTTGCGCGCCTGTCGCGCCAGTGTTACCTTGTAAACCTGTTGCGCCAGTTTGACCAGCGCCTGTCGCACCTGTTACACCGGTATTTCCAACTGCACCTGTTGAACCAGTGTTACCTGTTGCGCCAGTTTGACCAGAGCCTGTTGCGCCGGTAGCGCCTGTTGCGCCGTTAGCACCAGCGGGACCAACAATCTGACCTACGCTTGTCCAAGCAGAGCCGTTCCAAACATACAAATCGCCATCAGCGTCTACTATGTGAGCGTCATTGACAGTGTTGCCTGTTGCTGGCAGATTGACAACTGCCGCGACGCTTCCCTTAAATGTTATTGATACGCCTTGCGCACCAGTTGCGCCTGTTGAACCTGTTGCGCCTGTTCTACCGGTAGCTCCTGTAGAGCCTGTTATACCAGTTTGTCCTGTTGCACCGGCTCCTGGGCCAGTCGCACCTGCAGGACCAGTTGCTCCAGTTACACCAGCACCTGTTGCGCCGGTTGCACCTGTTGCTCCAGCGGGACCGATAGGTCCGCGAGCAGTAGTTGATGAAGATACGTTATAGCCAGTTGATGTTGGAACTAACCGCGCGATCTGTGTGAATAGATCGATGTCCGAGCCATTGCCTATAGGCAAGAAGACTCTTACGTTTACAGACTTAACACCGTTGATACGGATAGCAACTTCATACGCCCAACCTGCTGGAGAAACAAGTGGGTTGTCGGTAGTTGGAAGCTTTAGTGAGAACGAGCCGGTGCCGTCTAGCGATACTGTAGTTGCGCCACTTAAGACAACGGCATTGTCGGTATCAGTTACAGTAGACGTCGGTGTAAACGAGATAGTTCCTACACCTGCGATACCTCTTGATGATACATACGTGCCTATGACGGTACGCGTTACAACGTCCTCAGACCAGCTTGGCACAGAAGCTCCGTTCCTAAAAAACTCAATGCACCTATATCTTTATCAACATAGCAAAGACATCAATAGGAGACAGGTATATACTACCAAACATATAAAATCTTTACTTGGATACTTTATTATTTATTAGCTGGAATTACGCTAACATCGAGCCTTGGATCGTGATCTTTACCTACCACCATGGTCAATATACCTGGGTTAGACTCTAGACCACGTCGGTCTCTAAACCATGCGGAGCCTGGGTCGACCGTCGGACATTGCGCCCAAAATCTGCCGCCAACATCCATTGATCTAAAGTTGTGGAAATGTCCTGACAGCCAAACATCACATCCGCCCAGCGCAGTCTGGCCTGCAGCCTGCTCTGACAGATATTTAGTAACATCTTTTCCACTTTGATGACCGTGAAATAGTCCAATCATAGTTCCGCATACTTCTACCGCAAGTGTTTGATGATCTCTCGCAGGGAACCTAAACTCTACGTGTGATAGCGCGCTACTTTCCGCGCAGATAGACTGAGCTACGTTTGCAATATGAGTGTTCCATCCTTCAGATGGATCAAGCGCAACTTGGCGACTTACCTCGTCATGGTTTCCGTTTACTACCGCGACTACGACACGGTCTACCAACGGGGCAAACGCCTTTATTTGAACCATAAGCAGACCAATACCTACGCGTATTTGTTCGGTAAGACCCATGTCCGACGCGAAGTGGCTTTGTAGACGCCCACCTTGAGAAACGTTTCCTTCAACGTGATCTCCTAGCAGCGCGATAACAACCGTGCCTATTTCTCTTCCAACTTTTCTAAGGTCGTGTAGACGATGAACCGCACCTTCGGTTGCCGTCTGTATACGCTCTACGGTTTCCTTGGTTCCCTCTCCGTTAGCTTTCTTACCTAGTTGCTGGTCGCTGGGCGCAAAAATAAAGGCAAGGTCTCCAGTCGTCACCGAAGGCTTCTTGCCAGGCTTCCAATTTTGCATACTCTTCATTAGATCTTTTACGTCTAGGTCTAATTCTGTTTGAGATGATATTGGAACTATGTTAATTCTTTGCGATTCTAAAAGCTCGCCGTCGTACCTTTGCCAACGTGATTTTCTTACCGATGTAATTGCCCAATGGTCTGGGTTAAGGTCAAACTCAACTAGTAACTCTCTTGCGTCAGGAATATCAGTAATCGGGCGTGGTATCGAGATTACATAACCGCCGTCGTCTCCTACGTCCATGCGCGGACGCCATGCCTCGTCGGGAGCGCTGTTCTTTGTCTTAAAGTCTGAGCCCGAGCGCCCTGGAACAGAGAGCTTATCAAATAATGTCATCTAGTTAATACCTACGCACTAATCTTAGGATTAGATCCGAAGCATCGGCACGCGCCGCGACGGTGCTTTGTCACCGCAGCGTCACCTACGTCTAATCCTTCGTCTCGTAGAGCAGCGGCAATAACCGTGTTAGGAAGACGTCCTGGAGCACCGTAAGGAACCTCAAGTACCTCGGCAAGCTTTGCCTTATCTTCCTTTGAAAGTTGTTCGCCTGTTAGTAGGCTTCCTATCTTGCACGGTAGACCCGCACCGATTCCTGAGGATTGAGATAAACGTTCTGCAAGTGACATATAGCTCTCCAAGTATTGTCTACACGCTACTTAACGGCATCTCCGGTTAAGTGAACCATAAGCCTTGAGCTAACGGTTAGGAAAATTGTAACAAGAAGTAAGCAAAAGTACTGCTTATTAGGCAAATAAATAGTTAATTAAAAAGTAATGTTAACTGTACTTATAAGTGTACTTACAGCAGGAATACAGTACAGAAAGACGTAAAACAAGACAAAATAAAACTGCTTCTGTTATGCGGTTGAAGCCTTCTTTTTGCGTGGTGCCTTTGTCATCTTTGGTTCAACTGGAGCAGGGCCTTGATGCATTTCGGGAAGAGATAGAAGCTGAAGAAGAACGTCCTTAATAAACTTAACCTCTGTGGCTGTCTGCTTAGCTAGTTCCCCGTGCGTATTTATCTGATCCTTCATGGAGTTTCCTCCATTTTCCCAAAGTTGGTACTCGACTCTTTCCATGCGTTCGGACATAGTTCTTCCTTTGTCGTCTACGCCGATGGCGGTCTCGACGCGGTTGATGACCTTGTAGATCTTATAGATGAAGGCTAGGAGAAATAAGCCTCCGCCTACGATTCCAACCATTGCGCCTACCTGCATTGATAGTTGATTAAGCAAGGTAGTTGCCTTTCAGTTAAGTATCAAAGATATATCAAATTATATATTAAGGATTAAAGTATTAGTTGTTTTGGTTGTTTACTTATATGATACGTACCCTTTATAGTTGCCAAGTAACAAAGATTCTAAATAAGTGATATGATAGAGTTTCTCTAGAAAAATTAGAGTTTTATAATTATATTTGATTGGAGTTAACGACGAAAAGATGCTAGAGCAAGGTAACTGCGTATGAGCGCATGGGAGTCAGCAGAGGGACGTCTAGGTCCTGCTGCAAATTGGTACGCGACTCATAACTGGTCTATACTTCCTTGCTATGGAATCGTCGGAGGTCGTTGCACTTGTGGCGGCGCGCACGTTGAGCCAAAGGACGTAGGCAAGCACCCATCACTTCCAGAGTGGAACAAGTTTGCAACTACAGACGCTGCAACTGTAGACTCTTGGTGGGACAGAGATCCAAACATGAACATCGGTGTCATGTGTCGCTCCAGTGGATTTTTTGTAATTGATATTGATCCGCGCTCAGGTGGACCAGATTCATTTGAAAAGTTTGAAGCATTAGTCGAAGGATTCCTGCCTCCAACAGTTGAGGCAATCACAGGCGAGTACACAATCGCCGGTGGAAAGGTAATGCGCGGTCGTCACCTATTTTATAAGTGCGAAGAGTCAGAGCAGCTTGTTGGAAATCTTAAGAAGGCAAACCTTCCGGGCGTTGATATTAAACACAATGGATACGTTTTAATTACTCCATCACGACACTTCTCTGGAGTTTGTTACGAGTGGGCACCAGGTCATGCGCCGTGGGAAATTGAGATGGCAACCGCACCTGAAGAGTTACTGCAGTCTCTTCGTAAGAAGAATAGTCGTCGCGGTGGCACGAATCTTGGTGAAGGCGATTGGACTTTCCTAGAGGACCTAGACTTTGCTGGCGAGCGCATCGACGTAGAACGTTTGCTTGAGGAAGGAATTGAAGAAGGCTCACGCGCTGTTGATATTTACTCGATGACATGTGCGCTTGCTAATAAGTTTCCAATCAACACCGAGGCTGGTAAACTTGCAGTCGAAACTATGATGATTCGCTTTAACGCTGAAAAGGTGCGGCCTCCGCTTGAGCTTGAAGGCCAAGGCGGATTGCTCATGCACGTTCGCAGAGCAATTCAGTTTGTTATTGACAATCCAAAGTCAGAGCGCATGTGGCCAGGACTACAGGAGTGGGCTAACAAGTCTCAAGATGAAACACGCTCTAAGCCTACAAAGCAACAGGAAATTAGAACAACTGAAAATTATTCACCGCAGGATACATATAACGCACCAGGAACTATCGGCGGATCAATTACACAGTCAATCTCAGATGGCGATTCAATTTCTGAGGCGTCAAGTCTTTTAAAGATGGACGTGCCTAAGGATGTTGACGCTATTAACGAGAACGACGGTGGAGAACCTGGTAAGCGCACACTTACAGATACGGGAAACGGTCGTCGTCTTGTAGATGCATTTGGTCCTGCAATTCGTTACACGCCAGGACTTGGTTGGTTTCACTGGGACGGCGGATACTGGAAACCTGACGTAGAAAATCTTGAACTACAAGAGTTAACAAAGAAGCTTGCGCCGGTTATTGCATCTGAAGTTGTTAACTATGAGGACGCAGACAAGCAAGCAGAGTTAATGAAGTGGGCATTGCAAGCAAAATCTAACTCGCGCATCGCAGGCTGTATCGAAAACGCAACGTCAGATCCTCGCGTGCAGGTTGAGGTTAACGCGTGGGATTCAGACGAGACACTACTTGGCGTTGCCAACGGAGTTATTGATCTTCGCACCGGTGAATTACTTAAGGGACGTCCTGATTTGTTTATTACTCGCCGCGCACCTGTTGCATACACCGCAGGAATGCGAAATGTTAAGTGGGAACAGTTCTTAGACTTTGCAACAGGCGGAGATAAAGAGCTGCAAGATTGGATTCAACGTGCAGCAGGTTACTCGTTAACCGGTCTACGTACATACGACGTAATGTTTTTGATCTATGGCCCTGCAGGTTCAGGCAAGAACACACTTGTTGAAGCGTTGGTTAAGTGCATGGGCACACAGCAATATGCCTGGCCTCTTGATTCTTCTATCCTTGCGCAAGGAGACGGTCACGCCAATGGCTCAGATCTTTATCACTGGGCAGAGTTACGCGGACGTCGTATGGTGTGGGTTGACGAGTTGCCCGAGTCTGAAAGACTTAAAGAAAACTCAGTTAAGAAGCTTACAGGTTCTTCTGAAATCTCTGCACGTTCACCTGGTGAAAAACCATTTACGTTTTCATCGCGCGCGAAACTGTGGGTTACAACAAACCACAGACCTATCATTAACGATGATGCGATGTGGCGTCGTATTCGTCCTGTGCCATTGAACAACGTTCCTGAATCTCCAGACCCAGACTTGAAGCACTATATATTTGATCCTGAAGGCGCGTTGCCTGCTGTTCTATCCTGGGCAGTTGAGGGTGCGATTAAACTGCTTGGCTCGTCTGCACGTGATGCTCTTGGAACCTGTAAGGTTGTAACCGAGGCATCTGAGATCTACAGAAAGAACGAAGACCGTATCGGCATCTTCTTAAACGAAGAGACAAAGGAGTCTGAAGGAACGGTAGTTCCTATCAAGGCTTTGTACTCTGTATATCGTGCATGGAGTGAAGAACGCGGTGAAAGACCAATGACACAGATTGCATTCCAGCGTAAGATATCGGATCGCGGAATGACTGTAGTCGGTCTTGGTTCAAAGGCTGAAATTCAAGGTCGAATACTTGTTCCGCGCGCTGTACAAACTGGCGAGGTCGACTGGGGTCTTGCTTCTCGCTACTCTCGCGGATAAGGACTGGTCAAAGAACACCAATGAAAAATAGCACACGAATTTCTATAGCGGTAGCCATTGCTCTTGCGATTACAACTCCGTCATATGCGGCAGATTGGGTAAAGCCAAAGGCAAAGTTGACACCTGGTATAACAAATCCAGATGTAACACAGGCAAACATTAAGGACAATATCTGTAAGTCAGGGTGGACAGATACCGTGCGTCCTACTACTACATACACAAATAAGCTAAAGGAAACACAGCTTGCAACAACCTATAAGTTCTTAGTTGCGACATACGGAGCAGATCTATCCGGCTATGAAGAAGATCATCTTATTTCACTACAGCTAGGCGGATCACCTTCTGACCCTAAAAATCTTTGGCCGCAACCGTATGTAGGAGCAAATGCACGAAAGAAAGACGTCATCGAGACAAAGTTAAAGAGAATGATCTGTGCTGGAGCTATTACACTTAAAGACGCACAGAAAGCAATTTCTAAAGACTGGGTGGCAGCGTACAATAAATACTCTGTCCCCGCGGATGTAAAAGTTGTTGAATCAAACGGTTAATTAAAAACCAGTAGAAAGGAAAATAATATGTGTGCAACATGTGGATGCAGAAAATCAAAGCCAAAACCATCAAAGCCTAAGGGAGGTAAGTAAAAATGGCAGCAGCACAAGGAACAGCAGCTCGCTTAGTAGAAGTGGCGCTAGCAGAGCTAGGCACAGCAGAAGGACCAAAGGATAATCAAACTAAGTATGGCGCGTTTACTAAGGCAAACTTTTTGCCATGGTGTGGTAGTTTTTGCATGTGGTCTGCAAATCAAGCAGGAGTAAAGCTTCCCAACACAGTTTCAACTGTTGCGGGCGCGACTGCGTTTAAGAAGGCAAAACAGTGGACAGACGCAGCGTCAGCTACTCCTCAGCCAGGAGATCTTGTTTATTTTGATTTCTCTAGAGGAATGACAGCAGGTATTCAGCACGTCGGTATCGTAGTTAAGGATAACGGCGACGGATCTGTAACTACCATTGAAGGTAACACAGCAGGTAATGAAAAAGGAAGTCAAAACAACGGCGGAGAAGTTGCAAAAAAGATCCGCGCGTATAAGGCAAATAAAAAAGGTCTTCCTATTTTTGTTGTAGGTTTTGGTAGTCCAGTCTTCGGCGCGGCGGTAGAGGTAAAGGTTGAAAAGGCAGTAGACACAACTGGACAGGTTTATCCAGGCGAGACAATCGACCCAGGAGAAGCTGGTATCCATATTGCTACAGTACAGAAAGCTTTAGGTATTAAACCAGCTGATGGACAATATGGACCTGTAACTAAGAAGGCAGTAATTGCGTTTCAGGAGAAGAACCCTAAGCTAGGCGCGGCGGACGGGGTTATCGGCCCAAAAACTTGGAATGCTATTACAGGATTGCCCGTAAAATAGCGCAAGAGCCTGGAAACAGGTATACAGTAATACTAGTTTTTGGTGTCCTGGGAGAGAACGCCTAAAACATAAAGAGCCGGACAGCGTGAGTAATCGCGCGTCCGGCTCTATTTTTAGGTATAGATCTTTTAATCCTAAAAACAAGGAAAGTCTTTAACTTAAAAGTAGTTTTGCTTCGTCTGCTGTAATGCCGAGCTTGCTTAATAGTGCTTCTTTGGCTGCTGCCTTATCTGCTTCTTGCTGAGCAGCAACAGCATTGGCTGCTTGCTGTGCTTCATAGGCAGCAAATTCTTCATCGTTCATTTCACGGTCAATGACTGTGTCTGTTGATAGGTCGTGAATTCTTACCATTGGTCTGCTCATATTATTTTACTCCGTATAGTATGTAGGTACTTCCGCTTGTAAAAGCAGAAATACCATTTGATAAAAGTGTAATACTTGTAACCGCTGAAGTTACTCCAGTAGTTCCGCCAACCCCCATAGAAACATACATATAAGTGCTATATTGCCAACTTGAATACCAACTAACATATTTAGCCATAGAAGATTGTGTATATAAAGGAATATCCATAACCATAGAATAAGTATAGTTGCCACCAAAACGACCTATATAAAGACTATCTATATTGCTAAATTGACTAGTATTTGCAGTTGAAGTATTAAGAGTATAAGTATAAGAATAATTGCTATTAGTATTACCATTAAGTTGAAGACCCATATTGGTAATTGAAGAATCACCTGTAACATTAAAAAGTTGCAGTTGCAAAGATTTATAAGTTTGAGGAATAGAAGATATTGTTAGGCTAGAACCACCACCACTAGATATATCACCTGTGGCAATTTGAGTCATAGAACCAGCAGCAGGAGCAGCAGCCCACTTCAATCCAGTAGCAGCAGTAGAGTCTGCAGTAAGTACTGTATCGTTAGCACCTGCAGCAAGACGAGCAACAGTATCTGCTGCAGTAGCAGCAACAATGTCACCCTTAGCGTCTACAATAGATTTTGGAATCATAGTTGCAACAGTGGTATCAACTGAGGTGCCTAATGAGCGAATGGCTGAGGCGCCTTGTTGGACGAGAGATGAGTCATCGGGAGTTGTCCACCCGAAGTTGGTAGTTGTTGCCATAGGATTTTCCTTAGAGTTTAGTTAGAGAAGACCAGATAAATGTTTCTGGTACTTCATTCCACTGTAAGGAAGAAGACACGTTTTCCCACGAGGTAGATACCTTCGAACTGGATGATACTGTGCCTACTACGAGCATAGTTTCCTTCTTCTCCGTATACAGGTTAAAGAAGGAGACTTACTGGCTTTAAAAGCTAAGTGCCCTAGATCAACGTTGTTATCATATACCTGTAACAACAATATGTCTTATACTATCTTGTCCAGACTTCTTATTTTTGCTGGTCTAATACGTACTTAATACTAGAAGCAGACCATTTCCCGCCATAAGCTGTAGGAATACCTTCAGCTTGCAATGTGTTTGCAATAACACGCAAAGAAAGACCCTTTTCTCGTTCTGCTATAATACGACTACGTATCTCGTCAGAGATAAGTTGCTTAGGGCCTAGGTCTACACCCCATACTTTACCTGTTGAGCGTCTATATGAGTGAACGTCCTTCTGACGCTCGGAGATGATAGATCTTTCCATCTCTGCGAGCGCGGACATGATTGTCACGACAAAGCGAGACTGGTATGAAGAAGTGTCCAGATTAAGATCAAGAAGAACAAGGCGCCAGTCGTACGTCTTAGAGTGGTCAATGATAGATAGGAAGTCTTGAGTTGAGCGAGATAGGCGATCTAGGCGGGTAACAAATAATGCATGGGCTTTGCCTAACTCAAGATCTAATAAGGCCTTACGGAGGACGGGACGGCCTTTAATTGATTTGCCAGAGCGTCCTTCCTCGCGTATCAATTGTACATTTTTATACCCTGCAAGCTCCGCGGCCTGGCGCAACGTGCGCTCTTGAACCTCTAGCGAGATGCCGTCTTGAACCTGCATAGACGTAGATACACGTGCGTAAAGTAGCGCTATCTTGTCGTCAAGTTCCATTAAGATATCATACCCTATTTAGCTTAAAATGTGCTAAATACCATATGTACATTTATTGCAGACATAATACTTTGTCCGTTCTAATGTACAATTCTTACAAACAAACAAGAGAATCAAACTGCTGTAAACCCTTAAGTTGAAGGGTGTATGCTTTTAAGGCGTCTTTACGCGGTATGAGAGGGCTTAGAGTTTTGAACTACCAGGCGCTTCTGAGAACTCTAATCCACGTATTAGTTGCTACGCATACGTATAAGTACGAAGCGTCATACCCTGCCTGTCCTGTAGTTCCTGGTGACGTTGAGCTAGCAGGAGCTGTGACTATAGATATCGTTCCTGTAGGTCCAATGTTACCGCCCACAGCCTCAACCCATACACCATCATAGTAAACATACACTGCGCCGTCATTTGCATTAAACCACGCAGCGCCACTTACACCTGTTGGTGGTACAGCGTCAACAATAGAGAACTGTCCTTCGTCTCCCGTCGCACCCGTTGAGCCTGTATTTCCAGTTAAGCCAGTTGCTCCGGTGGGACCAGTTGGTCCAATTGCTCCCACAGTTCCCGTAGATCCAGTTTGTCCAACTGCTCCCGTTGCGCCTGTGCTTCCTGTATGACCCGTAGATCCAGTTTGTCCATTTGCTCCCGTACTTCCTGTTACACCAGTTAGACCGGTTGCTCCTGTTAAACCAGTTGCTCCTGTTAAACCCGTTGCTCCTGTTAGCCCAGTTAGCCCTGTTACACCTGTATTTCCAACCGCGCCGGTGTTGCCAGTCAATCCTGTTGCGCCTGTAAGACCCGTGTTACCTTTCGCACCTGTGTTACCAGTGACTCCTTGTGAACCTTGTGGCCCAACAATTTGTCCAACACTGCTCCATGCACTGCCATTCCAAACGTATAGGTCGCCGTCTGCATCTACAATGTATGCATCATTAACTGCGTTACCGGTAGGAGGTAGATCTGCAACTAAAGAAACACTTCCACGCACATTGATTGAAGTTCCTTGTGCACCGGTATTTCCTTGTGCGCCAGTTACACCGGTAACGCCTGTGCTACCTGTCATACCTGTTGAACCAGTTAGACCTGTTGAACCTGTTTGCCCAACAGCTCCGGTGTTTCCTTTAATGCCTGTTGGCCCTGTCATGCCTGTTAAACCAGTCGCGCCGGTTAATCCAGTTGCGCCAGTCATACCAGTTAAACCTGTAGAGCCAGTTAATCCAACTGCACCCGTTACACCTTGAGCTCCTGTGTTGCCTGTTAGACCAGTTAAACCTGTACTACCAGTTAGTCCAACGGATCCAGTGGCTCCTGTTCCTCCAGTAGGTCCAGTAGCCCCTTGAGCGCCCGTCTGCCCATTAACACCAGTAGCGCCAGTAAAGCCGACACTGCCAGTACTACCCGTATTGCCTTGCGCACCTGTATCTCCTTTTGCTCCCGTTATACCTGTTAAACCAGTTAAACCTGTTGCTCCTGTTAAACCAGTGTTACCTTGAACGCCTGTCGCTCCTGTAGCTCCTGTAGGTGCTCCCGCCGGCCCCTGAGGACCTGTTGGTCCAGGCACGGTTGAATCTGCACCGGTAGGACCGATGGCGCCTTGTGGCCCTTGAAGGTTAGATATGACAACCTCTGTAGAAAGAAGAGTTGTCTCAACAACGATGTCAGGCTCGGTTACAACTATTACAGTTACGGGAGACAGAAGAGTCTCAACCGTAATGTCACTCTCGGTTACAACGGTTACCGAGGTACTAGTCTCGGTAGTTTCTACTAATGTGTCTGGCTGTTGAACAACAGTTACAGAGGTAGTGGGATCACCGACCGAGACAATGCTCGTTGGGTCGGTCAATAGGTCACCTCGGAGAGAACGGTGAACGTACCCTTTAGAAGACGAGTCACGGTGGTGTTAGGAGCGACGAGCTCAAGATCATATACATACTTGCCCGCAAGGACAGACGCTGTTGCGGAGGCTGAAATCGTCACCGCGATTGTTCCGGCTGCTCCGCCGAGGACGATACCTCCTGAAGGCGAGGTAAGAGAAATCATTTCGTTCACCGCAGATGGTCGACGGTTGACGTCGCGTACCTTGAGTCGAGCAGAGTAGCCTGTTAGGTTGACTGGGTTTGCGCTGATCTTCCACGTGAAGGTTTGGGAAAATGTCGCGCCTTGCTCAACCTTGATGTTATGAATTCCAGCGGACATAATACCCCTACCCTAAAAACTAGTTAGGTCTAATCTATCATACTCCAGCTACTTCTTAGTAGGACTTCTTGGTGCCTTATGAGGAAGTAGCTAGTTGAAACTTAAACTATCGCTTTGCTGTTGTTGTGATAAAATAGCCTTATGCCACTTATAGGAACTAGCGCATCACAGAATACAAAATCATTTTTAACATTTAACGTCGAGTACTTAGTTATTGCTGGTGGTGCATCTGGAGGTTCTACTTATCACGGCGGAGGCGGCGGAGCAGGAGGATATAGGTCCTCAGTAGTAGGAGAACTTTCAGGAAGAAATACTTCAGCAGAAGCAGTTTTATCTTTAACTGCAGGCGTCAGTTATGGCGTCACAGTAGGAGGTGGTGGAGCTAAAACTGCATATGTTGGAACAAATGGAACTGATTCTGTATTTTCAACAATAACTTCTTTAGGCGGAGGAGCAGGAGTACATGCTACTAACACTGGATACACGGGAGGTTCTGGTGGTGGCGGAGGAGCAAATAGCACTGGAAATGGTGGACAAGGAACAGCTGGTCAAGGATTTAATGGTGGAGGAGGAAGTCATCCTTGGGGTGGTGGAGGCGGTGGAGCTGGTGCTGTAGGCACAACAGGGGGACCAGCAACTGGAGGTAATGGAATTGCCTCATCAATTACTGGCACATCTGTATATCGTGCAGGCGGTGGCGGAGGGTCACCAATGGACGGGGGAGCAGATGGAGGTCTAGGCGGGGGTGGAGCTTCTGGTGCAGACTACGGAACAAGCGGCACAGCAAATACTGGCGGTGGCGGTGGTGGAAACGATAGAATTACTGGTGCGGCAAATACAAATCAAGGCGCTGGAGGATCAGGTGTGGTTATACTAAGAGCAACTAGCGCAGCACGCACAACAGTAGGCTCGCCGGTATACACAACTTCTGGAAGCTATCATATCTATCAATTTAACGCTTCGGGGAGCATAACCTTTTAACTATTAAGAATTAAAGAGAGCCGGGAGCATATTTACATATGCAACCGGCTCTTTCTTTTAACTAATTACTTGTTAATTGTCTCACCGTAGATAGTTGTCTCTTGTCCTGTTGCTAGATCGCGAAGAACAAGCTTAACGGTATACTCGCTGCTAGACCCTAACGAGTTAACGTCGATAGTCTGTGCAGACCCGTCGGTGCCAATCGCGGTAGTAGACCCTGTCTTCTTATCAACAACCATAAGGGTTGCCCAGGTCTTATTACCATCAAAGTTCGTCACCGCAGGTATTGAGATCGTTGCCTGACGAGCGCCCGACGTGTCGGTGGTTACCGCCTGGGTTACCGGAGCAGCAATCGTAGCAACATCACGTGCAGCGTCTCTTGCAGCAACGGTAGCAGGAAGTGTTGCAGCTACTGTAGCAATTACCGGATTTGAGATGACTCTTTCCGTGTTTGTCACGGAGTCACGAATAACGGTCTTAACTGTAACGTTCTGCCCTTGAGGTACGTCCGTTACTGTCACCGCAGTTTGTGATGGAGCTAAACCAATAGCAGTGGTAGATCTACCGTCCGTTATGACGTAGACAGATACAGATGACGTTAAAGGAAGATTTGCAACGTCAGGTACCTGAATATTAAGAGAAACTGAGTTATTCGTAGCAACAGTTTGAGATACGACAACCGGAGTGTTAGCCTCGGCTACAGCGTTACCCATCGGTTGTACTAGTGAAAGTAGCTCGTTTAGAATAACATCATACGAAGGTGTAACAACCTTGCCTGTATCCTGTAGAACAGAAATGATGGATCCCTGTGTAACTGGCTTAAATCGAATTACTCCATTTGAGTCTACGTACTTGACTCCCTTTGACACAGGAAGCTTTACGATAATGCCGTACGCATCAATCTTGCGATTAGGCGTATAACCGTCCCAGGTAACAATCTTATCAACAACTCCGCCAACGATAACTGCATACTGCGCCTTTGGCCTAGGAGCTTCTGTCTGAAGAGACATCTGAGGAGTAGAAAAAATTTCGTCTGCGGTAATTAAAAAGTAGCCGTCTGCCCTAGTCTGAAGCAGATCGTCTCCTGCCATGCGGGAAACTGTGGAGCTAGAGTCTGTGTCAATTGCCCAGTCCGCGTGAGCAGGTGTTGCGATGAGAGTTGCCATGGAAACAATCCCAAGTAGCGTTATACGTCTTTTCATCTTAGTGCCTTTCGTAGTGTGTCATTTAGTATAATAGACAATATCACATAGAGGCCAGAACGTACAACTATCACCGCAGGTTTTGTGGGATACTATCTATCAATGGAATTCAACGACGATATAGACCCTGATTTTGGTAGAGATGATGATGTTCTAATGCAGTATCTTGAGGAGGAAGGGCTACTCCTCGTCCCCGTTGAGTTCATGAAGGAACTGATGGCTCTCATGGAGACATACATCCAGAACGTATGTGACGTAGATAGGGATGAACTTAGCGAGATCTTAACCCGTCTAGAGGATCTTCTAGGGGAAGACGGCATGATGGACTTATCTATTGAAGGTATCGTCGGCTGGGTAAATACGCTAAAAGCTGTCTAGGATCCTGTTATAATTTAAGCATCGCCACTGGCCTGGTGCCGCCATCAGTAGCTTGTCACAACGAAAGCGAACCTTCGCTAATCCCGCCAATGCGAATCGTCCTGGATAAGACGTACAACTGTCATCCACTCCAACTTCAGAGTTGAGTGTCTAGCACTGGCTGGGTAGACATCGAGTGGGTTGTTGATTAGCGAGCTATCGTTACGGGTAGCATAAGAAGCGCTGCCAGTGCTAGACCCGATTCTTTCTAATTTTTATGATACAGTTCATTCATGACACCGGAGATCTTTGTTCGCCCTTGGGGCTTCTATGTAATCCTTCACACTGAGCAAAAAGTACAGGTCAAACGAATACACGTTGAAAACGGAAGTCGTTTAAGTAAGCAATCACACAAACACCGCGCGGAGCATTGGTACATCACGCAAGGTTACGCGGAGGTCGAGCTATTTGACCAGATACTTCATCTTGGCCCAGGAGACTACGTCTCAATTGGGGTTGGAGAAGTTCACCGCGTAAGAGCCGAAGGCGAAGGCGACCTCGTCTTTATCGAGATTCAAACAGGTGAGTATCTTGGAGAAGATGACATCATTAGATATGAAGATGATTTTGGACGTGTTGAGTAGTGGAGCAAGAGCTTCCTACGTGGTTTAACCACGTTAAACCAAACTTTGAAAACTACCTGAGGATTGAATCTCCCTTAACTGTTTTACAGATCGGAGTATATGAGGGTGACACAACACAGTGGTTATTAGACAATAAAAACATCAACAGGATAGTAGACGTTGACACCTGGGAAGGCTCAATAGAGCACGAAGGTACCTTTGACTTTAACCAGGTTGAGAGAGTCTACGACGAGCGATTTGCTAAAATTGAAAAGGTTGAAAAGCGTAAGGGCACAAGTGATAAATACTTTGCGACATGCCCTGCAAGTGAAAGATTTAACGTTGTCTACATAGACGGAGATCACACCGCACTGCAGACCGTGATTGATGCCCTTCATGGCTGGCGCGTGCTGGAGGTTGGCGGGATCATGATATTTGACGACTACGACTGGCACATGTATCAAGGAACACCCTTACACCCTAAGGACGGTATTGATTGCGTTCTAAGGCTGTTTAGAGGACGCTACAACCTTATCGTTACGAACTACCAGGTCTGGATTCGTAAGACCGCGGAGTAGGCTTTTATCAATCATATGTAGATAAGATAAAATAAGCCTATGCCTATTCTTGGAACAATCGCGAGCGGGTACAATGTACCTTTGTCAATTGTCACTGGCGGTACACTTACTAGTGACGCAACTTATTACTACCGTACATTTACTTCTACCGCAGACTTAGTAGTCACTGCAGCTCCTCTTACTGCAGATGCTCTTGTAATTGCAGGCGGAGGCCCAGGCGGAAATAACTCGGCTGGAGGATACGCTTCTGGCGGTGGAGCTGGTGGAGTTCAATATGGAGCTGCAACTTCTTTTTCGGCGGGAACTTACACGGCAACAATTGGTGGCGGTGGCAGCCTTGGGTCTAATGGAGTTGATTCTTCACTAGGTTCTTTATTTATCGCAAAGGGCGGCGGTAGAGGCGTATTAGCTAGTGCTGTAGACGGAGTAGCTGGCGGATCTGGCGGTGGAGCAAGCGGTAATCAGGGCACATCAGCAACAGCAACAGGTGGCGCAGCTACAAGCGGCACTGGCGGAATTTTTTATGGAAATAAAGGTGGAGATTCTTTTGGTGGCACAAACGGTGCGTATCCAGCGCAAGGTGGCGGAGGCGGCGCGGGCGCAGCAGGAGGTAGCGTGTCTCTTAGCGGAGGGTACGGAGAAACTCCTGGCGGGTCGGGCGGAGATGGATTAAGCACTTGGTCATCTTGGGCAACTGCAACTGGAACTGGTAGAAGCGGATATTACGCAGGTGGTGGATGCGGCGGATACAGAGTTGATGCTTCTAGTGGACAAGCTGGCGCAGGTGGAGGCGGTGGGTACGGAGTTGCAGGTGGCACTAATACTGGTGGTGGCGGCGGCGGAGCTTTGAACGGCGGTCAATACAATACAGTAAGTGGCATAGGTGGATCTGGTATTGTTATTGTTCGCTATCTTCGTTCTGCAGTGGGTGGTTAAGTAATATAATTGCAAGTATGAGCGACGTAATAATAGAAGTTGATACTGAAGCAGATCTGCGCACTAACAGCGGAGATCACGACAAGTTTTCGCATTATATTCACCGCGATGCAGCAATGGAAGCATACGTAGAAGGCAAGCCTGCTATCGCTTTATGTGGAAAAATATGGGTTCCAACAAGAGACGGAACAAAATTTCCTGTCTGCAAGCCGTGTAAAGAAATCTTTGAAACACTAGGAAGTTAACACGCTTTAACGAAAAAGCAGTATAATTCGTCATCTAATTTTGATCTAAAATTACAACATATTCCAGGGGGTTTTGGTGAGCTTTTTCTCTTTCAAACTAAGCGATGATTTTGTGCAAGGGTATCGAGGAAAGAAAGCTCCTTTTGGCTACACTGATGCAGCAGGAAACTCTGTTGGAGAAATTACTTTTCTTCGCACGTACTCTCGCTTAAAAGAAGACGGCACCAAGGAAACTTGGGCTGACGTATGCGAGCGTGTCATCAATGGCATGTACTCTATTCAAAAAGATCACTGCAAAAGCCAAAGACTTCCTTGGAATGATTCAAAGGCACAGGCATCTGCAAAGGATGGATTTGATAGACTATTTAATCTAAAGTGGACACCGCCAGGTCGTGGTCTCTGGGTTATGGGTACTCCTTTAGTTAACGTGCAAAAGAACTCTGCAGCACTGCAAAACTGTGCATTTGTTTCAACACTTGAAATGACAAAGCAAAACCCAGCAAAGCCTTTTGCGTTTCTTATGGAAGCGTCAATGCTCGGCGTTGGTGTAGGATTTGATGATAAAGGTGCAGACAAAGATTTTGTGATTTATTCACCGCAAGGAGAGGAAACATACGTTGTCCCAGACACAAGAGAAGGATGGGTTGAATCACTCTCAATCATCCTCAATGCTTACCTCAAGCCAGATCAGAAGGCTCCATTATATGATTACAGCCAAGTCCGCCCAGCAGGTATTCCAATCAAGACGTTCGGTGGCACAGCCGCAGGACACGAACCGTTAGAACGTTTACACAACTACATCCGTAAACTATTTGAAGGACGCGCCGGTGAAAAAGTTACTCGTACTGATCTTGCTGACATCGGTAATCTTATTGGCGTGTGCGTTGTTTCTGGCAACGTTCGTCGCTCAGCTGAACTTCTAATCGGTCGCCTTGATGACGATACGTTCCTAAACCTTAAGAACACAGAGCGTTTCCCAGAGCGCAATAGCTATGACCCAGCATCACCGGGTTGGGGCTGGATGTCAAACAACTCCATTGAAACAACAGTAGGACAAGATCTAGACAAGATCGTTGAGGGCATTGCCCGCAACGGAGAGCCTGGCGTAGTCTGGATGGACGTATCACGTAAGTATGGTCGTTTAGCAGATCCAGTAAACAACAAGGATCACCGCGTAGTTGGATACAACCCTTGCGCAGAGCAGTCACTTGAATCATACGAGTGTTGCACGCTTGTTGAGACGTATCTAGGACGTCACGATTCACTAGAAGACTACAAGCGCACGTTGAAGTTTGCATATCTATATGCTAAGACAGTGACGCTGCTTCCTACTCACTGGGAGGAGACAAACGCAATCATGCAACGCAACCGCCGTATCGGAACTTCAATGTCCGGTGTAGCTAACTTTGCAGACAACGTTGGTTTACCAACTCTGCGTGAGTGGATGGACGAAGGATACAAGACAGTCAAGACGTATGACAACACGTATTCAGAGTGGCTTGGTATTCGTGAGTCTATTAAGATGACTACCGTTAAGCCTTCAGGTACAGTTTCAATCTTGGCAGGAGAGTCACCGGGAGTTCACTGGACACCAGGCGGAGAGTACTTTAACCGCGCAATTCGTTTCTCTAACGAAGATCCAATGTTGCCTCTCTTCAAGATGGCAAACTACAGAGTTGAGCCTGCGTCAGAGTCACCAGACTTTACGAGCGTCGTGTTCTTCCCTATCAAGTCAAGCGCTAAGCGTGCCGAGAAGGAAGTATCAATCTTTGAGAAGACAGCAATCGCCGCAACAGCGCAGCGCTACTGGTCAGACAACTCTGTCTCTGTAACCGTATCATTTGATCCTGAAAAGGAAGCGGAGCACGTAGGAACAGTTCTTCACATGTACGACGGACAGTTGAAGACAGTGTCCTTCCTGCCGATGGGTAACTTCACATATCCGCAGATGCCATACACGCAGATCACCGCAAGTGAGTATGAGGATGCGACGATGAAGTTGTTTCCTATTGACTTCACCGGAGTCTACGCAGGAATGGCGTCGGATGCAATCGGAGATGCGTACTGCACAACTGATGCGTGCGAGGTTAAGCTTATCGTGGAGAACATGAAGTAATGCCACAGTACGAATATCATTGCAAGAATGGTCACTACAACCTCATAGAGCGTAGCATAAGCGAGCCAGAGGGTAATCCAACCTGCACCGCTCCGGAGTGCTCTGAAGAGCTTAAGAGACAGTACAGCGTACCTTCAATAAGCTTCAAAGGAAACGGGTTTTACTCAACGTCTAAATGACGTACTTTTGTCATAGTTCAATATAGAATTATTTAATGGCAAAACATAACCCGCAGCTTCTCAACCTGCGCCCTGTCTATGATGACTGGGCATGGCAGGAACAGTCTAACTGTCGTGATGTAGATTCAGATCTATTCTTTTTAGATCTGATGGCACGTGGCAAGGAAAAACGTGAAAAAGAAAAAGCTGCCAAGAAGGTGTGTAGAGGTTGTCCTGTTTTGGAACAATGCTTAAGTCATGCTCTTTCAATTCCAGAGTTCTTTGGTGTCTGGGGCGGAATGACAGCGGACGAACGAAACTTTATTCTTCGCAAGCAAGGATTAAGAATAGTTAAGTAAGTGTAAACTAAAAACTTATAGTTTACAAGAATTCCTATTGTGTGTATGGTCCGTCCATGGCACTAGACATACAGCTATCTAGCAATTACCCTGTCTTCAAAGATCTTGGAGTCCCTGCTTGTGCGACTACAGATCCTGAGATTTTCTTTCCAGAAAAAGGAGCAAAGGGCCAATCTCAATACATCATTGGCGCAGCGCGAAGAATGTGTGCAGGCTGTCCTTATAAAGAGCCGTGCCTTGCATGGGCAGTAGAGCACGATGAAATGGGAATCTGGGGCGGAACTACCCAGAAAGAACGACGTGTTCACCGCAGAAAGTTAAAAGTAACAAACAGCAATAAATGATAGAATAATAAAGCTTCTTGGGAGAGGTAAGCAAACCTTACTACCTCTATCCCTAGGGAGATTATATGGCAAAAAAGAACGACATTATGGAAGCTGATGTTTCAGTGGCAGCAGGACCAGTCACCGCGATTAAGAACATCTTGCTTCGTATCATAGCAGTATTCGCTGCATCAGGACTTAGTGTTATCGGCGCTGGCGCTGTTGTTGGAATTAGCACCGCGAAGGCAGTAATCCTTGCTGGAACACTTGGTGTTGCAACTGTAGTTGAGCGCCTTGCTCGTGGATTCATGGACGATGGAAAACTTACCGTTCAAGAAATTAACGCTGCATTTAACTCTGTAGACAAGAAGGCTAACTAAATATGAGCCCTACACTAAAGCTAGGACTTATGGTTTTTGGAACTTTAGGCGTTATATACATAGTCTCTTACTTGACGGCTGAAATCATATTTAGACTTACAAAAGAGGACGTTAACACGGCATTTGCCGCGGTAGACAAGCGAGCAGCTGCAGAATAACCCGTAGACACCTATGTCTACATTTAATGATTCTTACGGCTTTATGAGTAATGAACGACGTATGCAGCAATGGACGTGTGCCATTTGTGACAAGGTATATGTTGTTTCATCGCTAGCAAGAGACTGTGAGGATAGACACCTAGCTACTGAGAAGTAGTTAGAAAAACCTATAGGAGAATAATGAAGTTAATACGTAACATAGCAATGACATCTGTCGTTGCGCTAGGTCTTGGAGCTGCAGTTGCACTCCCGGCAAGCGCTGCGGACATGTCACTATCAGTAAAGGTCGGAGCAGCTGTTGCAAGTTCGAACGCAACAACAGCTTTAGTACCTGCAGTAGTAACGGTTCCAGCAGATAACACAATCGACGAAGCAGACGTAGTCCGTTTGGTCGCAACTGTAGACGCAGGTACCTCAGTTTCATTCGTCGCAACAGGAGCTATCAAGCTCGTTGCAGCTCTAGATAATCCAGCGGCAGTGCGTGTACGCTCGACAGACGGAGCTTCATCAGTTGTTGTAGCAACAGGAACAGGTAACACTGCAACTGTTTATGCTTACACAACTAATGTAGCGGCAGGTACAATCATCGTTTCTAACGGTGGAGTTACCAACACAATTTACATGAAGGGCACAGCAGGCGCAGCATCAGCAGTTTCTGTAGTTGCTCCTTCAGCTGTAGCTTCTGGCACAGTGGCAACATACACATTTACAGCTCTAGACGTTTTCGGCAACAAGGTTTCCGGCCTTGCGATTAACGCTACAGTTGCAGGTGCAACAGTTGCTTCAACTGGCCTTAACGTGGCAACAGTGACAACAGCGGTTGATACAGCTACAGTAGGTCTTGGCAACGCAGAGCTTAAGGTTCTTGCTCCTGCTACTGGATCTATTACAGTTGTAGCAACAGCTACAGGCGTGGCTGCAGTTGCAGCTACAACAGTCGTAAGCGATCTTGCAGCAGAACTTGCAAAGGTCAAGGCTGAACTTGCCGCTGAGAAGGCAGGACGCGCAGCTGATAAGACTGCAGCGGACGCGGCAATGGCTAAGGTAGTAGCGGATAACGCGGCTGCTAAGGTTGTTACAGATAAGGCAGTTGCTGATCTTTCAGCCGCAGTTGCTAAGCTCAATAAGGACATGGCCTCAATTAAGGCTAAGTACAACGCGATGGCAAAGAAGTATAAGTTCACCGCGATTAAGTAAAGTAGGTCATTAAGGCGGGGTCAGGAAACTGGCCCCGCTTTTCTTATGCCTTAAGACGCTTTGTCCGTACTAGTATAGAATTGGTATAGAATTGTATGTATATTTAGAGAAGGATAAACTAATGCCAATTCTTGGAACTGCCGCTTCAGCGGGAGCGTTGAGTCGTTTAACACTTGCAGTTGACTACCTTGTTGTTGCAGGTGGTGGTGGTGCAGGATTTGCTGCTTCAAATGCTGGTGGTGGTGGCGGCGGAGCAGGAGGTTTACGCTCTACTGTTACTGCAACTGGTGGTGGTGGTTCACTAGAAACTGTTTTATCAATGGCACTTAATACTGCATACACAGTAACTGTTGGTGCTGGTGGTAATGGTGGAATACAATCTTCAACAACTTATGCTACTCAAGGTGGTAATTCTGTATTTTCTACTATAACTTCTATTGGTGGTGGTAAAGGAAGTTCATCAGGTATTAATTCAGCAAATGCTGCACCTGGTACAGGTGGTAGTGGTGGTGGTGGTACTGGAGATTATTCTGTTGTTTCTACGGGCGCTGCTGGTACAATTAATCAAGGTTATGCTGGTGGTGATGCTGCTGTTGGAATTAGTGGTTATGACCAAAGTCCTGGCGGTGGCGGTGGCGCTGGTGCTGTTGGTGGTAATTATTCAACACAAGGTAATGGTGGTAATGGTGTAGCCACATCTATTTCAGGCTCATCAACTACTTATGCTGGTGGTGGTGGTGGTGGTTCATCTTATCGTTACGGCTCTGCAACTGGCCCTGGTACTGGTGGAACTGGCGGTGGAGCAAATGGAAATACTAACAATGGTTCATCTAATACAGGCGGTGGCGGTGGCGGCGGTGCTTATCAAGCCAATAAAAATGGAGGCAACGGCGGCTCAGGAATTGTTATAGCCCGATACTCAGGCACTACACAAAAAGCGATTGGTGGAACTGTAACCACATCAGGTGGAAATACAATTCACACATTTTTATCTTCAGGTATTTTTTACACTGCTGCACCTAAGGCAACTGGCGGAACTGTAAGTTACGCTGATGGATATGTGTATCACGCATTTACTGGGTCAGGTACATTTACTCCAACCATATCCTTAAGTGCAGATATATTAGTTGTTGCTGGCGGAGGTGGAACTTCACAAGATTCAGGTGGCGGTGGTGCTGGTGGATTATTAACTTTTAGTTCTCAATCCCTTACTGCTCAGGCATATACTTGCACAGTAGGTGCAGGTGGTACTACTGCTACTGATAATTATGTTGATGATGCAACAAGCGGTAATGATTCTCAATTTGGTTCCTTGACCCTTTGTGTTGGTGGTGGTAGAGCAAGGTATAGAAGCCAAAACCCTACTGGCGGATCAGGTGCAGGTGGTAACTCTAATAATGGTGGGGGAACTACTAATCCTGGAAGTGGTACTTTTGGACAAGGTAACGCTGGCGGTACTGCTGCATTTTGTACTGGTGGTGGTGGAGGTGCTGGTGGAGTTGGTGGAAATGCAAACGGTTCAGTAATCGGTGGAACTGGTGGAATTGGTGCAACATCTGCCTTAATTAACGCAATGGGTTCTGCTACATCAACAGGTCAATTATCGGGTGGTAATTATTATTACGCAGGTGGTGGAGCAGGTTGGTATAACACTCCAGCGCCAGGTCTTGGTGGTGGTGGAGAACAAAATACAAACGCTCCAGCAAATATGGGCGGTGGCGGTGGCGGTTATAAAGCCAGCGGCGGCTCCGGTATCATAATTGTTAGATACGCGATTTAATAGACCTATTAACAAGGGAGAAGACATGGCAAAGGTAACACCTATCAAGGACAAAAAGGTAACGCAGTGCTTCAGCTATGAGGTCACTATGCTTATCCATATCATTGCGGACGACGAGATCACCGCAAAGAAGCAATTGGACGAAAAGGGCGGAATCGTCACTCGACGTGACGTCAAGCTCGTCAACGCAGATGTGGTCTACGGGGAAGGTAACCTAGACCCGAAGTAGTAAACAAGTACCTGTGATATTATTGGACTAACGCCGTAACCAAGGAGATATATAACAATGGCACACTTTGCAGAAATTGACGGAGACAACCTCGTAACACGTGTTCTTGTTGTCCCAGACGAGCAGGAAAACCGCGGAAATGATTACCTAGCTGCCGACCTCGGTCTTGGTGGCACATGGGTTCAGACATCTTACAACGCGCGTATTCGCAAGAACTACGCAGGAATTGGATACACATTTGATTCCGGCCGCGATGCTTTTATTCCACCTAAGCCTTTTGCGTCTTGGGTCTTGAACGAAGAGACATGCAACTGGGACGCACCTGTTGCTCGTCCAGAAGATGACAAGATGTACACATGGGATGAAGCTACAACATCTTGGGTTCAGGTAACAGCATAATGTCAGATACACCAACAAAGATCGTAGTTGATTGCTCAACAGGCGAACAACAGATCCTTGAACTTACAGCAGCTGAAATCGCTCAGCGTGACCAAGATGCAGCAGATGCTGCAGCTCGTCGCGAAGAGGAAGAAGCTGCAGCCGCGGCACTCGCAGCTCTGAAGGCTTCAGCTAAGGCTAAGCTTGTTGCAGGAACACCTTTGACAGAAGAAGAAGCTGCTACACTAGTTATCTAGTTTAAGCGTCTTTTGGCGGAAGTATGTCCAGCTTGTCATAGACGGCTGTTGCCGCCTCCCAGATTGTTTCGCTGTGCACGAACGCATGTATGTCACATAGAAAGATTATCTTGTTTTTAATCTCAGCCTTCACCGCAGCAAAGGACGGGCAGAGATCACAGACGTCACTAGGAACTATCGGAGAGATGACTCCATAGGTCAAGGGCATGACTTTATAATATCGTGAACCAGAGCGGACGACCGGGTTTGAACCGGCGACCTGAACCTTGGCAAGGTTCCGCGCTACCAACTGCGCTACGTCCGCGTTGTACTATCTGTTTACTATAACCTTTTCCCAATCAGAGTTACAATCATAGCAGGTATCATCACCGTCGATGGTAAGCTGGTCTGACACAACTCCGTAGGCTTTACCCTTGCAGTTAGGACAAAAGAACGTGAATTGAACTGTCACTCTTCATCCTCTACAATCAACTCATCGTGCGGGACGTAAACAATACAGGGGAGTCTTTTATCTCCAAGAACTGGTTGCCATTCCTGCGTTGGGTAGTACATATCTTCATATAGCTCTTTTACAAGCGTTGACCAGCTATATTTCCAAGATCCATCTGAGCCAACCATGCCCCAGCCCTTTGGATCTTTTTGCCAGGCGCTTCCGTTTCTAGCGACGACTACCGAGCCAATTGGAGGCTCCTTCATTTTCTTCATAACCGCTCTGCACGTCTCCAGTGTAGATATGATTTAACATATACCGCGGAGTAAGCGGTGGCTGCAAAGATAAATCCGTATTGATCTGTCGCAAGAGCGTACACAATCCAGATACACTCGTTAGTTAAAAGAACAAGCCAACCCCATATAGTCTTGCGACCTACAAAGTATATCCCTGTCACACCTATCACCGCAAGTACCCAGGACCACATCAATTAAGTTCCTTCCCGTCATCTGTAGCTCCGCAAATAGAGCAGGTAACCTGTCCGTCTAAATCTTGCACGAAGTCGTGCTTGTGCGTCATTAGATCCTTCTTAACCTGTTCATCAAGAGAGGATGGCACCCTTCTGAATACGTGACAAAAAAGTCTGGTCGGGGCGCTCATTTATACTTCTTTTTACTTCGTGTTGATATCTCTATAAGGGCAAAAGGTATGAGAAAGCTGGCAAGGTGTAGTTGCATCAGGGCTACAAGTTTTGCATACCTTAACTGCCGGGGACCAGTACTGCGTCGCATTAGTGGGCACTTTATCTGTGTAAGAAATGGTAATTATGTATCTTTTGCCAGATATTACTGGATTTACCCCGTGTAGGTACGGTGTTGGGAAATAAATAAGTTCATACTTTTCTGGTCTGTAAGTGTATCCACCATCGATTTCTGGGAAAGATAGTTCTCCGCCTTCGTACTCATCATTTAGATATATGACTGTGCTTATCGTCTCAGACTCATCTTCAACGTCTCTATGAACTTTCATGAAGGCGCCCTCTTCGTACAGCCCTACTAAGTTTTCTGCTACGTAAAGTTCTTCTTGATCAATAAATTTATTAGAATACTTTTTTACAAAATCAATCAAGACAGGGTTATCAGAGTTGTATAGTCTAAAAGTGCCGTCTCCTCTTTCGTTATTTAGTTGATCTTTTAATTTTAACTCTTCCATCAAGTTAATCAATGCTTGAGCGTCCGACGGTTCAACATAGTTTTTTATTGATTTTATTTGCTCTTTATCCATAAGCTTTGTCATTTGCATGACGAACAGTAGAAGGGAACGCGAAGGTTATCTTTGTTGGTGGTGACAACAATGCAGCACTTAGAACACTTTGCGTGGATAAGATCCTTGCTATTAAACTTGCTTAACTTAAAAACAGTCGACCCCGTGTAATAAACCTTAGTCGCATACCACGTAACAAGCATGGCGAAAATTGTAGTTAGCATAATTACTTCTTGCCTTCCTGCACGCGCATAGCGTGACGCTGAACGGCGTAATAGAGAGGAGCGGATGATGAAAGACCTAGCGCCTTAGAGACGGTAGCAAGGGAGATGCCCGCGTGGTACGCATCATGCAACTCTTGATGGTAATCCTCGGTTGACGTATCACGTGCCTTTAGAATGGACTCAAGTGACTTAGCGATGGTCTCCTCGGTCGCGCGTGAACGGTTTTTACGAGCTACAGGGGGAATGGCCGAGGTGAAAACTCTCCGCCGCAGGCCGGAATAGGCAACACCTAACTTCTCTGAGAGAGCAACGAGGGATCCACCCTTAGAGTAGTATTCCTTAATTAGCTCTGTGTACTTGGCGGATGCCCTGTGGGCAGGGGTTGCCTGTCCGCGAAGTCCGTAGGCCTTCTTTGCAAGCTCAAGGTGAGGCGCAATTTTAGCCGCGTACTTTTCGGTAATCTCTTCAAACTGTTTGCTCATTGTGGGTTTCCTGATTCTGTCATCACTCGGACTGCGGGTATACTCCATAGGTTGGATTTAATAATTGTCTGCATTGCATCATGCACCGCGATTGACGCCTTTTTCATATTAGCGTTATCGGGGTCGGGGATAGTAAGATCATACTCAAAGGACGCAACGATTCCACGGTAGTCATCATTTGGCTCGACGTTAATGGTCTTTGTCTTGATATCTACAAAGGGAAGAAGAGAGGTAGCCTCTACAGCATTGTTAAATGCTTTCTCGGCAATATCTTCATCAACGTTGACTACGTATACAACAAGTCTTTTCATCTATAATCTCTCCTCGTTATTGATTAACGAGTTAAATTATATACAGGAAACGCGTATTTATTATAATTTTAAAGAAGAGGATTATCCCTCTGTATCTTCATCATCCTTAGGATTACGAAGAGGGTAGGTAGCTATCCAAAACGCAGAGGTAGCAATGATTGCATATCCTGTAATGGTCTTTGCAGATCCATCAAGCACAAGCCAAGCTACGAACATGCCAAGGAGAGTCCATGCTTGGTCTACAATGTCGCGGAAGAGATCTTTCATTATTTTTGCTCCTTAAGTTGCATATTCTATATTATTTTCTTGGGGTTCTATTGGTTGTACGACGTCGGCCAATCTTCTTTCCTTTGCCATCTCCTGATGATCCACCTCCACCACCTCCCCCTCCAGAGGAGCCACCGCTAGATGATGAGCCGCCGCGTGAAGCAGAGCCTGCTGCAGATGTTGCTGCACCTGCCGCTGCTTGAATTGCAGCTCCTGCGGCAACAACAGTTGCCACAACCGCTTCCTTAGACTGCTTACGTTCTTCATCAGACATATCCGCGCCTAGATTAGAAAGCGCTGTAAGAACCTGTCCAGGGTCTGTTAAGGCCGCCGCAAGGAGTTGCCCTGGGTCTGCTAACACTTCAAACGCTGCCTGAACTTCAGCAACGATAACTACTCCGTTTGCAAGTTCAACCGGTGTATCAGGAGGTAAATCTTTGTAGTCAATTCCAGAAGCTGCCATCGCGGACGCAGGAATTGCATCACCGTTGTTTGTAAATGCAGCAACAAGAACTCCTGCAACCGCAGTTTTCTCTGACGCAGATAGTTCTCCTCCTCCAGAGATTTGAGCTACAACATCTCTAATCTCCGCGACAGAAACTTTTCCATCAGCCGCAAGTGATTCTCCAACAGCCCTTGCTTCACTCGCAGAAACTCTGCCATCTGCAAGAGCTTCTACCGTGCTTTCATGAGCAGATGGTATAGGATCTGGCTTAGGTTCTTTCACAGGAGGTTCTAATGGTGTTGGTGGTTCGACGGGTTCTGGCTCTGGTGTTGGCGGTTCCACTGGTTGTGGTGGTTGTTCCGGCTCTGTTGGTGGCTGTGGTTTTGGGTCTACTGGGGTATCTGGGTCGACTGGTGTTTCAGGCTTTGGAATTGGCGGTGCAGGGACTTCAGGTGTTGGCGCAGGTATCTCCTCGGTCGGAGGAGTAGGTGGCTCTACAGGAGCTTGAGCTACTGGTTCAGGAGTTGGAGCTGGGGGTTCTGGTGCTTGAGGAGCGTTTACAGACGCTGCTGCTGCTGCTGCTGCTTGTGCAGCGTTAGCCGCTGCTTGTTGAGCAGCAAGTTGCTCCGCTAAAACTCTTGCAGCTTCAACTGCAGACTGTATGGCAGCTGCCTGCGTAACAACTACTTGAGCCGCCGTGATAGCAGTAGGTGCGGCAACAACAACATCAACTGCAGATGAAACTGCAGCAAGTGATTCAGTCTTAGTAGTTAACGTCGTAGTTGCAGTTTGCAAAGCTGCAACCGTATTTGAAGAGACTATCGTGATAGGAGCGAGAGCTGCTACCGCAGAAGTAGTAGTGGCATTTTGAGCAACAATCGCTGTAACCTGTGTGTTAAGCGCTGCGATCTGCGCGTTGGCTGTGTTGATAGCCGCTTGAATAGTAGCGGTGCTTGAGTCTGGAGTTGGCGTAAATGCAGCTCCTTGACTGATTGTTCCATTAAATCCAGGTCCCGAGTTTGTGTCCGCTATAGCGGTAACTGCTCCGCCGGTAGTTTCTCGCATGTTAAACCTTGCGCCATTCGGAATTAGACCGGTAACGTTTACATCCGCTGCCCATGCGCCGTCTTGTGGATTAACGTCCGCGTTAAATCTAATCTGTGTCATCTGAGTATCGGCAGTTCTTAGAGGAAAGACGCGAACGTCCCACGCGATAGATAGGGTATTAGTTGTTGTCGAGTAGGTAACTCCGGATCCGTTACTCCACGTCGTCCAGTCATATCCCGCGATAGAAATTGAAGGTGCGTTAGGAGTGGAGTAATAATTTTGTCCTTCGTTGACACCAAAGGTAATCGTTGCGTTAGAACCAACATAAACATTTGTGTAAACGGTGTTTCCCATGCGTAGGTTAAACGGTAGGTTCATGCGAACCCCTGCATCGTCTGTATTTGCTAAAACGTTTGTAGACGTTCCGATGGTTGCAGCCAATGCGTTAACTGCGTCCTGCGCTGTGTTGATTGCGACGTTAGCCTGAGTTAACTGAGTCTGCGCCTCTGTTCGTGCAGGAGCTATAGCAGCTACCGCTGTTGTTGCAGCTGCGATGGACGCAGTTGCGGATTCAATTGCGGTGGACGCTGTTTGAATTGCAGTGGACGCTGTCGCCGCCCGGGCAGTCTCTGTTGCAATCGCGGTAACAACCGCGGAGGTTGTCGCTAAAGGCTCTGCCGCTATAGTGTTGGCAGCCGCTATAACTGTTGCAGTTGCGCTTTCTACAACCGCTGTTGCGTTTGTAATCGCAGTCTGCGCGGTAGTGATCTCGGGTGTAGACGCGGTAATAGTCACGGGTATCGCCGCGATAGCGGTAGCAACCTGTGTTACGGCAGCTGTAACGGTAGCAGCTGTCGCAGTTGCTGTATCGGTAACCGTTGAGGTATTTGCAACTGCTGCAACCGCTGTGACCGCGGTGGAGACGGCGGTGGTTGCGGTGGCAACCGCGGTGTTAGAGGCAGTGACTAATGGCTGTGCGATAGCGACGGTAGCGGCAGCGGTATCGGACGCAGCCGCTGCCTGGGTAACTTCAGTTGTGGCGGTAGCCAGTGCGGTGTTGACCGCCTGCTGTGCAGGGCTAACAACTACCTGCTCAGACGGTGCAGGAACCGTATCCTCGGCGTACGCCAAGGATTGTCCTAATAGATATAGTGTAGCGCTTAGAAGAAGGGTAGCAAAAAATCTATAAGATATGTTGCTCTTCCTGTGTTGCTTATGTGTCTCGTGCTCTCCCCCACGGTGAGCTTTACGGGGCACTTTTTTCCTTAGTCTAGTTGTTTATTGCTTCTATCTGATGGGTGAGCTTTCTTGTCAAGTTCCTGCCAGGTAATATTGGATATTCTGTCTGAGAGGAGTACAACCTCGTTAAGAAGATCCTGTGCCTGGATAGCTAGGTCTGCGCGAAGCTCTATAGAACCTGGGTCCTCTAGCTCTAAGAGTAGGGTACGGATTGTGTAGGTACATGCCTGCATACGGTTCATCGCCTGGTAGTGCGCGGTCGAATTGCCGATAATCATAGGAGGATTTTAACGTGAAATCTTCACCGCGAGCAAGAATAAGAGGACGAAAAGAGAGAAGAGAGTGAACGAGAATTATTAAAGAAATGGTTGAGAATGGTTGAATATGAGTTGGAGTTGCAGAAGGGTGAAAAGTAGATACTAAGTGAAAGTGATAGAGCTGGAGATACAAAAGTGCTTAGTAAGGCTCCAGGTCGATACTAAGTGAAAGTAGTGGTTCGAAAAGTTGATTGCTGCTTAGTATCTTAAATAATCCTAATAATCTGAATATTATAATACTTAAATAGTTAACTATATTTAGTTTACGTGTAGGGAGTTCTCCCTAGGGGCTTTAGTTTTTATAGTCAAGAATTAAAGAATTAAGATTTTAAGTTGATTTTGGTTGTACTTTGGTTGGCTATCATGATAAGGTTTTTTATACAAACGATAGGAGAGACAAAGTGTTACTAAAAACTGATTGGGTTGCAATTGTAATTGCTACATTTGGTGTAGCCATAGTTGCATACTACGGCTGGTCAGCAAGAAAAGAAAATCCAGTGATGAGGAAGATCCTCTACTCACTGCTTGTCCTTATAACTATCCTGTGGGCACTATGCATCTACATGGTGCTTGAAGTCAATGGATAAAGGAAAACCGATGATTGATGATGATGCCCTAAAGGCAATGGGATTATCCTTCGAGGAAGTTGCGGCGGCAGATAAGAAGCTGGTTGCAAAAACTAAGAGCGGTGGTCGAGATCGACGGGTCTGCGTTTGTGGTCACGCCATGACCAAGCACACGGTCTACTCTGGAATGGTTGACTGCAAGCCAAGTGCTCTGCGTTGTCCCTGCAAGAAACCTAGAGCTGTCCTTGAGGTAGACGATACTCGTGTGTTCCTTCGTAAGACTGAAGGTGCAGGAGCAATGCATGCCTTAGCTCGTGGAATGTACTCGAGCATTCAAGCAGGTAAGTCCGTCAAGTGGATTATTGAGCTTGCCTGCGATAGGTGCGGTGAAAAGGCCACGAACGTTATTCCTGTCCCCGTGACTCAATCTGGATATGGTGCAGATGAAGCAACTGGCTTTGACGCTCTGTTGTGTCCTACATGTAGAACGGTGGTGTGATGTGGCTAAGAAGAAAAAGAAGGATCTCCCTGCGTATGTTCTTATCGAGATGCCAGAGTGGAAAAGTAGAGTACTTAATTATATGCTGATGGTTCTTAATATCCCTGGCCAAGCCTGGGTGATTGCTATTGAGGATACGGGATTTACGTATGACGGTGAGTCCTTCACGGACGAAGAGACCGGATTGACAATTAACAAGATTAGCAAGAAGGTGGCAAATGGCGCTAAGCTCACACTATGAAAGAAAGCTAGGTAAGACGGGTAACCGTTGGTTTCATTGTGGTTACTCACATAGACGTCTTGCGCTCGGGATAGCCATTAGCCCAAACAACTTTGATCTTGATTTGATCTTTGTCTGGGTGGGCTTTGAGTGGTGATGAAAGAGTTACCGATTGTCAAGGCTGATGTACTTCACTATGACGTCCTGATTGCGACGCCAGCATTCTCGTTCGTGCCAGAGTACGTGACGAGTCTCGTTGCCACTACCAGAATGCTCAACGAGAAGGGAATCTCATACCACCTGCTTCATAAGTCTGGTTCATTTATCCCAAGTACTCGTGAACAGGTTGCGACAGATTCCTATGGACATAACTGGAAGACCAACGAGATTGGCGGTGGAAAGTACACCTACAAGAAGATCTTTTGGATTGATTCGGATATCGAGTGGACGCCGGAAGATTTTTTACGTATCTATGATTCAGAGATGGACGTGGTCAGCGGGTTGTACCAAACCAACCCAAACGGTACAGTAGCGGTTAATCTATCAGATCCACAAGGACGCCCAACACTTGTCAACAAATCTGACTTCCTTCTCCATTGGGAGCCAGTGGAGGTTGGCGGTGTAGGTTTCGGTTTCGTTGCGATGAAGCATGGAGTCTTTGAAAGTATGAAGAGACCCTGGTTCAAGATCCGCGAGGTCTTCTGGGAAGAGAACGGTTTTGCGGTGAACATGGGAGAAGACTACTCCTGGTGTGAAGGCGCTAAGGAAGCCGGATATAAGATTTGGGTAGACCCCACCGTTAAGCTGAAACATCATAAACAAGTGGTGTACGTCGTTGAGTAAAGAGCTAAGGAATGAAGAGTGGACTAGTATCCGAGAGGTTATTCCACTTGAAGGTTCCTGTGGATTTTGTCGGACCGACACCCATGACTCATGCCCACATGAAATCGCGTGGTACGACAAGTTATGGATCTGCGGTTGTGACTGTAACAAGGGATGGAAGCCAGTTAACATAGTTGTGAGTAAGAAAACAAAGGAGACAAAATGAATAGCGATTTTGTAAATGAATTATATAAGGATTTGATTACTGCCCTAGCCCACCCTGGGTATCGTCAGCAGGATCTGTACCTTGTACTAAATAAAAAGCTACAAGCATTAGAAGACAAACAGGTTAAAGAACTTACCAAGATGATTAAGCATTGGGAGGCTGAAGTCCCAGATGACACGACCCTTTACACCTTGGGACTAAGACAGGCGATTGACGTGATTCAAGGAAACGGGCCGCTTTAAAGAAGCAGTTTACCCGTACATTCATATTCTGTTTCTACACAAAGCAGAAGCGAGGTAGTCTCTCTCCTCTTTCCTCCTCAACCTCTCCAACCTGATGTAGAATTTCTCCTAGAGTCAACCCTGACTCATAAGGAGAAAACATGACTAACGAACTAAAAGCAATGGCAGCCTCATGGGCTCGTTCATTCCTAGCCGCAGGAATCGCGGTTTATATGGCAGGAGTAACAAACCCAGCGGATATCGCAAAGGCTGGTCTTGCTGCGATCCTTCCTGTTGTACTTCGCTACCTAAATCCTAATGACGCAGCATTTGGAAGAACGAAGTAACTAACTTCTAACTCCAAAAAAGAACGAGGCAGACTCCGTGATTAGCCCTCTCCCCAGGTCGCGGAGTCTGTCTCCTTTTTAAGACGTATGTACAATTGAACAATGACGACAGCGAATCTCTTTCCGGTCTCCGATGAGGACGATGACAATGATGCAACCCCCATCATTGAAGATCCTACGAACATCCGACCGGATCTTGGAGCCTTGGGCATCCTAGAACATTCCCGCGGCGTGTGCGAGGACACGTACGAAAACCGCAGCATCCTGCGCTCCTCACAGATGGGCTGGGATACGGTCTACGCCACGAACGGTGTTCCGACCGGTCTCATCCAGGCGCGGTCAAAGGACATGGTCACACAACGCCGGATTCTTTCACTAGCTGAGAAACGTCCGATCCTGGTAGATCCTAAGAACATGAACAGCGATTATCTAACCGGCCTGGATCTAGTTGCGGAATCGGCGTCCGATCACATAGTTCCTCCCTGGGTTATCGGCGCGACACGGATGTGGATTAACGAGCAGGACAACCCGATTGCCACCGAGAAGCGTAAGCCGACCGCTCTCCCTCATCGGTGCCGGCAGGTCAAGGACGACGCAATCCGCTGCATGCTTTGGAGCAGCGGGCGTCTCAAGGACGATGGACTATGCCGTGTTCACCTACGGCATGTCAAGAAGAATCCAAGCGACGACATAGAGCGGGCACGCAAGAAATTAGTTCAGGCTGCTCCCTATGCGGTAGACGTTCTAGAGGATCTCATGAACTCCGCGGTTTCAGAGCCGGTAAGATTAAAAGCATCTACGGAGATTTTAGATCGCGCGGGAGTAAGAGGCGGTATAGAGTTAGACGGTAACATCAACGTCACGGACGGCAGGTCCGCGGCAGATATTATTTCAGAGCGGCTTGGGCGTTTAGCATCTGGCGCCATTAACACGGCGGCCCAGCTTGCGACGGCAGGCGTAGACGTACACGACGCAGAGGAAATTCCCCAAACAAACGACGGCCAGGACAAAGAGGATACAACGGATGCGGAACCCAACGAATGAACTTGACGGCACTAGAGGATATCTTACACTTTGCGCGCGAACACGCGGCCTGCATGATGAGCGACCTGGAGCTGGCGGCAACCCGCGAGGAACACGTACGCTTGACGGCTCGCACCAACGAGGCAGAGAACTTAGTAACGCACTTGGAGAGTCTACATCTTGAAATCCTTACCGCCAAGTAATGTAATAACTCAAGCTGAGGCCTGGCTAGGCTTTACCGCCAACCCTAACGGACGGACTCCCTTTGGAGAACGTTCCGGATATGACGGGACGTTGTGGGCAGGCGCGTTCATTGACCTTGTCTTCCATGAGGCGGGCGTGACCATACCTAGCTGCGTTTATCCACCCAGCGGCATGGCGGAGTTTAACAAGCAAGGACGGTTGAAGCAAAGACCGCGGCTTGGCGACGTTGTGTTCTTCGTATTCCCAACGGGCGAGACATTTGGCGTTTCACATGTAGGCCTGGTAGCTGACGTTAGCCGTTGGAACACGGACGGGCTCGTCGGAACAATCGAGGGCCAGATAAACAGCGGCCTGCCTAAGGCTGACGTTCACGTAATGGGTGTGTACCGGCGTGTCAGGTCTAAACATGAGATCATCGGTTTTGGAAAACCAAATTACCGGCCTGTGAGTAAAAAAGCCCCAACGGGCCAGCGGGCAGGCTTGCAGCTATCCAGCATCCGCCCAGGGCGACGTAACCAGTCAATCGGGCTTGTCCAGCTTGCGCTCTCAAAAGTGACAGGAGGCCTGGGACGATTTACGCCGGATATGTATGACGGGTTGACCAAGCACGCATATGCCAGATGGCAGCGCCAGATCGGGTACGCAAACGACAGGGCGACAGGAATCGCCGACGAGCGTAGCTTAAGACTTCTTGGTGAGATCACCGGCGTCTTCCAGCTTGATGCCTAGGGCATCCCACTTCTTGGTAGGACTCTCACTCAGTACAGCTCGGCTCCAGCTCGGCTCTAGCTAGCTTGCTTCTTAGTAAAGTAAAAGAAGTGGAGCTCAAAAAATAATCGGCCCAGCCTGTGGTCCATTTTGCACTTATCTTGATATAATTAAGTTGTAGGAAAAAATGACGAAAGGAATTATTAGATGCCACAGTTAAAACACCTGGCTAGATTTACAACTCCTGTAAATCTAAATTCACTAAATTCAAACGACAAAAAGGACACTCCCATCAATACATACACTCCCGTATTAAGCAGCGCCCGTAAATCAATCCTGCAGGCGTTAACTGAATCATCGCAGCCTTTAAGTATTATTGAAATCGCAGAGGCGGCATCGCGCATTGCAAATCGACCATATGGCGAAATGCAGGTTCGCACCGAAGTTAAGGCTCTCATCTCCGGAAACCTAGTCTCATCTCGAAAAGAGACTAAGCACGAACAAGGTGTTCGCGCTGATGGCGGGCGAGCTCCTAATATTCTTGCTACTCTCTACTGGGCTCCTGCGGGCGTGGTTCCAGCTCGTACGGTTGCTGAAGCAGTACCAGGGCTGAGACTTTACTCTCAAACAGGAGTCATAGCTCGTAGGGTATATAAGTACTCAACAAAGGCTGCGTCTAAATCTAAGCGTCGGTTTACTGAGGTCGAGCTTGTCGACGTGACACCGGTGCCAACGAACTCAAATGCGGTAGTCGATTACCTCATCGAGAAGATGGTTGCGGAGCGTACCGCCGAGATCCAGTCACAGCTGGATGCGGCCAACGCCAAGCTCGACAAACTTCAGGAGCTTTTTAAGTCAGCTCTCTAATATCCGTTTATTGTTCACCCCATGGTGAACGTACACTTATATGTAGTTGAGAATACTGACCAGGCTCACAGAGCCGAGTCTCTTGATCTCATGGACTTTGACGCAGACGACCTCGCCTGCGAGAACTGTGACGTAGCCATTGGCTTCGTGAACAGCCGCTTTGTCTCCTGTGTCATCGTTGAGGCTGAGAACGACTCCTGGATTGTTTGCGATTCATGCGCCGGTGGTGTGTTACTTACAGAGTAGAACCTGATATAATAGTGCCAACGCCGGAAACCTGGCGCCAACGACAAAATGACGAAAGGGAAGTAACCACATGGTTAGCACCGTAATCACAGAGACTAAAGTCTCTACAGTAACAAAGGTTACCAACAAGGTAGACCTAACATCAAAAGCTGCAGCAGCCGAAAAAGCATTGGCAGCATTCACATTCGCAAAGGATGCGATTAAGGCGTACGAAGAAAAGAAAGCTGAAGCAGAGTTACTGCTACGCGAACTTTTAGGTGACGCGGATACCGCAGTCATTGGTGGGGTAGAGCGATTCAAGCTTGCACACTCAACCAATTCCAAAATCGACCGCAAGGTCCTACAGGAACTTTTCCCAGAAGCCTTTGAGGCAACCCTGGTAAAGACACCCTACACATTCATTAAAACTCTCTAAGAGTTAACGAAGCCCCTGGCCTAACAGCCAGGGGTTTCCTATTTTACTTTTAATTATGTACCTGATATAATTAACTCATAACGATGAAGGGGCGGCCGCTGGCCAAACTAAAGACTCGAAACCTGCAGGGGTCCGAAACAATACGGCGCCTTCATCGTTACTAATTTTAATGACGGAAGGATGCGCAATGACAGTTCCAAAGAAGCTCTATCATGCAGCGCCCGAGTGCGCACTAGGTAGCATTAACGCTGACGGGCTCAAGTCTGCTTTTGGTGAGATCTATGCGGCCGAGACTCCAGGCGACGCTCTTCAGTTTATGTGGTTCCGCCTGCTTGACCATGTCCACAGGACTCCTGAATCTTTCGGCGTTGAGGCGCATGATTCGATTCATGTCTGGGAAATCAAGACCTCTAAGACTGACGTAGGACTCTGGGAACCAGGTACCGACCACAGTGCGGCATTCTTTAATAACGCAACGAGCTGGGTGTATATCTCAAAGGAAATTCCTCGTGCGGCGCTTGAGCTCCCAAAGGTTTATGTTCGCGAGCTATTTGCAGAGCTTTATTCCTCTACAGTGGAGTCAACCTGATATAATTAACTTATAACAATAAATGACGGAAGGAAATAAAATGAAAATACAACTTTCAGACATACAAACATTAGAACATCTTCGCGAGTATATCGAGGAACGCCTCACTGGTTCTACTGTCTTGCTTGATGGCGATGAGGTAATCATCCGCACTGGAATGGGCATCGACCTTGGAAACTATCTCTACCCTCTCCATGAAGGTTGTGACGTGTGCGAAGCCAAACCTGGCGAGCCTCACTGTAGTTGTGGCAATTGCGATTGTTCAGTTTAACATCTACCTGATATAATAGTACTATAACCACCCAAAACGACGAAAGGACAGAAAATGGCAGACAAGGATAAGGTGATTGGAAAAGCTCTCTACTTAGAGCTTCGCACTCCAACCAATCAAACCTATCAGATGCTTCTTACCCCAGATGGCATCTCCTCAAATGGTCGCGCAGTACCTTCAACATTGTACCGCCGCCAAATCTCAAAGCAAAAGCCACGCCGTGCATGGAAGACCTACAGTCTACCGGCACTACCCATCAACTCGTTCGGAGCCTACGAGACTCAGTCAAACGATGATGCGGTCCAAGGAGCAGAGTTGCGCTTAAACTATATGGCGACTACGCTGTCTCAACTTAACTCATACAGTTATAGACTATACAAGAGCCCCATCATTGTAGAAGTTGCCCAGGAAGATCTAGAGTCTATTAGACTCTCAAAGACTCCTTACAAAATTTTAGGTCGCATTACGAGAGTTCGACGCACCCTTGGGTTCGGCGAGTTAATCGTAGAGTAACCCACCCACCCAAACGACGAAAGGATACACAAATGTCTACAGCAATTATGGACGCGATTGAAACATTCGCACCCGGAGCTAACCTAGGCTCTACACTTCTTACATCACTTATGCAGACAACTCACCCAGAGTCTTCTGCAACTCTCGACTCACTAGTTCTCGCTCAGGGTAAAGTAAACGCACGACCAACACCCAAAGCAAAGGTAGTCCCTGTGGTATCAGCAGATGCACTCGTAGGCGATTCAGTCTACACTCGTCCAAATGGCGAGCAGTACCATGCACGTAAGTGGGGAGAGCATGATGACGTCATGGTTCTTCGCAAGGCGCGTATGGATCAACAGTTTATTCTTCTCTACGGAGCTCCAGGTTGCGGCAAAACCGCACTCGTTGAAGCTGCCTATGAAAAGCTATACACAATCATGGGTACAGGTGACACTGAACTCGCTGACTTCATTGGTGGATACGTACAAACTCCAACCGGTGGATTCATGTGGGAAGACGGTCCGCTTGTAAAAGCTGCCGAAGAAGGTGTGCCATTGCTCATCGACGAAGTTGGCTTGATTGATCCTAAGGTTCTTTCAGGAGTCTACGGACTTATGGATGGACGTAAGGAACTAACAATTACTGCAAACCCAGAGCGTGGAACTGTAAAAGCAAAAGATGGGTTCTATGTCATCGCTGCTACTAACCCAAACGCTCCTGGAGTTCGCTTATCCGAAGCTCTTCTATCTCGATTCGTTGTGCAATCTGAGATGACTACAGACTGGGGTCTTGCTAAAAAGCTTGGCGCCTCTGCACAGATCGTTACAGTTGCACAAAACATCAATCGTCGCCAGGCATCTGGTGAATGTGGTTGGTGTCCACAAATGCGTGAGTTGCTCGCATTCCGCGACATCTCAAAATCGTTCGGCACTAAGTTCGCTATCGCGAACCTGATTGCCTGTGCGCCTGAGCTCGACCGCCCCGTCGTTGCGGACGTGCTCACTAGGGTGTACGGCGAAGAGTGCCGACCAGCCAAGATTTAATTCCCCTTGGCGCAGTAAAGGAAGGTCCTGGGTATGGGTGCCTGGGACCTTCTTTACCTGATATAATAGTACTAACAAAATGACGGAAGGAAAATCATGGCACATATAAAGGTTTCTAAAACCCGCGCGGAACAGACTCCGCCGGAATGGCTAAAGGTCGGAGCTCAACTCGGCGAGCTAGTCAACACCTGGGCAGGACGCTCAGACATCGTTGCCTACGTTGGCCCAGGCGCTGGGCAATCTGCACCAGCCTGCTTCAACCCACCAATGGCTGAGGTCGAGGTAAACGTCTCTGTTGCCTTCGGTCCAACAGTAACTCCTGAGAATATAGGAGACGTCCGCGAGCGCGGAACACAATTCGATTATCCACGAGCATCCGGTGCGATCTTTCATGAGGCACTACACGCTCGTTACTCTCGCTACGATTTATTCAAAGCCCACGAGGATCTTTCAAAGAATGAACTTCAGGCACTTACTATTCTTGAGGAGACTCGCATTGAAGCTTTCGGTATAGAAAACTTCCCAGCTAACCGAGTGTTCCTTCGCGCGTGCGCGATGGACATCATCCTTGATGACGTTCGTGAATATCTAGAGAAGAGCACCACTACTCGTGCTATGGCGCAGTTAGCTGCTCTCGTATGTGCTCGTGTTGATGCAGGTTCACTAGATAACGAAGATGCTCTAGACGTTCAAGAGCTTGTCGCTGAGTACTTTGGTGATACTCGCTATTCACAACTTCGTGACATCTGGCTTCGATTCCAAAAGTATGAAGGGCACACAAACGCTCTGCCACTTTACGAACTTGCCCGCGAATGGGAAAAGCTTATCTCTGAAGTTTCTAAAGAGAACAGTGATGAAGAGGAAGACAATCCTGTCACTGCTGCTATGGCAGGTATCATCGCAGAGATTATTGAAGCCCTTGAAGAAGCAGCGGAAGATATTGCAATTGCAATTGGCGACGAAGCCCAGGAACAAGAGCAGAAGGAAGACTGGAATGACGTTGTTGATCTTCGTGGCAAGGCCGCAAAACAACAAAGAGATCATGAAAAGATTTCAGATGAAGTCTTCAACAAGTCTACTGCTGAGCTAGGAAGCTCTGGTAGCTACTCACGCATCAAGGAGACTCGTGCACCATCTGGTCCAGAGCGTGCGGCTGCGGTGAAAATCGCAAACATGCTTGAGCGTGCAAAGTATCGTGAGCGCGATGAAAAGGAAGTAACTTCGATTCTTCCTCCAGGGCGTCTACGTTCTCGTGCGATGGTTCAAGAAGCTGCGTACAAAGCTCGTGGTTCAATGATGCATGCAGAGCCATGGAAGCGTACAGTGCGTAAGCATACTGATGACCCAACACTTAACGTTGGAGTTATGGTTGACATCTCTGGTTCAATGGCAGACGCAATGCAGCCAATGGCAGTTACCGCCTGGGCAATGTCCGAGGCAGTGCGACGCGTTCAAGGACGTTGCGCAATGGTCTACTATGGTTCAGGTGTATTCCCTACTCTAAAGCCAGGGCAGCATCTTCCTGAGGTAAATGTCTATACAGCTCCTGATGCAACTGAAAAGTTCGATAAGGCGTTCAAGGCACTCGATGGTTCTCTAAATCTTCTCAATGGAACTGGCGCTCGTCTACTCGTGGTTGTTAGCGATGGTTGCTATACACCAGATGAGATAGAGAATGCTAAGAAGTGGGTTCGCGAATGTGAGAAGTCAGGGGTCGCAATCATGTGGCTTCCTTTCACACAAGAATATCAACTAGAATATGTCCGTAGCATAGTTAAGGGAACATCAGTTGCCCTATTACAAGATGTGAAAGACCCAGCAGACGCTGCACTCCAAATCGGAAAAGCTGCGGCAGACGCTCTAACAAAGATTGGCGCACGTAATGCTGCGTAACAAGCTCCGGTGTGGGTAGACCTTCCGTCAGATTACTCTACCTGCATCGGTTATTTTTAACCAACCAACTAACAAAGACGAAAAGAGAAAAAGATGAAAACAAAAGTACTACTGATTGCGGCAGCCTTAGGTCTGTCATTGCTAATAACACCGGCGCATGCGGCAGGAGACAAAACTCTTGTCATCATCGACTCCGGTATCAACACGCAACTACCTTGGGCTAAGGCCGCGGTAGTTGAGGAAGCTTGCTTCATCGAGTTCGGCAACTGCCCAAACATGCTACCAAGTATGGTCGGTCCCGGAGCTGCATCTTTAGACCCAAAGCTCGTAGTCGACAAGGCCATGAGCCACGGAACGCAGATGGCTTCGGTTGCGGTAGCTGCTAATCCAAATGTAAAGATCGTGTTCATCCGCATCGTCGGCATGAGCGCTAAAGGATACGCAACTACTTATACAACTAAAGCTGTCACACTTGCACTTGATTGGGTTGCGGCAAACGCTGACAGACTCAATGTCGGCGCGGTATCCGTATCAATCGGTCGTGTCTACAAGGAAGCAGCGTGTCCTGTATCGTCGGATCCAAAGCTTCAACCACTTATCGTTCAGCTTGCTGCAAAGAATATCCCAACGGTTATTTCTTCAGGCAACAACTCTGACCAAAAGAAAGTTAACTATCCGGCATGTATCCCTCAGGCAATCGCCGTAGGAGCAACGGATACCCCGTACTCCATGAAGGAAGTCACCGGTTGGGTCTACCCAATCATGTTGATCTCTAACTCCGGGCCAGACCTTGACCTGTATGCCCTTGGAAGGGCCGCCACAACCGACGTCCAGGGAAACACGACAGTTACCCTAGGTACCTCGAATGCTACCGTACTTGTGGCCACCAGACTGGCTCAAAGCCTATCTGATTGTTCTACCCTAGATACGGTCATGGGCAAGGTCAACGCGTCCCTACAAAACGCCTACCGAACTCTTACCAATTTCGAACTAAAGTTCTACCAAACCTGATATAATAGTACTACGCGCAGCCAGCGGATATGAAACTGTAGGCGAGAGTCTACCAGACTTTCTTCCGCTGGTTGCCCATCTAAACGACGAAAGGATAGACATGAGTACCACCACAGTTAAGTGCGCTCACGTTGAGTGGACCCACGAGTATGATGATGACTCTATTCTTGGAGATTCATATTGGTGTGCCGATTGCGGCGAGCTTATGCAGGTAGGATAATGAACAACATTTACGTTGCCCATGAGGGCATGGATACATTCTTTACGATGTCCGACACCGGATACATCTTCTCAGCTGCTGACGCGGTTGGTGAGATTAACGATAGCCTTGAGAACGGTTATTGCCGCGATGCCTGCGAGCAGATCGGTTATGAGATTACTCCAGGTCTTGCCCAGATGTTCTACGAACTAGCCAAAAGCTACTGGGAGTTTGAAAACAACAAAAAGTAATTCCGGAAGGTGTTGTACTTTATAATAGATACATGTTATAATAGTACTATAACAACGACGGAAGGATTCAAATGAACACCTGGCTTATTGAAACTCAAAGCCGCTCCCTTGAGGCTGCGGTCAACACAGGGTCCGAATGGACCTTAGCTGAAGCTCGCGAACTTGAGACTATGAAAGCCTCTGGCAAGTCTATAAAGGAGATAGCAAAAGTTTTAGGACGCTCTTACTACTCAGTCTCAACAAAGCTTATTAACATTGGTGCGACAAGTCACCACAGACACTCAAACAAACCACTAACCCCAGCTCCGGTAGTCTGCGGTAACTGTTTCACAATACCATCAAAGTCCGGGGTTTGCCTCTGCTGAGGCACCCTGTACTTCTTCCCCACTACCTGATATAATTAAACCAACACAACGACGGAAGGATACACAATGAGTTACCCAGCAGATCACGTACTATACAGCTACACAATGACAGTCGAAGATTTTCTTGACCACGCGAACTACATGCGTGACACCGACGAGTACACCGCTGAATCTTTTACTGCAGCTCAACTCGACAAGTTACACGACTTACTTAATGACGCGGTGACAGATGCGGTTCAAGAATTTATTGAAGAGATCGAGTAAACTATGAAAACAGCATTGCGAATTAACACGGACTTCACCACAGAGATCTTAGATCTTGAGGTGGACAGTCTCGAACAACTCCAGGGAGCAGTCGGTGGCTTGGTTCAAGCAGCTGACCTGCACGACAACCTAACACTATGGTGCAACGAAGAGGGCAAGCTTATTAACGGCATGCAACCAAATATCATCGGCACGCACATGTGGGAGAAAAGCTTCGGCATGACGGACATCATTATGGGTGACATCGTGTTCACCGGTGGAACGGACGATGAAGGTGACAACCTGCCTTTGCCGTATCCTTGGCAGTTACAGCTCGAGGAACTTGCGGAGAAGCTTCGTAGAGCATACGAAGCAGAGACTAAGTTCTTCTCATGAGTAAAAATGCATCTGCCGGCATCTGGGAGATCCGTGATGTTCATACGGGCGAACGTATCTCAAAGTTTAGGGCGCGCAAGCGCGCGGACGTTGACCGGATGCTGCAGATGGCTTCAGTTGGGTTGAAACGCCCATTGGCTGACTTCGAGGCAGTATACCTAACAGATTGGGAATAACCTGATATAATTCAACTATAACTAAATAAAAGGATTGGACTAACCAAGCCTGAAGGCGTACGGGTTCCACATGGTGGAGTACTCCCAATAAGCTAGTAAGGTGCGGAAAGGGTAGCAACTGTATGTCATAAGACCTCTGCATTGCTTAGTGTTATTCGTAGAGACTCTACCAAGAGTAAAGCAAGGTGCTTAGTTAGGCTAAAGCTTTTGAGGTCGGCCCAAAGAGTTGAGGGAGAGACGCCTGTCCAGTAGTTGTGGGACCAGTTTTCATTCGACATGGGCTGGTCCCACTCTTATTTTACTTTATGGAAGAAAACCTGATATAATTAACCTTACAACGACGGAAGGATTACTAATGGCTAAGTTTACATTTCGCTTCGATGAGGTAGCAATGAACCAGGTTTGGTTTGATGCCGACAACGAAGAGCAGGCTAAGGCTTTGATGCAACAGGTAATGGACGAAGAGATTGACGTCAGCGACCTGCCCAATGCCGAAGAAAGAAATAGAGGAATCGCCTTATCATTCGATTGCTCTGTCCTTGAATCTTCCTGATTATCCTGATATAATTAACCCAACGACGAAAGGACACATCATGTCAAGCAACTATCCACCAGGAGTTTCTGGATTTGAACCTCAAATTGCCGGGTCAAACGAAAGTGAAAGCGTTCAAGAACTCGATTGCGGCAACGATACATGTGACGCATGCTACGAAGTTCCTAGCATAGAAGAGTACTCGCACGGCGAGATAACTTGGACTGCTGAGTGGGTGTGCAACAAGTGCGGTGAGGAAAACTCCCGCGAAGGTTGGTATGACCCAAACGACAACTTCTAAACCAAGTATTATCTAACTACGAGCTAGGGAGAAGACGTGGAGTCCACCATTACCGAAGAAGTAGTAGAAGAGACAACCCAGGAGTCTTACAGTTGGGTTCCTTGTGATTCATGCCAGACAGCTCAGGCAATCTGGAAAGTCGTCGGCCAAAGCGGAGAGCTATTCTTCTGCGGTCATCACAAAAACAAGATGGAAGCTGGGCTCACAGGCTGGGCAAAAGAATTCATCGAAATAGTGTACTTCGACAAGTAAACATGTTATAATAGTACTATCAACGACGAAAGGACAAGAAAATGCATGACATTAAAAATGGCACATCCCTACAAGGGTATGTCACTACCACGATGCGAGATCTCATCTCAGCATTTGATGAACCAACTTTTTATTACCCAGGAGATAAAGTTACTGTTGAATGGGTCCACACTTTTTCAGATGGTTCAGTTGCAACAATCTACGATTGGAAGCGCTACGACTTAGGCGCACCTGACATGGATGAAGTTATGGAGTACAACATCGGTGGATTCAACCGAGATGTAGTTGAACTTGTCAAGAAGGCTGTACTTTTAACAACAGATAAGATATAATTAACTCACCAACGACGGAAGGATAAACCATGAACATCGACATTAAAGATCTTACAGATAAAGACATTGAACTTATTATCCGTGCACTTGGCAAGGAAAAGAAATTCTGCCAGGACTCAGGATTCCATCATCTTGCTCACTGCGTGTCAGATCTTCAAGCACGCATCAAGAATCAATTGCCGGTGGTTGTGTGAGTGACGAACTAACTCTCTGTGACTTCTGCGCCTACTACGTAGAGGAACATGAAAACGTTTTTGCGGATACTGCAAAGTGGTATGCAATGATGAAAAAAGTATCAGAGGATCTTCCCTATGAGTACCACGAGGTACTTGAACAGATTCTTACTGACTGGAGAACACATGCTCTCCCAACCTGCGACCCACTAGCAATAGACTAAGGATTACAAATGAAAAAACGACCTAGAGTTAAAAAGCAAGTATCTGTTAACCAGCATCAAACAATGCCGGCAGTTACTACGCTTGCCCTTAACTTGACAACTGATAAGGACCTACGCGCGGCGTACGTTAAAGCTCTTCGGTTAAAAGGCTGGACCCTCGAGTCAATTGCCTTTGCACTTGATCTTACTCGTGAGCGTATTCGCCAAATTCAGCTAATGGCGTCTCCTGCTAACATTGTCTATATTCTTTCTAATCCCGGTGAGTTCCCTGTGCCTGAGCTAGAGACTAGAGAAATTGAAGTCCCAGGAGATCCAGAGTATGTTGAACCTTCACCTGAAACATTAGCTCGTCTACTTGAGCTTCAACCTCTTGCGCAGAAAGTTCGCTATGACCATTCTACGTATCGTAAGGAAGCTGAGGAATACTCTGCACTCGTGTGGCATGTATATTCAGTTGAGGGTGTAACCTTGTATCGACTCGCAAAATGTCTTGGCGTGACACACGGAGCTCTTAGATTCCGTCTTGCGCGTTACGGATACCTAACTCCAAAAACAGGTAAAAGTAAATGCTACTCGCCAATCAAACAAACGAATCGTGCGGTAGCCCAATGAGTTCACTATATGATTTGGTAAATGTTTTTAATGAGCAAGGTGAGTGGCTAGGTGAATTCATCAATGAAGAAGTTGCTAAGGACTGGCTCAAGAAAAAAGGAGTAGATGTTAGCAAGTATGAGATTTCAAAAAGACGACCAGAGATAAAGAGGAACCGATGAATGCTGATAAGCTAGAAATCGTAGATATGGACACTCACCGAAATGGCATTGGTGGGATGCCTTTCACCGTGGCGCTTGTAGATGACCCTGAACAGTCAGACACAAAGCTCATCATCATGTTCGAGGCTGAGGGTCATACCGCAGTCCTCTCATTAAATAAGCTCATGGAGGAAGACATCTCGTTCGCATCCAATTCCTGGCGCGGTGACCAATATGAACACGCCCTTCGCCCGGAGATGTGGCCGGATGAAGATGTTACCGACGAGTAAGGTATACTTCCCTAGATCTTCCTGATATAATAGTACTATCATCGGAAACGGTGAAAACGACAAAACGACGGAAGGATCCAAAATGCAAAAGAAATGGTGTCTCCTAAAATCCAGCGATGGTCAACGTGGAGCAAACGGAAAGCGTAAGATCTACGAGGTAACTGTAGATGGTCCAGTAGTTCGCACTAGCTGGGGAATGGCAGAAAAGCCAGTCCGCCAGAATGAGATAAAGAACTATCGTGACGAGTTCTATGCACGTCAAATGGCATTCATGAAGGTTCAAGAAAAACTAAACAAAGGTTACGAATTAGCTTACGCCGTATAAATTAAACTTCTGTAACGTACTCCAATCCGCTACAGAACGACCTGGGCAAGTCACTAAACTACCCACCTAACAATGTCGAAAGGACATCATGATAGTAGCAACCTTACATAAAAGCAAAGCCCCTAACGCTGCATGGCTAGTTGAGGTCAAGGACCTTGCAAGTGGTGAAACACGCCGTGGAGCTTTCAAATCTCTTGGACCTGCCAAAAAAGAGGCAGTCCTCTACGCTAGTTCTTTCTTAGACACTGAGCGTAAACGTCTACCTTGGGTAGAAGATCTAGCTCAAGCTGAGCAAGGTATCGGTTATTTCCGTGCAGAGGTTGATGCATAATGACTTGGATTAACCAATTAGCTGAGCAGACAAGGGCTGTGGAAGAACTATCTACGTCTCCTTGCCAGTGCTTAATTTATCATCCTAAGGCTTCTTCCAACGAGTGGAAGAGAGTCTACAAGGACTGGACTGATACAGGTAAGACCAGTATGCAGATGTCTGCTCAGTTATTTGGGTATTGCCCTGACCAAGCAGCTATTGTACTTTCCTGACAAAACCTGATATAATAGTACTATAACTGCGACGGAAGGAATAACATGAATATCGAAGATCTTGTATCTCAGATTGAGTCAGGAACATTTGATTCTGGCTTAGTCAAAATCAAGGATGCGGTAGATTCACGCCTAAAGGCGTCTCGTGTCTCACGCACAATTGCGGATTATCACATCGGTGACACGGTGGTCTTCAATGATCTAACTGGGACTCGCTACATGGTTGGCCGCAAGGCAACTGTGACAGGGATGAAACAGAAGAAGGTTGTTGTAAGACTGGAGACACCCGTTGGAAGATTCGAAAAAATTAACCCAATTACGGGTAAATCAGAATCAGCAGATATTGTTGTTCCTGTGGCTATAATTGATCTCGTAAAGTAAGACGTAGTCCAGGCGCTTAGGATACAGTTTTCCTAGCGCCTGGATAGGCGTTTTACCTGGAGAGGAATTCCGTGACTACACTTGTAGCAATTCAAGGTGACGGCTGGTCCGTCATTGGTTGTGATTCGCGTTCGTCTGACGAAAGTGGTCGCTACCTAGAAATGGCTACGCATAAAGTCGTAGAGAATAACGGTATTTTAATTGCAGGGTCTGGTGCGGGACGCGGCTCAAACATACTTCAATTTGGTTGGAGAGCTCCTCGTCCGAAAGCTGGACAGGACCTTGATGTATTCATGACGAAAACATTTATTCCGTCTATGCGTAAGGTTTTCGTCGAGTCTGGCTACGACATGAAGGCTGACGGTGAAGCTGCGGCTCACGACTCAGAGTTCATTGTCTCAGTGTACGGAGTTCTGTATCCGATTTACGAAGACTACTCTTGGGACAGAGAAGAACGAAACGTGTATCACTCAGGTAGTGGTTCGGATCTAGCTCTCGGTGTTCTTGAAGCTCTTAACTATCAAAAGTGTAAGACCGCAAAGGAAGCTGAGAAGATTGTTTACCGTGCAGTAGAAATTGCTATCAAGCATGACATCTACTCCGGTGGCAACATCCACACGTTTATACAAGAAGAGTAAGTTACTAGCAGGTAACTTATCCTGATATAATAGTACCATTAAATGACAAAATGACAAAAGGAGAAACACAATGGCAAAGCTCATTGAAACAAACGAAGGATATGCACCAGCACATCAGTTAGACAGCTGGGACTTTCCATTGCACAGCGAGATCTTGCCTGGTTTATGGGTAGGCGGAACTGATGACCTGGACACAATTGAAGAGTCAGCAGTATTAGACGCGCCTAAACAAATCACAAAGAAAGATTTCGATGCGGTAGTAACTTTATACGCATGGGCAAATCCAGTTGACTGGATGGTTGAGGAACTACGCTTTGGTTTTTATGATTCAGACGTAGACCATATTGACTCAGAGTCTCTAGCTACAGCTGTCTCATTTGCGCATAGCAAGTGGAAGGCTGGTAAGAAGGTTTTAATTCGTTGTCAAGCTGGGCTTAACCGCTCTGGTTTAACTGCGGCTCTTGTTCTTATCAAAGCTGGTTATACTCCTGATGAAGCTATCACGCTTCTTCGTACTAAGCGAACCTCATATGTTTTATGTAACGGTGAGTTTGAAGCGTATGTTCGAACGTTGGACAAAGCAAGTGAGTAAGCTACACGTCGCATACGACGATATCTATCTTGATTGGCAGCTAGGAAATGGTGACGGTAGTCACCCAACTAATCCAATTCGTGCTAAGCTTGCGGTAGAGCTTCTTAAAGACTTAGAACCAGTAATGGTTAAGCCATCAGCGTCTGAATCAGACAGAGACTTGTTAAATCATGTTCACTCTGATGAATACATTTCTAAGGTTTTAGATAAAGGTCACTGCGGTGAATGGTATCCTGACCAGCTACATCTTGGAGCCGTTGCTCTTGAGATGGCTGCGGGGACTATTCGCATGTATGAAAAGATTCTTTCAGGAGAAGCTCAGGTAGCCTTCAATCCGCAAGGAGCTAAGCATCATGCGCAGTATGACCATAGCTCTGGTTTTTGTGTATTCAACGACATGGCGTTAGTTGCTAAGTTATTTATGGCTGCAGGGCTTAAGCCTATGTACATTGATTGGGATGCGCATCATGGTGACGGCGTTGAGAATATCCTGCGCCCGTATCGAAATCTAGTTACGGCAAGTATCCACCAAGGTGGAATCTTCCCGGGAACTGGTCTTAAGAACGAGCCAGAAAATGGAGTATACAACTGGGCATTAGCTAACGGAGATGGTGACGTAGAATTTCTGGATGCGATGCAAGAGATCGAGCTGCTTGCGGATGATATTCAGCCAGATGTTATTCTTCTAGCTACCGGAGCTGACGCACATCATTCAGATCCATTGTCTGGTCTTAACTTTGATTATCCTGGGTATCGAGCTGCTGCTCGCATCATTGCGGACATCGCTAACAAGCATGCAAGAGGCAGAGTACTTATTGGAGGAGCCGGTGGTTATCAACCTTTCGACCACACACCAAAGGTGTGGGCAACTGTAGTATCAGAAATATATTCAGATATTAGCAACGTACCCGTATAACTTTTCCTTTTATAAGGTACCATAGTACATATGGGAAAGAGTCTAGCACAAATCATTGCGGCAATGTCTGATGAAGAAAAGGCAGAGGTTCTAGCAGGTCTAGATCCAGACGCTCTTCAATGGGACTGGAGTTTCTGGGGACGTCCTGAACAACAGCGTCCTCAAGGTGATGACTGGAACATATGGATGTACCTCGCAGGACGCGGTGCTGGTAAAACTCGTACGGCTTCAGAGTGGGTAAGAGAAGAAGCTAAATACACAAACACCGGTCAACGCCGTTTTGCATTGGTAGCTCGTACAGCTGCTGACGTACGAGACGTTATCGTTGAAGGTGAATCAGGTATTATCAATGTAACGCCTCCTAGTGAGCGTCCGTTGTACGAACCGTCAAAGCGAAGACTGACTTGGCCTAACGGCAATACGGCAACATGCTTTACTGCCGATGAGCCAGATTCTCTTCGTGGTCCTCAATTCACGCATGCTTGGGGAGACGAGGTTGCCGCTTGGCGTCAGACTCCAGATGGAGCTGGGCTTACCGCATTTGAAAACTTACGTATTGGTACTCGTCTTGGTCAAAATCCTAAAATTATGATTACAACAACGCCGAAGCGCGTGCCGTTGCTATATGATCTTTTACGTGAGGCCGATACAAATCCCGGCAAGGTTATTATTACTAAAGGTTCAACCATGGACAACAGCGGAAACCTTTCTGCGGCCTACATGGAAGGAATTCTTGGAGTGTACGAAGGAACTCGTCTAGCTGCGCAGGAACTTTACGGCGAGATGCTTTCAGACGTTGAGGGAGCACTCTGGACAGTAGAACTTATCGATAATACACGCGAACTTGTTATGCCACAAGGCGCACCGCTTCGTTGCATCGGTGTTGATCCATCGGTAGCTGAAAATCCAAGAGATGAATGCGGCATAGTTGTTGTAGCTGCAACGGCCGATAGAGATCTTTACAAACGTCAGAGCTGGGTACTTGAGGATGCTTCAATCTTAGGCTCACCGGATGTGTGGGCAAACAAGGTAGTAGCCATGGCGCGTAAGTGGGGTTGCCCCGTTATCGCGGAGGTAAACCAAGGCGGTGCGCTTGTTCGCAACGCCATCAACACGATTGACCCAACGGTTAAGGTACTTGAGGTTCACTCCAAATACGGCAAGGCCCTTCGAGCCGAGCCAATCACGCTAGCTTACGAGCAGAACCGCGTGCACCACATAGGGTACCTAGCGGACCTCGAGTCCCAGATGACCTCGTGGATTCCAGGCGAAGGCAAATCACCTGACCGCGTCGATGCGCTGGTCCATGCCCTTACCGCTCTACTCATTAAACCACCAGCCGGATTCGTAGGCGGAAAGATTACGGCTAAGTCTCCAGCTGGCCGAAAGATCCCTGGTCTGAGAAACACCTTCCGCGTTAGGTAGTTTCATTATCCTGATCTACCTGTTATAATTAACCTGTACGCCAAACGACGAAAGGAACAGAAAATGGTATGTATGTACTGTTGGGGAAAGAAACCGCGAGGAGCAAAAAAGAATCCTTGCAAGCACTGTAACCGAAAGGACGCAAAATGAAAATCAGCACATTCCGTGGACATAAATACCGCCGATATACGGTAGCTCTACGTCTCCTAGCTTTAGCTTGGATTCCGTATGCCGCTCAATCTTTCTTTATCTATCCAAGTCTCATCGCATTTCTAGCATCTGCGTTCTTGATTGCAGCTGGCTCAGGACCTCTTTGGTTCTTCTCACTTCGCACAGAGCTTATCGCAAAGGAAGAGTTCTCTAACCTTCGCCTAAAGCGCAAGAGCCCAACAACGCTTCTAGGTGTGGTTGGTCCAAAGGGTGACAAGTAATGTTAGGCAAGCCCGTCAAGCGCACAGCTGACACGTACGAAATCTGTTCCAAATGTGGACACTACATCTACGAGTCACAGCCGTTTGACCAGATGCCAAAGGTAGGTAAGTCGGTTCTTCGTCTTGCCCCGTTTCACATTAACCATTCAGACTGTTCAGCCTCGATTCTCCGTGGTGAACCTCGCGTTCAGTGGGGGTCCAGTGAGAAATAGGGTTAATAGTTTACAAGATACCGAATAAGGATTAGGATCTAGCTATGACACAGGGAACCGTCCAGCGAGACAAGATATACGTCTACGACAACTGCCAGCAATGCGGAGAACAAAACGTTCTCGTCTACGAGTGTGGTGAACAACTACTCTGTGCAGAGCACTACAGGGACAAAGCAAGAACTGTAAAAAGGGTTACGCCGTGTGATAAATGTGGAGCGGGAAACGCAGTCCGAGATCCATCACATCGCAGAAACGAATACCTGTGTTGGTCATGCCACCAGGAAAATGGATTTGCGGTTGATAGCTCTATTGTCAAGCGGGCAATCGTTTCGCTGGTCAATAACTTTACTCAAGGAACTAAAATTAAATGTGACGCAGCTGGTTACGGCACAGACTGCGATAACAACATAAAACCACGTGGACCGTGGAATGGACGTTCCCTTTGCGACAAGCATGGGAAGATCCCGCCAAAGCCTGTAAAGAGCAAGAAATCTTGAGCAGTACCATACGCTCAATTAAATGCATAATCATACAGTGTGATTACGTACATACGAGAGGAAAACAATGACAACAGCAACAGTTACACCAAACCAAGCAGCCGCGCTCTATAGCGCAGGGAAGTCTGTAGACGAAGTAGCTAAAGAGCTATCAATCACATACGGTAAGGCTCGTAAGCTCATCGCGGACTCGGGGACTCCTATTCGCAATACCTCCGATAGACTCAAGGGTAAAACCCGTAAGGTCAAGTAATCCATGGATAGACTAATGCTTACACTGCAGAGCCTAATTTGGCCTGCTGTTATATCAGCTGTCCTTTCCATCCTGTCCATACTCACTGCGCTTCTAACCCCGGATAAAGGCGTCCTTGCCTTAGCCCTAGGGTTATCTGCGATTGCCTGGGCTGGGCTAGCTCAGACCGTATAGCAAAAAAGTAGCGGGTAACGGGCACCTACGGGTGCCTGTTTCTCTTTCTATGTGGTATTATTAACACCAGGCAAACAGCCTACTACGGAGAGACGAAAGGACTAACAATGTTATCCCTTTTTATCTCCGGCCCTATGCAAGCGGTAGAGGACAAGCGCGAGCTTGAGAAGCATAGCGGTAGCAAGAAGCTCATTGGAAACTCAATGGGTTGTCCCATCCCCGACCTAAGGAGGCGAACTAGCGTTGCAAAAACTCACAATACGTGGAATAGCAATGTCGACCGTAGCCTATATTACGGCACTAACAATTGGTGTATTCTCGCTCACTATGGTGAGCAGCTACGCCGACGACATCAATACAAAAGAACTAATGGTTACCGCGCCTGTCGTGGTAGACCCACTAGTTAAATATAAGAACGCGGTAGAGCTAACAAGCCAAGAGCTTGTAGAGCTGCTTGCGGCTGTTGGCTTTGAGGGCAAGGCTCTCAAGACTGCATGGGCAGTTGCCATGCGTGAGTCACGTGGACATCCCACTTCTCACAACGTGAACGCCAGCACTGGCGACAATTCATACGGCCTATTCCAAATCAACATGATCGGTAGTCTAGGCGTAGACCGTCTAGCTAAGTTTCAGGACAGGGTAGGCATCACTAAACATGCTGATCTACTTGACCCTGTAGCAAACGCTAAGGCTGCTTACTACATGACTGCTGGAGGTAAGGACTGGGGTTCATGGGGCTTAGGTCCTAATGCCTACGATGGATCTGCGGCAGAGCCTGCGGTGACCTTGTGGATAACCCAATACCCTAAGTCATAATCACAAGATAGGAATATAGTATTCACATGACTGAAGAAACAAACATCGAACCTGCGGGCGACATCGATGACACAGAAGATATTGCTGTGGCTGAAGATGAAGCTGTAGAAGTAGTTGAGGAAGAAGTGCAAGCTCCTGACGTAGAGCCTGAGCAAGTAATTGCTGATGAGCCTATGCCTGAGCCTATGCCTGAACCTGTAGCTATTGAAGAGACTAAGGTTACATATCAGCCAAGTCAAGCAGTCAGTGGAGAAGACGTCGACGACGTACTCCTTGCTAACTGTATCTACAAAAATGTCTATGCACGCAAGTCATTGACAGTACATCATCTACAACGTCGACTCATCGAACTTGGTTACAAGGACGCTGACGCTGACAAGGATGGTTGGTTAGGCGATGAGACTGTAGCTTCAATCAAGGAGTTCCAGGCTGACAAAGGAATGGACGTCACAGGCTCTGTAGACGCTGATACCTTTATTAAGATCTTTGAAGGGGACGTACACGTACGCGTAGTACTCTAGATCTTCTTCACAAAAGGAAGACCAATACTTATAACGAGTATTGGTCTTTCTTACTTTCACAAGGCAAACTAAAAAAAGCTTGGAGACAACTCGCGGACTGCCCACACCTATACGTAACCCTTTCTCACCTCCAAGCCATTTTAACCAAAAGGTACTGTTTCTGCTTCGTTTGTACACATTACTATAAGCGCAGTTTGTACACATTCGTCTTCAAAGATGATACATTATTCTCATGGCGCATACACCCGATCTCCCAAAGAGCGAAGCTGAATTCCTAGCCTCCCTCTCTAAGGAGCAACTCTGGCGTCGTGTAAAAGATCTGAACGATGCAGGCTGGACCCTTCAGTCCATTGCGGACGCATTCTCGCCACCGCGTCGTCGCTCAACGATTCGCAGTTGGGTTATCAAGGATACGCCTGAGTTCGAGTTTATCACCGCGACCCCTACCCCGCCTCAGCCCAAGGCAAAGTCTAGACGTAAACGTCCAAGGTCTCCAGGAATCCCGCTCCACGAGCAGTTGCACATCGCGCGCCTGTCACCCGTTGCTCGGCGCTTCCGCGCAAGGACAAATCCTTCATCCGTTTCTTTCACCGCGAATCAGGAGCTTACTAGCATCGCAGGACTTCTCTACAACAAAGGTGTTACCGTGTCTGAGTTAGCTCGTGCTTCAGGAGTTACCTATCGTGCGATGAAACGTAGAGTAGATAAGGCACTTACACAATGAAGGTTCTTCATGATTTCTTCCCTGCAACCATAGTTGCGGTTGCGCCTGGTATCGTCCAGGACTTTATGACGGTGACGACAAACCGCGAGGACGTGCCTAGCGGCAACAAGTATTTCGAGCGTGTTCGCGTCGTGATTCTTGAGAACAACTTTAACGAGCAGATCATCATGATAGCGGCGGATCACCACGAAGGACCGCGCTTAATCTTTCGCGAGAAAATTTCACTTTTTAACTGGTCAGGAAGTAAGACACAGGATTCCCAGGCACTTATGGAGTCAGGGAAGATTATAGCGTTTCGTAAGACCCAAGGTTGCTCAACCTGCGGCAGCAGACTGCGATCTTGGAGCCCTTACATAACAATGGACTCAGTAAAGGACCCTACCGAATGAACTCAGTGATAGAAAAGATGTCTGTCTTGCACGTAATCATCCTTGCCTTATTCGTCTACCGATTGACACGGCTCATCGTCTTAGATGAAGTCCTAGCTCCAGTCCGTGACTGGATCTGGGACCGTAAGCCTCCGCGCTCTTCTCAAATCGGATATTTCTTTACATGCCCTTGGTGCGTCTCGATGTGGGTTGCGCTCCCGATTGTGTTCTCGTACGCTCTATTTCCAAGTATAACTATTCTAATTGGGTGTATATTTACCCTGTCCGCTATAGCAGGACTTATAACTGCGCGCCTGGATCAGTAATGATTCGACGCTCCGTTAGCCAACGACGAGGAGTAACACGTGGGACTATTCTCTAAGGATAATAGTAAGAAGCCTAAAGGCAACCCTGCCCGTACTCGTCGTATCACCGCACAGGCGCCTCGTAACACTCTGCCTGCGACAGTAGTTTTTGACGGCAAGACCTATGCCCAGGCACTTCCTTACTCTGCTCCTCGCTCTCTTACAGCCGCCGCAGTTCAGTTACAGATTAACGACAAGGGCGAAGTTGAGAAGTTTAAGCAACGCCGCTCCGGAGGATCCAGCGACTGGCAGTCCGAGGCATGGGAATACTACGACGCAATCGGAGAGATCAAGTACGCCTTTAATCTTGTTTCATCTGTAGTATCTCGTATCCGTTTATACGCAGGAGCTATTGATAACGCCGGAGAGAACCCTGTCTCTGTAAACATCAGCGAGGTAGTTGATACACGTCTCGCGGCCGCAGCTGAACGTGCCCTCGCGCGTCTAAGCTCCGCGTATGGCGGACAAGCTGGTCTTTTGAAGGATGCAGCTCTTAACTTATTAGTCAGTGGCGAGTGCTATCTTGTTCAATTCCCCGAGCGTAAGGGCTCAGGACTTAAGGAGTCCTGGGATATTCGCTCAACAGACGAGTTGCAGCTAGACTCTAAGAATTCATACGTTGTTATTCCACGCCGCGACATTATTGGAACGCAGTCTTCACGCTCCGGCGCAAACGGAGTTAAACTTCCTAACACAGCGTTTGTTGCTCGTATCTGGAGAGCTCACCCACGCTACTCAGACGAGGCTGATTCATCATTACGCGGTCTACTTGATCTTTGCTCAGAGCTACTTTTGCTCAACCGTACGTTCCGCGCGACAGCTCGCTCACGTCTAAACGCTGGCGCTCTCTATCTCCCAGACGGTCTCTCTGTTGCCGCGTCTCCAGATCCTGACTATCCGTATGATGACGAGAATGATCTCAATCCTGGCATGACCGCGGAGGAAGCAGCCGACGAGTTTGAAGATCAACTCATGGATGCGATGACGACTCCGATTCGTGACGAGGACTCGGCTTCAGCGGTTGTTCCACTTATTATTCGCGGACCTGCAGAGCTTGGCGACAAAATTAAGCAGTTTAAGTTTGAGCGCTCGTTTGACCCTGCACTTGCAGATCGCTCCGATAAGGTACTTGACCGTATCCTTCAAGGGCTTGATGTGCCTAAGGATATTATTACCGGTTTAGCAAACGTTAAGTACACTAACGCCCAGACTATCGATGATAACTTGTACAAGGCGCATATCGAGCCTCTCATGCTTCTTATCGCGGATTCTCTTACAGTTGCCTACCTACGACCTGCGCTCCTTGCTGCAGGCTTCGTAGAGGAGGACGTAGCCCGTGTATGCATCTGGTATGACCCAAGCGCAGTTTCAACACGTAACGACCGCGCGGCAGATGCTGACATGGGCTTTGACAAGATGGCAGTCTCCTATGACGCATGGCGTCGCGCTCACGGATTTGCAGCTACCGATGCGCCGGACGCGAATGAACTTGCAATTCGTCTTCTTGTAGAGAAGGGCGTTCTTTCACAAGAGCTTACCCAGGCCATGATTGGAGCTATCGCTCCAGAGATTATGAAGTCTGTGCGTGAAGCGCAACAGGCAGAGTCTGCCGCGCCAGTACCTCCAGAGATTCAACAGATTTTGGACAAAGCAACACCCGTTGCCCCTGCTCCAACTGCAACACCTGAACCACCACTACCACCGGCTCTACAAGAAGGAGCGTAGCAATGTACGAAAATCAAAACATAGACACTAATACCGACAGATCGGAGCTTAGCAGCTCGATTGCTGTAGTTCTAGGCAGCGTAGTAACTATGTACTTTAAGACGCACGGCCATCACTGGAACGTAAAGGGACGCGACTTTGCAGAGTTTCACGAGTTTTTCCAAGAGATCTACGAGGATCTCTACGAGTCTATCGATCCTACGGCAGAGCTTATGCTAAAGATGGGTCATGATGCTCCTTACAAGCTTCAAGACTTTATTGATCTTAACCAGACACAGGATATGGACGTTACAGACGACCCATTCTCCATGCTAGCAGATCTCTACGCAGCTAACGATGTAATGATTGCAGTTATCGGACAAGCCCTTGATCTTGCTGCTAAATACAACGAGCAGGGAGTTATCAACTTCCTCGCAGACCGTGATGACATGCACAAGAAGTGGCGTTGGCAGATTGGCGCATATTTAACACCTACAGATTCCGGTATGCCGGGAAAATCTGAAGCTGCTGAACTTTTAGACGCAGGAGACACTCCTGTTGTTGAGCAGCTTATGGACGACGCAGACGGCTGCCCACTTTGTGGACCAGCTGGCTGTGTATGTCCAGGATGTGACGGAGGAACATGTCTATGTGACTCCGGTTGTGTGTGTAATCAATGTCTGTCTGCAGACGAGTACGGACAGTATACCTCGCAGGATATGTATTTCTCTTTTCAAGAGCAGCGGGTTGAAGCTCTTCAAGCAGCAGGAGTTATCGTTGCCGAAGAGCAGGATCTTGCAGCAGCTCTACTAGAGATCGCGGACAAGTACGGAAAGTTTAACGAAGACGAGACAGGCATCTGGGCAGGGTACACTCCTGCGGCTGAAAACGAGTACAAGGAGATCGGTGTTAAGTGCGTCAACTGTGTCCTGTATGACGGTCCTGGCGTTTGCAAGATTATCGCACCTACTATTGAAGACGACGGCAAGTGCCGCTTTGCTGTTATCCCTGACGGTGTAGTTAACGTTGACGGAGCAGATAACGGTGACGGAGAAGTTATCGTTGCTGCAGGTGAAGGTGATGCATGCCCTGTCGCGACTCAGGATATTCAAGTTAACTTAAAGAATCGTCAAAACGCAATTGACAACGTGGGCTATGGCCCGTTGAATCCAAACGAGCCTAACGAAGAATTTTGGCAGGAAAAAGCAGACAAGTGGAAAACAACTCCTGAAGAGGCAAAGACTAGTCGCTGCGGTAACTGTGTCTTTTTTGTTCAAACACCTAAGATGCTCGACTGCATCGCACAAGGACTAGAACAAGGAGACTCAAGTCAAGTAGATGCTGATGCAGCTATCAAGCAAGCAGATCTTGGCTACTGCGAAGCACTAGATTTTAAGTGCGCCGCGACACGCACGTGTAACGCGTGGGCAGTCGGAGGTCCAATCACATCTGCAGGCTCACGCCCAGCTCCAAAGAAAGATCGTATTCACGGCTCAAAGAAAAATAAGCCAGGAAGCGCCGCAGGATCTAAGAAGATCGTTTTCTCTGCAAGAACTGAAGCAAGCCTTCGCGCTAAAGTAGAAACTCATAACAAGGGTGCGAAGCCTGGGCGTAAGGCAACCCTTCCAATGCTAAAGGCAGTTTACCGTAGAGGTTCAGGCGCGTTCTCGTCTAGCCACCGACCAGGTATGACTCGTGATGGTTGGGCAATGGCTCGCGTTAATGCGTTCCTCAAACTTCTCAAGTCTGGCTCTCCTGCAAATCCAAACTATAAGCAGGACAATGATCTATTGCCTAAGGCTCACCCTAAGTCTTCTCGCGCTGAGGCTTCAATAATGCAGCACGAACTTTTATCTATTGCGCTTAAGACTGCTGATGAATACGGCTCACCAGAGCACGCTATCCATGCGATGGCCGAGTACTCATCTCTAGGTTATGAGGCAATCCCTGCGCTACGCGGTGCGTGGCTACGAGGTGTAAGAGACGGGGATATCCCGTTTGAGCGAGCATACACCCTAGCGACAAAACTCTATGATTCTAAGGACGCGGATTTACTCCCAAAGAAGCGTAAGGGATAGGTATCATCTAGATGGATGCACCTCTAAACGACAAGATTGAGCGTATGCTCAAGCGCAAGGCAGCTCGTAAGAAAAAAGACAGTAACTTTTTACCTGTCTTCTCTTTGCATGAGCAAGTCTTATCTCTCGTCAAGGATGCAAACTCTAAGGTATCCGAGGAGCGTCATGTAACTCCGCGCGCCGCGCTTATCGTAATGAATCGTGCACTTGCAGATCTATCAACACTTGACGACGAGGCGCGCAACTTTGCGGTCCTCAAGGAGGTATCACGCTTCCTTAGTGTTGCAACAAAGACATTTACAGCCAGCGAGACAAGTAACACAGATTTGCTAGTCGCAGGCCACCCTCTATCTTCTCTTAACGCGTCGCTTTCTGCCGAGGAATTTCTTGCAAAGAACGCGCAGTGGATTGCAGCTGATACTTCCATCGACGAGTCTATTCGTCCACTAGTTGCCTCAGCTCACGGAGCAATGCCAGGGTCTATCGAGCGTGAACATGCGTTTGCTCGACTCAATGCAAACAAGACTCTTCTTGCGTCATACTTTAAGCTTGACAACCTTTCACCTATTATTGCAGCGTTTAGCAGCGGAAACTCGTCCGCGGCTCGTCGCGCACGCGTTGCTCTACAGTGGCGTGACAAGAAGGGCCGCTGGGTTGAAATGGGACGCGGTGTTAACTTCCGTTTCCGTTTGCCTGACGGCTCAATTCAAGTTGGCAGCGGAGACTATATCGGCGCCGGCGGAGATACTCGTATCGAGAATACGCCTAAAGGCCCGTCACTTGTTGCAGACTCAGGACTTATCGAAGTATCAGGAGTTCCTGGACTTCGACCAGGGCTTTATGTTATTAAAAGTGGTAACGCCCAGGTATACCAGGCACGTATTCCTGGACATGCGGCTCCAGAGAAACCTTCGTTTAAAGATCAACTCGACAAAAATATTCCTACGCTAGCGGAGCTTACTGCAACACGTAAAGACGCGCCAATCGGTTGGCACTATCAAAATGGGATGTATATATCAGACGATAACTACGCTGTCGTCATTGACCGCAGCGGGCGTCCACATTCTGTACTACGTCTAGACGCAAATGGGCGTCCAACCGGAGAAGCTATTGCGCGAGTTAGCAGCTGGGCAGAAGCTAACGCAGCTATGTCTAAGGACGAACCATCATTTGATAAGTATATTGCTGGCCAAGAAGCAAAAGCCACAGAAGGTCAACTTCCTCTTGGTAAAATTCCTGGCGCTACAGCTAAGGACGTTATTAACCCACAAGACATCCTTAAGATGCAAGAACAGCGCATGCAGGAGAACAAGGCAATTGACGCAGGCAAGCCTGCGCCTCAACCACTTGGAAATAAAGATCTTAACGGAAATGTAGTTCCTGACGGCTGGGTACGTGATCCAAATAACGACACACACTACTCTCGTGAACTTCCATTGCGCGACGGTGGAACTTATCCAGTTCTTGCGTATTTAACTGGAGACGGTAAATATATCGCCGGGCATGCATCTGGGTGGATCCCTGAGCCTGGAACAGACGGCCGTGGTGGCGCACAGAAGTTTGACTCATGGAGCCAGATTGAAACACAAGGTCTTCCAGGTCTAGTTGACTATCTCAATTCGACGTTTACCAAGGATAACCCAATTGAGTTTACTCCGTCTAAAGAGACTGTAAAAAGCAAGGCAGTAAAGAAAGTTGCAACTGTTCCTTCAAATAATAAGTCAAACGCAGAAAAAGTTGTTAATACCAGTGCGCCTACAGCCCCTGCGCTATTCCCAGACTTTACAGCGCCAAATGGAGCATTCAAACTTAATACTGCAAACTACGATGTTCAAGGACGCGTAGATGAAGCAAGCAGAGACTTTACAGACAACCCAAAGAAGCTAGCAACTAAGTTTACTCCGCAGGAACTTGTTCAGGCGTTGTCACAGGCGCTGCTGGGGAACTCTACAGATGCAGCCATAGCAGAAATTCTTAACGCAAACGTTGATAGCAATAACGATATGGTTGACCCTGCAGCTATTCCAAATAACGTTGACATTCCGCAGGTAAACGTTGGACAGCCTTCAGGTGCAGGCCAACTAGAGTTTAGCGCAGGTGCAGAGTATGTGCCTGCTGAGGCGCTGTTTAACGCTTTATGGGAAGCTGGATTAGACCCTAACCGCGTCATCGCAAACATCTATGACTCGGCTAACGGCAATAATGATAACCTTAATAAGATTATCGAGGCACAAGGCGGAAAGCCTTCAGCTGACGAGACACAGCTTGTTGATTCTATAATGCAGGAAATACGTCAACTTAAAGACGCAACTAAGCCTGGCGATAATCCTATTGCAAACCAAAAAGACGCTAATGCTAAACCTGAGCCTTTGCCAGGGAAGCTTATTGAAAATCTACCAATTGACTTCCAAAACCCAGACTATTACATTCCAGATCCAAATGCGTACGTGCCATCTCAGCCTACAGTCGATAACAATGGCTACACAGACAATCCGCAAATTCTTGCGCAGGATTATTACACTGCAGATCTTGTCGAGCAACTTATATCTGGAATCACCGACGGGTCAGGCGCTGCGCTTCTAGCATTTGACAACATCACCGTTGAAGTTCCAATTGAGTCAATGCGCGACGCACTTCAGTATCAAGGTGTTAATACAAATCAGATTCTTCTTGATCTTAAGAAAGAATCAAACAATATGGATACTACGTCTCCTTCTCCTTCGTCTTCTGAAAGTCCAACTCTTCAGGCGCATTCACAGATGATTAAAGATCTCATTGAACAAACTGGTAACACAGTTGATCCTGAGACAGCAAATAAGATTCGTGATGCAATAGACCAAAAAGGACTTCTTGACTGGTCTGAGGCAAACAAGTCGGAGATCATCGACGCAATTGCAGAAGTCGCCGGTCCTGCTATCCTTAACCCAGCGCCTACTCCCGCTGCTGAGCGTAGATTCCCTCCTACAACAGGAGAGCGTCAAGCTATAGAAACTCCAGTAGCTCCAGCGCCAGCTCAAGCGCCTACACCACAAGCTGGACCTCCTACAACAGGGCAGCGTCAAGCGCCAGAAGTAGCGCAACCTGTAGAGACAGTAAGTGTAGATTCTCCTGCAGCTAATAACCCAGCGCCTGTCTACCCGGGACCAGAAAATCGTGGGTATCACCCAGACAACACAGTTCTTGATATTGCAGGTAAGGTTATGGGCAAGGGAACACGTATTCGTGCTTCTCGTGATGGCCGCACTGGAACAGTTATCGCAGTTCAAAATATTGACTCACGCACAGGTGAACGTATTCCTTATGTTCGTGTGCGTTTTGACGACGGGTCAGTAGCAGTTCGCTCTGCACTTAAGGTACGAGCAACTGGAGATGCGCAGCAGGCAGTTCCTAATGAAGCTCAGCGACAGGCACCTACTCCTCCGCCAGTTCCAGATGTATCATCACGCCTTGACGCACCGGTTCTTAACCCTGGAGCAATTGCAACTGAAGGAAATATCCAAGGTGTTAACGATCTTGGAACTACTCCAGATCGTCTAAAAGAATTCACAAATCCCGATGCAAAACAAAGCGACTACTCTGTCTGGGGTCTGCGCGCGGGAGAAATTGCTAGGGCAGCTCAAGATCGTGTAACTCTTGAAAGTATTAAGCAGGCAGCTATTGATCATCAACTAGCTATCCTCGAGTTCCGTGCGGCTCCTGCAGCACAAAAAGAAGCGCTATCTTTAGAAGTCACTAAGAAAAAAGAGCAGCTTGACGCGATGATGAAGGATACCTACGGTGTTCGCGATGGCGTAACGTTTGGAAAGAATAACTACTCGCTAACATTTGGTGGATTTAATGTATTCTTAAGCGGAACAAAGGAAGAACTACAAGCTGGCAATCAGCCCGTGAGTCTTAGTATCGCAATGAATGTTTTAGACTCTAATGGCAGAAGCATCGGAACGATAAATAGAACAGTTAGTGGTAAATCAGCTGTAGATCCTAATACAGGAGCTAACAACTTCGAGTGGCAGGTAAAGAATAACTACCTAGCTATAAATAACGCTAAGGATAAAAAATCTGGATTTGCTACAGCGTATAACCGTTTTATGGAAGATTGGTATATCGCCAATGGAGTTAAGGAAATTCATGTGCAGGCTGCAGGTGGAGGAAGCTACCAAGGTGGATTTGTCTGGGCGCTAAACGGATTTAACTGGGAAACTCCTGCCAGTGCAGAGAGTGAAGTATTTACACGATTAAGACTGATGCGACGTGTAGCTACGGACAAAGGTGTAATTGCACAGATTGAACGTCTACAGGAAAAAGCAACAGCGGCTAAACTTCGTGACGGCGGATTAGATCTAAATAAGACGCCAACTCCTATGGAGCTTGCTCTTGTTGGTTGGTATCCAGGTGCAAAGACCTGGACCGGTAAAGATCTTATGGCAAGAAATGGCTGGATGGGCGTCAAGCGACTTGATCCTACAGTCAAGGAGCAAGTACAGTCAGTAAATTATGATCAGATTCGTGCAGCGCGTAAGCGTATAGAGGCAAAAGAAAATAAGCCTAACGTCGGTCGTGAATTTGTCATGACTGCAAACAGTAACGAGTTTGGCAATAAGAACTCAGAGCTTGGGCAGTACTTAGCTGAAATCAGAGACGTACTGCAAAACAATAGATCTCTAGCAGTTCTTTCTCCAGCTGCAAAGACAGCGCTTAATACATATGTTACAAAACAACTTTTAACTAAGGAAGGAAGAGATCTGCCAATGCAGGACATCTTCCAACTACGTAAGGCACTTCACGCCGAGGCTAAGGCAGACAACCCTCTACTTAATTCTACCGACTTTGGCGTAGGAACAGATCTTGCTAGTGCTACTATAGAAGACATCTCGCAAAATAAGGTTAAAGGCTTTGATATTAAACGTCTTGGCATGTATGAGTCAGGTTACAACGACACATGGCTTGCTACTCATGTTGCATCGGGACAACGCTTCTATGTCAAGAAGGATGATCTAGCAACTAACTATGATATTAGTGGACCTCTTTCCGAGATTGCCGCAACTAATATCGCGCGCGGTATTGGATTTGAAGGAGCATACAACACGCTAGTAAGCAGTGATAATCCTAATGTTCTTGTTATGCAGGAAGCTGGATCTACACTTCCTCTCGGCAGCGAGCCACGGGTTGCATCAAAGGTCTATGACGGCACGACCGGTACACTTGTAGCGCTTGATGGTAGCAAAGTAACATTTAACGGTGATAATTTTATTAACAAGATGCATACTCCTGAAGACGCTGCACGCGTAGTTCTTCTCGATCTGCTCATCAACAATCAAGATCGCCATAATGGAAACATCCTCTACGCACTTGACGGAGTCAATCCATCTCAAATTCGTATCTTCCCAATTGACCATTCATTATCTTCTTTTGCGTTAAAGCCAGGAGATAGAAACCAGTATCTATTTGACGCTATACTTGGTGAAGGCGACGGCAAGATTTATGATCTAACAATGCCTGCGCTTACTCGCGCTATGAAGGAAGAAGATTTGCTGGCATTGTTTAGAAATGAAGCAAATAACTTACGCGAAAGTCTTAAGGATGGAAACATTCAGCTGGCTGGAAAAGAGCTTGACATGGTTATTGCCCAGTGGGGAAGCTTAAATAACTACCGCGATGCAATCAATCAGCGTCTTGACGCAATGTTGAAGCCAAATGGCGCTGTTCATGCAAGATTCCTACGCATTCTTAAGCCATCTTTCTGGAACTAAGGAGACATAATGATAAAAGTAATTCGCGGGTATGACTCACAGGACAATTCACATATGTTCTCAATTATGGCTACAGATAAAGGATTTTCCTACATCTTTAGAGATGACAAGAATCCTATGTTTGATTCCGCTAAGCGCGTAGAGCTTCTCATGAGCAAGATAGACAAAGATCCAAAAACTTTAAAGATTGATGATTACCTAGCTATTGCAACTATCGGCTTATCTAACTTTTTCTTTTCTGCACCTATAGACGAAGCAAGCGAAAAGACTGCAATCTCAAGCGAAAAGCTTTCTATGCAGAGAGTATACGAAGATGAGCAAGGCCACGATATAGGGACAGGACTCGCCGTTGCGTCAGACGATATGGACCAAGTATTCCAAGACTATCCTGAACTTTACGAGCAGCTTTCAAGTGAAGATCCAGAGCAAGAAATCACAGCCTCTGGTATGATTGAACTAGTATTTGCTGCGCTTGGCTCGGTAGATCCAAATGGGCCTAATGCATGGCTGTTAGATTACATGGATGGTCAAACAGCAGACGGATTTGTAGGAGATATAGTGTTTGACGCTCAACCCGGAAATAACGAAACAGGGAAGAAGTAAAATGGATATCGTAGGTAAGAATGGTTCGCACGTTCTATTCTCTAACGAGAACAGCGGCGTTGTTATTGACGTTGAAGAAAACGTTGTAGTTGATTCTGGCCCACTGTCAGCCCTTATTGCTTCTGCAAAGTGGCAGGACGACAGCATAGAGTTTGATGAGTCTACTGCCGAGCTTGCGCAGGCTGCATTAACGACCCTGAACGTAAGCATCGTTTCATCCGCCGGTCGTATGTATACCATTCCTAAAGGCGCCCAGGAGGAAGCTAACCGTGCTTTAGACTGGCACAAGGAGTTTCATCGTGGTGGAACACCTGTAGGTCTTAACACAGCGCGTACGTTGGCGAAAGGTGGCCAAATTGGAATTGAAAAAGTTCGTCATATTGCTAAGTATTTTCCTCGTCATGAAGTTGATAAGAAGGCGACGGGCTATAAGCCAGGTGAAGAAGGCTTTCCTTCTCGCGGGCGTATTGCGTGGGCTCTCTGGGGCGGAGACGCGGGATGGAAATGGGCGCAGACAATCGTCGAGCGCGAGAACAAAAAAGCGTTAAGAGCTGACGGTTACACAGATCACGGCTATGAAGAAGACGCGTATAACTACGCAACAGATACCAGCTATGACGCAGACGTTGACGCATTTAAGATTGCGGCAGCCACCGATAATGGAGCAGTTGAGTTTCTTGCCCGCATGCGTATGGACGGCTCTGGTATTGACCGTCTCTATAAGGTAGATGATGCTTATAACGTTTCCGTGTGGGATGCAGGGTTCTGGCACTCTATGCCAGATGTACACTCTGACTTTGCAAGCTACGACCTAGCTCTTGACAATCCAGACGACACTGTTGAAAAAACTCACGTTGAGATTGATGCGGAGTCTGCACTCTTTATCTCTGCGTGTCTACAGGAAAATCCAGGACACTACGTCTCGTTGTTTGATATCAACTACGATGAAGCTGACATGATTATGAAGGCAGCCTCAGAGCTAGATTACAAACTTATAGATAGAGTTATTACAGCAGCGGTTGTTACTCCTTCTGATACTCCAGTAAATCAGGACGGAAACTATACTCCTGAAGAGCGTTCTGCTAAGGCTCAACAACAGGTACGTGATAAGACAGGAAGATTTGCTAAGGTTGGATCAAGAGTTGTTATCGGCGGAGATGCAGCTAAAGGCTCAGGAAATATTGTTTCAATAGATCCTGCAAAGCAATCACTTAAGGTCCAGTTAGACTCCGGAAGTATTGTTGATGTACCGGCTGTTGCAACCGCTCCTGAAAGTGTTGTTACAGCTCCGGTAGACAACACTGTTGATGTAACCCCACTCGATACCTCTGGAATTCTAGGTCAACCTAGAGCTCCTATTGACCGTCCTAACGCAAGAATTCCTGGAACTCTTCCAGCACTTTCTCAAGGAGACCTTGCGACTATTCTTTCAGATTGGCCAACGTGGGTTAAATCACAACGTGATGCGTTTAACGCCAATCCTGCTACTCCTAGCGCAGGTGTCCCAAACGCTACTCCTGAAAAGAAAAGAAAACTTATCACAGGACCAGGACAAGTTCCTCAACCTGCAAAAACAGAAAATCTAACAGCTCTTGAAAAGTTAACAGGCGTAAAGTTAATCACAGATCCATATATGCACCCTGTTCTTAAAAGCTTTCTAAACAAGAAGGTAAAAGGCTCGGACGGAAGCTACTATTATCCAAACAAGGTTTACTACCAACCTGTAGTTCGTGGCAGTGGCTCCTATGAGTCTCCTGAAGATGCAAAGAAAATAAAGGAACAAGAGACTAATCAAAATAAGCCTGGCAACTCTGTAGAGATGGCACCAGAAAGCAGCGACGTACAGCCTATGTTCTTTGCTGTAGTATCTCAGGATGATCCATCGGCTGTTCTAGACTTAATTTCTCTAGTCCCTGCAAGCTCTACGTCACTAGAGCCAATGACCTACGCACGTAAGGATAAGAAGTGGGTTAGAGATGAGTCCGTTCTTGCTGATATTAAGTCCGCTACTCCACCGCCTGTCGTACCTCTTGACGGAGAATCACTACAGAGCGTAATTCAGCAGGTTGATGGTGTTATCCCAGTTGTAGTCTCATCTGCTTACTCTGATTCAGACATCATTACCGTTCTATGGGGTGCTAACGGGAACGTCATGATGATGACAGCTGCTGGAGGACCAGATCGTAATCGCGGTAATGCTGAAACACTACGTCGCTATTGGACAAGCGGAAAAGGTGCGGCAAAGATTCGTTGGGGCACTAAGGGAGACTGGGCACGTTGTGTTCGTCACCTCGCTAAGTACCTAGGACCTCGCGCTAAAGGCTATTGTCAACTTCGTCATAAGGACGCGATTGGTATCTACACCTCCACCCATGCAAAGCGTGACCGTGCTCGTAATAATTCTGTAGAAGAATTTGTCTCTGAAACACTACCAACTACCGAGGTTACTCCTCAAGATATGGGAATGGACATTGATGACATCATCAGCACTCCTGATGACATCTATGACCCAACATTTGAACCTGACGATGAGATCATTATTCTTCTTATGGATGATGATTTAATGGCTCAGGAATGTGACTACGGTATGACCGCAGCCGGTGGATTAGATCAAAATAGAGGCAACGCGGAAACACTTCGCCGTTACTGGACAATCGGTAAGGGTGGACTAAAGATTCGCTGGGGAACTCCCGGCGATTGGACACGTTGCTATCGACACCTAAAGAAGTACATGGGTCCACGTGCTAAGGGGTATTGCTCCTTGCGCCACCATGAAATGACAGGAATGTGGCCTGGCGATAAGAACAATCCTGGCCATAACAAAGGAGTATTTGCCATCGACGGTATTAACTCATATGAAGACGTATTATCTTCTTCTGTGCTTTCTGCTAGGGCTGCCGATGCGCGCCTGCGTGTCATTACAGCTGGGGCCGAGGTAGAGATGCCTGATGGCGCAGCATTTACAATTCCTCTCGTTATCCCAGAGGATCTTGAGTCTGGAGACGGTCGCAAGTTTGAAAAGGGCGCGATTGAGATCCGTGAACTGCCTCTTCCTTTGATGTGGCAGATCAAGACAGATGAAGGCCACAACGGCTCAGTTGTTGTCGGCCGCATTGATCACATGGAGCGTGTTGAAAATGGAATTGGAAACGCCACAGGAGTCTTTGACTCCGGTGCATACGGACAGGAAGCCGAGCGTCTCGTGCGCGAAGGATTTATCCGCGGTGTTTCCGCTGACCTAGATCAATTCGAGGCAAGCCAGCATATAGCTGAATTATCTGAAAATGAAGAAGATGGTAAAATCGGAACGGACAAGCTCATGATTACTCATGCGCGTGTTATGGCGGTAACTCTAGTGCCTAAACCGGCATTTCAAGAGTGCCAAATCTACCTTGTCGATAATGACAAGACTCAGGAGGACAGCGTGACTATCCCAGACGGAGTATACGCCGATGAAATGGATCCCACTGAAGCGTCAGCGCTTGTTGCGTGTGGCCTTGTTGCAGGTTCTATCCCAGTAACACCACCTACCTCGTGGTTTGACAATCCGCAACTGCGTCAGGCAACGCCTTTGACTGTAGACGATGACGGCCGAGTGTTTGGTCACATTGCTGCATGGCATGTTGATCATATTGGAATGTCATTCGGGACTCGTCCACCGCGCTCAAAGAGCAAGTACGCCTACTTCCACACGGGTGTTGTTCGCACAGACGAAGGAACAGATGTTCCTGTAGGCCAATTAACATTAGCCGGAGGCCACGCTTCACTAGAAGCATCTGCTCACGAAGCTGCTCGTCACTATGACGACACTGGCTCAGCAATTGCAGATGTCCATGCAGGAGAAGATGCATTTGGTATCTGGGTATCTGGTGCTTTACGTCCAGGCACATCTCCAGAGCAAGTTCGTGCCCTTCGTGCGTCTGCGCCTTCCGGTGACTGGCGTCCAATTAAGGGTCAGCTCGAGCTTGTGGCTGTTTGCCAGGTAAACGTACCAGGCTTCCCTATTGCACGCGCTCGAGTAGCCTCAGGTGCGGTTATGGCATTGGTTGCGGCAGGTGCTCAAGTACTTGCACGCATGAAGTCAGATCCTGTCGCAGAATTAAGCTCTAGAATTGAAAAACTGGAGCAGTTAGAAAACGCGCAACTTTCTACAAAAGCGGATGTCGCAAAGGCAAAGTTTGATATAGTCCGTCAAGAGAAGGAAGCTCAGCTTTCAATTAAGGCAGCTGAAGCTTACGCCCGTATTCATGGCGCGCCTCGCTACGATGATGAATTTGCGACTGTCTCACGAGCAAAAAGAATGCAGCTTGCCAAGGAAGGAAGAGCTCTTCCTGACGGTTCATTCCCTATCACTAACGTTGAAGATGTAAAGAACGCGGTGCAGGCGTACGGTAGAGCTAAGGCTGGACATAAGGCCGCGGTTCGTCGCCATATCACGAAGATGGCTAAGAAACTTGACCGACCGGATCTTGTCCCCGACGAATGGAAATCGCTATCCACGGTAGACGAGGACGTTGATGATCTTCGTACGCGGTTAGCCGAGTTTTCCGCTAAGCTAGGCGATGATATGGGAAAAACATTAGCGGTTGAGGCTCAAGCGCAGGGTAAATATACTCCTGACACTCAACCGCGTGATGAAAAAGGCAAGTTTCGTAAAGTTCTAGCACGCATTAAGCAAGATCTTGGCGCAGCTGGTCTTCAAGACGTAGTGCAAAAAGTAGCCAAGGCAGAGCAGCTCAACGAGGTCGGTAACTACCAGGACGCAGCTAAGGCTGCCAACGATGTTATTGGTATCGTAGATAGACTAGACTCTGGAGCTCTAAATCCACAGGCACTAGAAAATGTTCGTTCCTCGGCAAAAGCCTTAGGCGAGGTTATTGCTAACCTGCCGTTGCCGTTTGGGAGTGAAACAGAGAAAGTTCGCTACAGTGATCTTCCTCCAGCTTTAAAAAATCTTATGGACGATATGCTGTCACGAGTGACAGACAAGATCGGTGCAAAAGATGCTCAAGAGGCAACCGTGGGCTTGCGGTCCTTTATGTCCGGTGGAGACTACTATACTCAGCAGGAGATTTCCTCTGAGTTAAGTAAACTTCTTCGACTATTAACCTAGAAAATATAATGTATTATTCAATCTAGGTGGAGTGCCTTAACGCAACCGCGTATAAGTCCCTCGGCCTTGACTGATTAGCGAGATGAACTAACTAATCTTGTTCATCATGACTGGCCCAGAGGAGGGACAGTGGACCAAATTAAAACAATGCTTGACAGCCTGACTGAGCTTGGCGAGGATCAACTCGCCGACCTACAGACAGCCATCGTCAATGAGTTTGAAACGGTTGAAAAAGAAGATCCTACTCCTCAGACAGTAGACGCCATGACATCACTAGCCGATATGCTTGACACCGTTCGCGGTGAAATCAAGAATCGCGCAGCTGCAGCTGAAGAGCTTGCAGCACGTGCTGCGGAAGCAGCAATGCGTGTTAAAGGCCAAGAAGATGTTCCTGCAGAAGATGTCCCAGCAGACGAAATGCCTGCAGAGACTCCTGCCGAGACTGAAGGAGATCCAGCTGAAGAAGCTAAGGAAACTCCCGAAGAAGAGAAGAAGGAAATGCCTATGGCAGCGTCAACATCTGTGGAAACAGGATCTGAGCTTTCAACCTCAGTAGAACCAACAGAAACAACAGAGACAATCGAGCCTGTAGCTGAACTATCAGCTCCAGAAGAAGTTGTTGCAACTGAGACCGAACCAGCAGCCGAGGCTGCTGTAGAAGTTGAAGCTGCTGCAGAAGCAACAGTCGAGGCAACTCCACAAGCTGAGCTTTCAACAGTAGAAGAAGTACAAACAGAATCGACCGAACCTGAAGTTGCTGCAGAAGCACCTGCTGAAGAAGCAGTTGTAGCGTCAGCTGAAGAAGAGGTACCATCAACAGAACCAGAAACAATCGAAGCGCCAATCGCGCAGGAAGATCAGGAGGCACCAGTGACCGCCGCCGCAAACAACGAGTTGGACGCTTTAATCGAAGCTCCAGCTGATCGCCGCCCTGTTGCTCAGGTATCAGCTGCTACAGTGGCAATCACTGCCGGCGCTGACATTCCTGGCTACACAGCTGGCAGCACAATTAACGACATGAGTGGAGTTGCCGAAGCAATGGCAAAGCGTATCCACACACTACGTCGTGTAAACGGTGGAGATGGAGAGCAGCACATTGTTGCTTCTGTCACCACAAAGTTCCCAGAAGAGCGCACCCTTACACAGGATGCAGAAGCTAACTGGAACAAGATTCAATCTGTAGTCGGCCCAGAGGCACTCGTTGCATCTGGCGGACACCAGGCTCCATTCGAAGTTAAGTACGACATTTTCAGTCTCGGCAGCAATGTACGCCCAGTCCGTGATGCTCTACCTCGCTTCCAGGCAGATCGTGGCGGTATCCGCTACATCGTTCCACCAGTTCTAGCAGATTACGGCAGCGCCGTAGGAATCTGGACCGCTGCAAACGATTCAGCACAGACACCATCACCATCAGCTAAGACAAGCTTGACTGTAACAGCAGCATCTGAGACAACAGTCTCAACTGATGCAGTAACACTACAGCTACAGTTTGGTAACCTTCTAACACGTGCTTATCCTGAATTGATTGCTCGTCACAACGAGCTTGGTCTTATTCAGCACGCACGCGAAGCTGAAGGAAACCTTCTAGCAAACATCGGTGCAGCTTCGACAGCAGTCACATCCACATCTCTCGTAGGTATGGGTCGCGACTTCCTAGTACAGCTTGGCCGCGCAGCGGCAGCATACCGTGCACGTCACCGTCTAGAGGCTGATGCGCCACTTCGCGCAATCATCCCAGCATGGATCAAGGACGCGATGGCAGCTGACCTTACACTATCAATGCCTGGCGATGAATCAATGAACGCCTACGGTGAGATTGATGCATATATCGCAGCACGCGGTATCAATGCTTCTTACTCACTTGACACACCAGCTGGCGCATCACCATTTGGTGCTCAATCAGCAGGCGCAATGAACGAATTCCCAGACACATTTGTCTGGTACTTGTTCGCTGAAGGAACATTCTTGTTCCTAGATGGTGGCACAATGGATCTCGGAATTATCCGTGACTCAACACTCGTTGGTACTAACGATTACAAGATGTTCGTTGAAACCTTCGAAAATGTTGCACTTGTTGGAGTTGAATCACTTAAGGTGACATCAACAATCAACGTAAACGGTACAGCATCTGCTCTACGCGACCTACTTGGTGGCGCATCAGCAACAACTATCGAATACTAAGATTACTCGATAAAGTCGTTGAGGGAGCGCTCAGAAATGAGCGCTCCCGATACGAAGTACGACACTATTAAACAAACTTTAAGTTAGGAATTAGAGCATGGCGTTCGATGGAACATTTGAAGCTCCGAAGATCGTGCCATCGGCATTTGGTCTTTTCGTTGTAGCTAAGCCTGACTCTCCTGTAGCTGAAGACAAATGGGTTCGAGGATTTAACCAGCGATGGGATACACGACCAAACTACGGCCGTAATTGGGATGAGACTAGTAGCACTTCTAAAGTACTTTTTAGTGACCCAGCGTCACCAAGATACACATATCACACACCTTTCTTTATTGAAGTAGAAGATCAAGGCTCGACATTAGGCATCGTAGGCGAAGATCGTTTTGCACGCGCTATCCGTCAACTTGAAGGTATCAGCCAGGATGCTTGTGAAACCGAGCTGTGGGACGGAGCTATATCTTCCGGTCAATCATTATCTAATCCATATCTTACACGTGGCTCAGGCGCAACCGTTCTTAACAGCGGTACAGCGCTATCTCCACGTCGCGCGCTAGCACTACTAGAGCACAGAATAGCTGTAGTTTCTGCGGCAGGCGAGCAGGGAATTATTCACATGACACGTGATATGGCCGCACTTCTAAACTCAACAAATAACATGCTTTTTGACAATAAGGAAAAAGAACACCTACAAACTCTCGGTGGAACACCAGTAGTGGTCGGTTCAGGCTACTCAGGTAATGGACCGGTAGGCGTTACAGGCGCAACGGCGTCAGACACAAACAAATGGATTTACGCAACTGGCACGGTCAAGGTCCTCCTCGGCGAGCCAGATGTAGTAAACGACAATCTAGCACAAGGCTACGATGTGTCGGGGAACGCCAACAATATGCGTATCAAGGCTACCCGAGCAGCTTCGGTCTACTTCGACAGTTCAATTTATCTTGCAGTCAGAGTTGATTTAACCGCGTAAAATATACGTATTAGCAGCCGCTTCGAAATAAGGAGAAATATAAAAAATGGCAACTCAAGAATATGCCGCCAGTATTCAGGGTGTATCAATTCGAGTAACTCGACTTGACGCATCTGGCAACCTCCTGAATCAGCCTGGCGACAGCTACACAACATCAGCTTTCATGCGTCTATCATTTACGCCTGAATATGAAGAAGGCGATGAAATTACAGAAAAGGGCGCTAACGGCGCAGTTGCTGTAACATACAAGTCTCCAGATACACTTAAGCGTATCTCTATGGAACTTGCAATCGCAGAACCAGATCAAGAGCTAACACAGCTTATCTCAGGTGGTTTACTACTTCGCAAGAACCTAGGCACATATGCTTCACCAGATCGTAAGTCAGTCGGCTGGTCTTCTCCTGCAGTAGGCGATGACCCTGCAGGCTACGGTGTTGCTATCGAGACATGGTCTAACGCAATCATTGACGGCAAGAAGGCAGCAACATATCCTTACTTCCACTGGGTATTCCCATACTGCAAGCTTCGCCTTTCAGGTGACCGCGTTATTGAAAACGGTTTGCTTGCAAACAGCTTCCAGGGCTACGGTCTTGGCAACACAGCATTCTCAGTGGGACTAGACGGTCGCTGGGAGTTCCCAGTTGCAACAGAGCGCCCATACTCATATGCACGTTCCGGCTGGGCTCCAACAGGACGCAAGGGCTTCTATCGCTGGCACGATGATATCTCAAAGACTGTTTCAAACGTTGCTCGTACTGGAACAACTGCTACAATCACTACATCAACGGCTCATACCCTTGAAGTTGGTGACTCAGTAGTTATCGCAGGTCTAACTAACTCTGCTCTCAATGGTACATACACAATCGCAACAGTACCAACAACAACAACATTTACATATACAACAACTACTACAGGCTCTATCGCATCTGTATCAGATGCCGGTACAGCTTTGTGTACTTCTAACTCACGTGCGGTGACCGACTTCACTTCACAGGGCTCAACAACTGCATACAACGTACCTGGAGACAAGTACTACAACGCTGATAATGCAACAGACTTCATCATCGCGTCAGTAGACGATCCAGTCGCTTAATAATAGAATGTGAGCGGCGTGCCGATGTGTTACCACCAACACAGGCATGCCGCTCCTCTATTAAAATATACATTAACGACGATTAGACGGGATAGATAAGTGTCAAACCTTTGGGTTAGCGTTGAAGAGCTTGACTCCTATGCGGATCATGAATACGCATACGACGCCGTAAAAGTAGCGTCTCAGCTTCTATGGTCTATGTCTGGTCGCAAGTACGGTGGAATTACAACAGTCAGCGAGAAGTATGTATGCGCGTCTCGCGCGTATCGCCTAGGTGCATCTGCACGCAACTACACGCCGGAGCTTGTTGGCGGCGACATGTACAACATTCCTTTTGATGAATTTGACGACTACGCGGAGCTAACTACAGACGGCATGTCCCCGTCTACCCGCCTACGCCTACGCGGACGGCCTGTTATTAAGATTGACTCAGTCCGTGACCGCACAGGAAAGATAGTTGATCCATCCAACTATTATCTAGTAGATCATTCAACCCTTCAGGCACGTTCAGGCACCGCCTGGGCACCGTGCAACATCGAGGTTACCTATACATACGGATCTCCTCCTCCTGCGTCTGGTAGAGCTGCAGCCCGCGTTCTTGCGACAGAGTTTATTAAACTTTGGAACGGTGACGACTGCGATCTTCCACAACGTATCACCTCTGTTTCACGTCAAGGTATCTCCTATACTATTCTTGACAACCAGGACTTCATCGCCGACATGCGAACAGGTCTATACATCGTAGATCTATTTTTAAAGTCTGCAAACCCAGACAAGGCGCGCGCGAAGGCTCGTGTATTTTCTCCAGATGTTCCTCGTGCACGTCGACACATTCCTAAGCCCCTTTCACTTGCACCAAGCGTTCTTGATATGAATATCACAGGCAAGGACGGCGGAACGCTAGACGTTAACATTGACTACATCAACGCCGCGTTCTTAGTTCTTGATGATGCCTGGGTTCCTACACTTAAGATAGGCAACTACAGTGGCAGCAAAACTCGTGACCTAGGATCTGGCGCCGTGTCTATTAACACTATCATTAACGATATCTCTAAGTCAGTATCATTTAAGCAAATCGCGGATAACATGGCGATTATCACTACGTCGACTGCCCACGGGTTCTCAGTAGGCGACTACGTGACAATCTCAGGTGTAGATGCAACATTTAACGGCTCTTACTATATAGCAGATGTCCCTACGACTACTACGTTTATGTTTGCCAAGGTCGCGAGTAATATTGCTCGTGTTGCAACTACAGGCACGGCACTTGTTACAAACGAGTCACGCGACACCTTAACGTTGTCGGTTTCCTACGCAGATGCCTATGCCTACGCAGGATTTGTTGACCCAGGAACGTGGGATCTTTACGCGACAAAGAACGAAGAAACTGTGTATATTGCGTCTGGCAATCTCTCCCTAAGACTTGGTACACCTACTACACCTACCTACACATTAGATAACTGAGGAGGCTAACATGCAAATTGTTAACATAGCCTCGGTAAGTGCTGATGCACTGCACCTTAAGAACTTTCTAGATAGCGTTCTTTATAAGGTAGTTCAAACATATGAGGAATATAACGTTCCTGTGCCTAGTCGCCAATTTTGGACGATGGGTGATCCTGCGATTGACTGCGAGCAACTCTGCGTTTCATTTGTCCAGATGTACCTAGGACTTCCAGGTGATCAGGCTAGCCAACCACAAAGAGCAACGTCGCCTCGTAGCGCGGTGTTGAGTATTACTATTTCTCGTGCGATACCTGTCGTAGGTTCTAACGGAAAAGCCCCTACAGGTGAAAAGATTCAAGAAGGCTCGGAGATCTCCGCGGTTGATGCATATATGTTTATGGAGCTTATCAACAAGTTAGATCAGTGGGAACCTGGCGAGTTTGGCATGGGTGTTATCGCTACAGTCGAGGCCGCAACCGCTGAAGGTGGCTTTCAAACCACTAAGATGCAGGCAACGTTGGTGGTTCCGTAATGGTAGTAAAGGTAGTCTTTAATAAGGCAGCAATGGATGAGATGTTAAAAAGTCCTACCGGCATGGTAGGACGACATCTTGCCGAGCGCGCTACTCGTATTGTTATTGCTGCAAAAATGCAGGCGGGTGTTAAAACAGGAAAGTTAAAAGCTTCTATTCACATGCGTCACGAGCGCGGTGGCATGGGCGGTCAATATGTGATGGTAGGCTCTAGCTTACATTACGCGCTGCTGCACCACGAAGGCACTAAGCCTCACATTATCGTTCCAAATAGATCAAACGTGTTGCGTTTCTCTTCAGGTGGAAGAGTTATATATACGCACGCTGTACGACATCCCGGAACACGGCCGAATAGGTATCTCACCGATAACCTATATTTGATAAGATAAACATTGAGACAAGCGTCTCGATAAAGACACTAACACAATACGAAGGAAGAAAACATGACTAATAGATTCAAGGACTTTGGTTCAGGTACTGGGCAAGAGGCAAGAGAGCCTCTTTCTTTTAAGCTTCATGGGGAAGATTTTAACTGTGTTGCACAGGTACAAGGTAAGACTATGCTTAGCCTTATTACAGATGCAAGCTCGTCTGATCCTGCAAAATCTGCTGCGTTGATTAACACCTTCTTTAAGAAGGTACTAGTTGAAGAGAGCTTTGAGCGCTTTAATATCCTATGCGAGCACCCTGAAAAGATCGTAACAGTTGAGACACTTGCAGAAATCACAGCGTGGCTTGTTGAGGAGTACTCAGGACGCCCGGAAGAGCAGCCTACAGTCTCCTAGAGTGGGGGATTGACCTATGGCCTTATGTGAATGGACGAGCATTAGTGAACGGACTACAACTTGCAAGCATGGATTTTAGTGACATGCTAGACGTTCTTCACTACTTCCTTGAGGATGACATGAACTACAGCACTCCTGAGCAGGCTGAAGCTCGCGATAAGACAAGATCTTCTATCTATTCAGATCTGTATAACAGCGAGTATAAGTATGCTTCTAAGAAAGAAGGAAGCAGCTACGCTTCAGGTGCTATGGACTTTGATGATCCTCAGGTAAGTGAACCAGAGCTTAAACCATTTGAACCAAAGAAAAAGCCTAAGCCGTATCTACAACCAACTAGTGTAAACGCAAATGCGCCTAAGCCTTTTGGTGACATCCTAGATTCTCCACTTGGGCACTAAGAACTAAGAACTAGAAAAAAGGAAGGAGGTGACACCATGGCAGTAGTCGGTGAGGCATACATAATTGTTAGGCCTATAACGACTGGTTTTGAGTCTTCAGTACGTAGAGACTTGCAAAAACTTGAAGGTGTCGCCTCTCGAGTAGGGTCAAATGCAGGAAACGCATTTGGCACATCGTTTACACGAAACATGTCAAAAATTGGTATAGGCTCTGATTTTGCAAAGAAGATAGAAAGTCAAGGAAAAGCTTTATACAGTCTACAAGCAGCAGGGCTAGTAGTTGGAACTGTTATTTCTGAATTACTTGGCAGCGTAGCTGCTCTTGCAGGAGGCGTTGTTGCTCTCGGAGGAGCTTTACTTTCTGCTGCTCCCGCTGCTCTAGCTTTAGGCGCCGGTCTAGTAGACATCGGCATAGGTGCGATAACAGCTAAGCTTGCCTTATCGGGTGTATTCAAGGCCGTAACCGCGCTTAATAAGCAAAAGAATATGGCAGCAGCGAGTGACACTGCTGCAAAACGTAGAGTTACAGACGCTGAAAAAGCTCTTCTACGAGTAGTTACAAGTAACACAGAAGCCTTAACTAGAGCTGATAAAGAAGTAACAGACGCAAAAAATAAGTTTACAAAAGCTCAGGAAGCTCTTACCACCGCGCTTAAAGATGGTAACGAGCAACTTCAACAAATGGGTTTTGATGCAGAGGATGCCGCACTTGCTGAAAAGCGCGCGGGCCTTGATCTTGAAAAGGCGCGCGAAGCTTTAGCACGTGTCCAAGATCTTCCACCTAATTCTCGTGCTCGTCGTGAGGCGCAACTTGCGTATGCGGAGGCTGACCTTAACCTTCGTCGTGCTAAGGACAAAAACTCTGATCTTGCCAAGGAGCAGCAGCGTCTTGCAAAAACCGGCGTTGACGGTCTTGACTCGGTTGTTGCGGCGCGTGAAGCCGCGGCACAGGCAGATAGCGCAGTTGCTGACGCAAGAGACGCCAGGTCAAAGGCTGAAGTTGATGCGCTACAGAAGCAAAAAGATGCAGAAGAAGCTCTTGCTCGTGCACAGTCAGACGCGGCAAAAGGTCGTTCTGGTAGATCTATAGATCCATTATTTGATTTAACAGCATCACAAAAAGATTTTGCTAACTTTATTTCTAATCTTCAACCAGAGATTAAAAAGTTAAAAGAGGCAGCCGCAGGAGCTCTTCTTCCTCCACTACAAACAGCGATTACAACTCTCGTTGATAAGGCCTTCCCTATACTAAAGACTGGTCTTAAGGAAGTAGGAACAGCACTTGGTGACGTCGCGATATCTATTTCTAATGCAATTACAGCTCCTGCTAATCTATCTAAGCTTACAACAGTGTTTACTAATGCAGCAACTGCTATCGGTAAACTTGGTGGAATTACCGGTAATCTTTGGGGTGTCTTTCTTTCTATTCTTCAAGCAGTAGATCCACTGCTACAAAGGTTTCTTGATTACTTAACTAAAACTACAAAGTCTCTTGACGAAAAGCTTAACGCAGATCCAGAGAAGCTTAAGGCATTTTTTAACGAGGCTGGTAGAGTTGCTGCCGAGGTTGGAAAGATCATTGGAAACATCGCAGGTGGCCTTGGTAACATCATTAAGGCTAATACAGGTCCTGGCACTGGCGGCCAGATCATGCTTGACTACTTTAAGGATATTACAGGAGCATTTAAGGCATTCTCTGGATCAACAGAAGGTCAGGCAACTCTTAAGTCCTACTTTGCAGGAGCTGCTGAGAACACTAAATCAATCTTAAGTAACGTCGGTAAGTTTGTCAAGGAAATCCTAAAGCTTGGCGATGACCCAAACATCAAGAAGTTCTGGGACACAATTGGCAAGGCAGCGGAGCCGTTTGGCAGTATCTTAGCAAAGACAAACGAAGGCGCACCTGCGCTCGCAAGTCTTGTTGTAACAATCACAAAGATAATTGACGCTCTCACCAATACCTCTACAATTAAGACCTTCTTTGGTACCTTTGATGTTCTTGCAAAGGTTGTTCTAGCCATTCTTAACAATAAAGTGATTAAGGCAATTCTAAACTTTACCGCACCGTTCCACGGAATTGCTCTAGCTCTTACAGCAGTAAGCATTCTGTTTTCTACCTTTGGCGCCGGACTTCTATTCTTAGTGCTTAAGCCACTGTCTATGCTTATGAACGTGTTTAAGATATTTAAGGTTATTATTGAAGGATTTAGAATTGCGTGGATGCTTCTTTCTATTGCATTTTCCGCTAATCCTATCGGCGTAATTGTTGTAGCAATAACAGCTTTGGTAGCAATATTTGTAGTACTTTACAAGAAGAATGAAGCCTTCCGCGAGCTTGTTCAAAAGGTCTGGGCTGCCATTAAGGACGCAGTTGGCTCTGTCATCGACTGGCTTGTTGAATGGCTTCCAAAGGCATGGAATGGATTTAAGGAAGCCCTCTCAGCAGTATGGGATGCTATTAAGGTAATATGGGATCTCATTGTCGCAGGAGTCAAGCTATACATAGATGCTGTAACTACTGTTATTAAGTTTGTCTGGGACGTTCTGAAGACAGGACTTCAACTTGTCTGGGATGGAATTAAGATAATTTGGGATCTCATTGTCGCAGGTATCAAACTCTACATCTCAACTATAACTACTGTCATTAAGTTTGTTTGGGACATTCTAAAGACCGCTCTTGACGCTGTATGGATTGCAATTAAATTCGTGTGGGATCTTATTGTTGCAGGAGTAAAGACATATATTGGACTAGTCACAACTGCAATTAGCTTTGTATGGAACGTTCTAAAGACAGGACTTGACGCTGCATGGACTGGCGCGAAGGCTATATTTGAGACTATAGTAACCTTTGTTTCTGGTCTTGGCGCACGATTTGCTAGAGGCGCAGGAAATATTTGGGGCTGGCTAACAGACGGCCTTAAAGGCGCTATCAATATGGTAATAAATTTGATAAACGTTCTTATTCGTGCAATGAACAAGATCTCGTTTAAGATCCCAGATATCGTTGGTGTTCCTGGTCGTGGTACTCAGTTTGGAATTAACATTCCACAAATACCTAACTTTGCTTTAGGTGGCGTAGTTAATCCTTCACTTGGAGGAACTATTGCGCGTATCGGAGAAGCTGGTCGTCCAGAGCGCGTTGAGCCTCTTGACCCAGACGGTCTATCTAAGCGTGACAAGTCAATGATTAAACTTCTTGCTGGTGGCTCAGGTGGGAACATTATTAACGTTTATCCATCTCCAGGTATGAACGAATCAGAGCTTGCCAATATGGTTTCACGCCAGATTGCATTCCAGATGCGTAAGGGCGGTTCATAAAATGTCAAGAGTTAACTTAGTAACTAATCCTTCATTTAAGACAGACATAACCGGTTGGTCTTCTACTGGATCATCAACCATCGCGCGTATCACCACCGACTCGTTCTACGGAACGTCATGCTTGCAGATTACAAAGGCTGCCTCTATTAACTCCGGTGTTGTTACAGCTTCACGAATCGCGGTGACAGCTGCGTCTTCATATGCGGTGTCCGCATACGTAAAGGTGCCTGATAATCAAGAAACAGGCACGCTAAGAATTGACGTCAAGTGGTATACCGCTGTCTCCGGTGGGACGCTTATCTCGACAAGTTCAACTAATGCGATAGAAATTCCTACAGGCAGTGATTTTACTCGTCTAGAAGGCGTAATGGTAGCGCCTGCACTTGCGGTTGCAGCTACCATATCTGTAATTCAACCTCTAGCTGGAACGGCTGGTAAGAAGTTCTTAGTTGATGCGATTCTTCTTGAGAATGCATCATACGTTGGAGAATACTTTGACGATGTAACTCAGTCATACGAGAACACACAGGTAAACCTAGGTCTTACACCTTTGCCAATTCCTCATATCACGGGAATGAAGCTTAACGCTGATATTGCTATCGGAGATCTTATTCTTAATACTATCGATGAGAACGGCGTGGTATGGGTGTGTACGGACATTGAAGGCTGGTGGGTGCACCCAGAGCCGGAGGTTCGTGATATTCCACGTGGTTGGGGAGACGGGTCCTACGATGTACGTGGACGCTATCAAGCGCGTCAATTAACCCTTAATGGAGTGTTCCTTACTCCTGACCCTTCGCTAGTTCAGGTGTCGCGAGATAAGCTTATTAAGGAAACTGATCTAGTCTACGTAGGCGCGTGGATTAAGGTTGACGAGGAGCCAACCAAGGCTTCCTATGTGCGTCTTAGTGGGCGTCCTGATATTAAAACAATTAACGCAAGAGGACGCACGGAGTTTTCTATCGGACTACGTGCTCCGGACCCTCTTAAGTACGAGTGGTACGCGGAGGACGAGCTTGGCTATCGCTACGTAACTATCCAAGGAGCAAACTCGGGTGTTGAAGGCTCAGGTGCCGGCACGATAACTAACACCGGTAATGCATACGCGCCGGTGATCTTGCAGATCTCAGGTCCGCTAACAGGACCCGCAACTATTTTCAACCAGACTACAAACGAGTCTCTTACAATTATCGAGTCTCTGCGCGGAGTCCTGACACCTACCGTTTCTAACAAGGCTCTAACAGGTAACATTGCCACGCTAACCACGGCGGCAGCGCATGGCCTTCTTGCAGGTGACGTTGTAGTTGTATCCGGCGTAAACGCTACGTTCAACGGTACCTTTACGATATTAACTGTCCCGACAACTACTACGCTAACCTACGCTAAGACAGCTACAAACGTAGTATCGTCGGCTGCCTCTGGAACAATTACGTCTACCGCGGATGTTCTTGAGATTGATACGCGCGACCACGTAGTTACACTTAACGGAGACGCGGTCGGCAAGCGTAGTCTTGTCGACGTTCTTGCGGAGTGGACTCTTCTAGCTCCAGGCGATAACTACTTTAGCTTTGTAGATTCCGGGACCGCAACAAGCACCGCATCTCTAGCTGTCTACTACAGATCTGCCTGGCTTGGATAGTATACAATGTATTCAACGACAAATCTACTTAATGAGGTACAACTTAGATGGTAATGACCGATACGGTATCCGTAGAGTACCGCTATTTTACTACCGATCTTTTAACAAACCAGGTACTTGCTGAAATTCCATTTCGCGGTGTCTCATTCGAGCGTTCGATTAAGGCCGCGGGCTCGTTTGGCGGAACTATTCCGGTAATTCCAGATACCTCGTCTATGGACATATATAACAGCACCATGCCTGGAAAAACAGGACTATACGTAGTGCGCGACGGCGTATGTATCTGGGGCGGTATAGTGTGGCACCGGTCATACGACGTAGTTTCACGTTCACTTAACGTCTCGGCTTCAGAGTTTACAAGCTACTTCCACCACCGTGATATCTGGAAGACATGGACACATGATTTTGGCGCGGATCTTGTTGTCTCAGGCGGAACTATTACCGGAACACTTCAAGCCTTAGAGTACGCTTTTCCTGTGGGGTCGGCGGTAAGAATCTCGTTCGTAGAAGTTGGAGATTTTCAATATAGCGGGTATTATACAATTGCAACTTCTCCCAGCAACACGACGTTTACAATTACCGGAACGTCGGTACCTAACGGTTCATACCCAGGTGTAACGGTCTACGCGCGCGTTGATACCTATGATTTTGTACGTCAACTTCTTGACGAGATCCTCGTTGATTTTAGCGGGATCAGTTTCCCTAACACGGATATCGAACCTGCACTTGCGACAGAGCTACAGATTACTTCAGTCACCGCCCCCGGAGGAGTAACTAGGATTACAACGGCTACCGCACACGACGTTATACCTACGCAGACGGTGGAGATCTATAACGTTAACGGGACCTTGGACGGTCTGTGGGATGTCATTGCAACTCCTACTACTACTACGTTTACCATAGCCTCATCGGCTACGGCTTCAGTATCAACTATAACTAAGACAGTTACGTCTAAGTCGGTCGTAGACTATGTTGCAACATTAACTACGTCTACTTCGCATGGATTTACCGCCGGTAAATATGTTACGCTGTCCGGTGTAGATGATCCTACAACGTTCCTTACCGTTTTTGACGGCAAGCAATACATACTAGCAACGCCTACCGCTACTACATTTACTATATATGTCTCGGATAGTGACATGGCATCAACCGCAGTTGCGGCAGGCACCGCTGTAGTTCAACCTACGGCTAAATACGGAACGTACGGACCGTATCCTGGAAATTCTGACATTGACCTACAGTACTCTACAGATGCGTATAGCGGTAAGAACGTGCCAAATACCAACTACCGTGGATACGAACTAAAGTCCGCAGGTGAGGAACTAGACGCGTACTCGGATACAGTTGACGGCTTCGAGTATCGCATTGACTGTGATCTTGTCTATGTTGGAGATATACCTACGTTTACCCGCACGTTTGTCTTAATTGCAATTGACTATCCAAATCCTCCTGCCGCAGGAGAGGTATCTCCTCCTAGTCGTTATGGCGCGGATCAACTTGTCTTCGAGTATCCTGGAAGCATCATTAACGTTACCATGGAAGAGAACGCCGAGAACGCGGCAACACGTTTCTTTGTCGTAGGAAATATCCCGGATCTAGGCAGTAACATTAGCCAACCGTATGCGGTTGCAACCGCAACGGACATGCTTCTTAACGGTTGGCCTATCCTTGACGCCAATGAAACTCGCAGCGAGGTTCAAGATGAAGAGCTGCTTTACTCACACGCGGAGCGCTATCTAACAGAGGCACGTCCTCCAATATCAGACATCAAGGTTAGGGTTAACGGATCTTTATCACCTGTTATCGGGGAATACGTTCCGGGAGACTGGTGCTCGATTATAGTTGAAGACGAGTTTATTCGCATGCGTCTTGCAAGTGATCTTGAGGTGCGTGACACCGTTATCGTTCGCAAGATAGACGGATACAAGGTAACGGTTCCAGACACTCCAAGTTTTGGCGAGGAAGTTGAGTTAACACTAGTCACGGAAGCGCAGGTTGATAAGCGTGGTCAGTAGAAGAAGACGCCGTCAAGGAATCGGCAAGATTATAGTTAGCGTTGAAAGTCGTGTTAGAAAGATTGAAAAAAATCCTTCACCAAAACGTCTTAAAGCAAACGTTGTAACAACTGAGAAACTTGGCTTTCGCGCGGTAACTACAAAAACAGTTGCAGCTGATGCTATTACTCCTAACGAGGCAGCGTTTGGCACTACCGTTGTCTCACCAACGCAGCCAACAGAATATCTAAAAGAAGGTTTTACCTGGGTAAATCCAGATGACGGTGCAACAAATGTGTACAGTGCAACACTTAATGATTTTGTCCCTGTCACAGATGCAAACGCTCAGCTAACCGCTGATGGAAAAAATACAATATATGCACAGACTACCGCACCTTCTGGCGCAAGTCTAAAGACAAACGACATCTGGTACGACACGGATGACGGCAACAAGTTGTATGTGTGGAGCGGCACCGCTTGGACTAATATTCAAGACACCGCAATTACTGCGGCAGCGCAGGCAGCAACTGCCGCTACAAATACAGCTAATGGTAAAAATAGAATTATTCGTTCTACTGCAGACGCATCTGGCACCTCTGACAGCGGAGGCATAGCATATAAAAATGGTGATCTTTGGTGGAAGATGGCGAGCACAGATGTCGCCTCAGAGGTGCTAGCTCAGTACACATTCAATGGAACCGCCTGGGTAGCTAACACTCTTGCTAACGCTGTGATTGCTAATCTTGACGCGGCAAAAATTACATCAGGTTTTATATCCGCCAGTCGCATCCAAGCAAACACGCTTGACGTAAATGTTCTAACCGCAGGCACTCTCCGCACGGGAACAATTTATACAGGTCAGATTAACGCAAATCAAATTACTGCAGGCACAGTTATGGCATCAGTATCCATTACATCGCCAACCATTAACGGAGGAACGATCAATGGAGGATCACTAAACTTAAGTACAAGCGGAAGCACTGACAGAATAGTGATGTCGTCTAGTCAAGCAAATACAATTAGCTTCTATTCTTCCTCCGCTTCATTTCCAAATCCTGGAGAAATATCTAACGGCATAGAGTCTATAACACTTCAAGACACCCTTGTAGAAACTGCAAGTCTTTTTATGAGGCCAGCGGCAACAACCTACGGTATTTTTGCTTCATATCCATTTATAAAAATGAATCAAGGCACAAGTGGCACGTCATACATGGAGATTGGCGCAACTAATATGTCAATTCAATTAGGTACTGGAGTTTCACCAGGGACATTTCAACTATATCAGTTTGGTAACTATAGCTCAGATTCATCAAACAATTCTGTATCTATAAGAAATATATATTTTAATACCGCTGCTCCTACGGTATACGACGGTGTTGCCGGTGACGTTTGGCTTAGAGGGTAGTTATACACTATGACAGTACACTTTAAGAAAACCACCGGTTGGGTCGCTGCCACAGGTGTACACTTTAAGAAAACTACCGGCTGGGTTTCTGCCTCTGCAGCTTATATTAAAAAAACAACAGGTTGGACTCAAGTTTGGCCAGGAACTGGGCTGTCCAGCACTTTCTCTTTCGGGAGCACGTTGCATATTGGAACAAACGGCTATATCGCACTTGATTCGGGACAGTCTGCTATAAGTATATCAGATACTGTAGGTCGTGTACTAGGCATACTTCCAGCGGACCTCGTGATGAACTCTGTACGTTGGGCCTCAAGTGACACAAGATTTTACGTTTTTTGGCGTGGAAAACGTTTCTCAGGCGGGACTGATTTTGAAATCCAGTACGAGGTTCATTTTATTAACGGACAAGACTATGCGTTAATTAAATTAGTTTCTTTTCCTTCTTCCACATACGCTGCCACCGCATACTATATTGACGGCTCACGAACTGGCAATAGTACGATTACTACCAGCAGAACTGTCGGTGCGGAGTATAGGGTTTATTTTGGAACTACAAATGCATTTGCTACATCGTTTACAGAGTTTGGTACGTCAACTCATCCGGTGTGGCTTGCCTCGTCGTCTGTTACCTCCGGATCTAACGATGACGGATACTTTAGTGTACTTGCAGATCAAGGTTCATCTTCCCAGGCACCAACCTCAGTTACCGCTTCTAGCATTACCGGAACTTCTGCCACTGTGTCTTGGACAGCTCCTGTTAGAGAAAGTACAGGAATGTCCGCGATTCAAAGCTATGACTACTCTACAAACGGAGGAGCAAGCTGGACATCTACAGGAGCAAACACCTCTGCCAATATTACCGGTCTCTCAGGTGGCACCTCGTACACGGTTTTAGTGAGAGCAAACAACTACTATTTTACTGGAATTAACTATGGAAGTGTTACATTTTCTACTACGTCCGTACTGACTCCTCCAAGTATTTCTTTTGTGTCCGCTGGAAACTCTAATTCACAGCCTGTATCCGTTTATTTTTCTGGTGGCTCGGGACCTTACTATCAAATTTGGTGGCAATCTACTACATCAACACCAAGTCCTTCATTTACACCAGACGGTTTTGGGGCATCTAGTCCTGTAACAGATAGTTCTGGACCTACTAGCGCTGGCACTTGGTATGCGTATGTCAGATCTGTTGCTGTAAATGATGGAAGCACCGTTCCTAGTGGTGATACCGTTCCTAGTTCAACATTTAGTGATTGGAGTTCTCCATTCTCTTTTACTGTAACTCAGGCACCAATTATTCCTACTATAAGCGGACTTAATGCAACTTCAATAACAACTAGTAGCGCAACAATTTCTTGGTCATCTACAAATCAAGACACATATAGCATAAGCGGAGGGCCGGTATTTTTAACCGGTACTACTGCCACGTCAGTATCTTTAGGCGGTCTATCTGCAAGTACTTTTTACAATATTACGGTGACTTTAACGTCTATCACTAATGACACGGCAAGTGCTAGCGTCGGATTTATTACCGCGTCCTCTTTTGTTACACCGTCTATATCATTAAACACTAATCCTCCGTATTTCTTTAGGTCTGGATCTACGTTTAACTGGGGATGGGATAACGCCTATTGGAGTGGAAGTACGTCTGGAAACCCTAGCTACCCGTGGAGAATTCGTTCTGGAAGCTCTACTGGAACTATCATTGCAAGTGGCACTAGGTCCTATACAACTAGCTCTAGAAATATTAACGGTATACCGTGGAACTATAGAATAGGAACAACAGACGGAGATACTCCAACAACTACCGCTAGCAGGTGGGGAAGCTACCAAGCAACAATATTAGGAACTAATGGACAAACATACACATCTGGATTCTCACAAAGCGTATAATAACAACTACACCATATACTAGAGAATATAAAAAAGAAAAGGAGCAATCGTGTCAGATATAGAACTTAATAATGATCAAAAAATAGCAATAATTAACGCCCATATTATGGAACTTAAGGCTGAGCAGTACAGTCATGAACTCAGAAAAGTAGAGTTAGAGACTATAGGAAGTGTAGATAATGAAATACACACGAATATAACTAGAATAATCGGAGATTACAGCTTACAGATTAGCACTTTAGAATCTTTAAAGTCTAATTTGGCAGTATAAATACTAAAAATAAAATAAATAACTACAATAGAAATGGAAGAAAATGTCAGATAAAGATATAACTAAGGAGCAAAAATTAACTATAGTTGCTTCTCGTATTCGAGGAATAAAAGTTGATAAGTTTAACGCCGAGTTAAACCTTATCGAGCAAAATGCCCTAGATGCACCTGAAGCCTCAATAGTGGCCAGTGCAAACAAGGTAATTGGGAACTACAATGTTCAAATAGCCGCGCTCGAGGCTCAATACACATCCATAGAGTCAGAGTAATATACCTCCATGGAGACGCCAAAGACAAAACACGAACTTATGATTATTGCACTTCAACAGCGTATCGGCGAGATCACCTCGCAGTACGAAGGAACTATCGCATCTTTGCGTGCAGATTTAACGCAAATAATGAACGTTAATGATATAGTTAATCAAACACAAGACGAACGACGAGAAGAGATAACTAGTGCATGAAGTAAAAGATGGGTCACGCACGCTGCAGTTTAGCGGTAAGCTTCTTGCTGAATCATCTTCCTGGCGACCAGGGACGTATCGCTGGATCGAGTTTAAGCTATATAAAACGGATAACGGCTCGTATATTCTTTCTCGTATAGGCATATCCCTAATCTTCCACGGAGCTGCATGCCCGTTGGTAAAAAGATACGCTCTTACGGAAATGCCTATCTCTACGTTGGTAGATGATTCTCTTCCCTGCGAGGAGTGTCGTCCTACACGTAGTGTTGCGATTATCTTTCCGGAGAAGCATCGCTATTGGGCACAGGTATCCGAGGAGCCAACTCCTGTCTTAGATGCGTTATATAAATACGACCAAGGCGGCGCACGATACCTTACCAATGTTGCCCAGAGACTTTTAGAGGACGCGTCTGATATTGACCGTGGAATTGAGTCGGTGTATAGGATAGAGCTTATTCCTTAAACAACTATTTAGTGTTATAATTTTCTTAGAGACAAAGGACGTAGTGAATGTTTATAGTAGTTGAAGGTACAGACGCCTCAGGTAAATCTACCCTTGTGTCTGAGATACAAAAACAACTTACTGACAAATTTCCTAAGCAGGAAATCGAGTTCTACCATAAGTCTAAGCCAGAAGAGATGTCGCGTCGATGGGTTTTATACGACTACGTTACGTCTATTGAAAAGGTAGATTGGTCTCAACGTATTGCGGTTGCAGACCGTTGGCACTGGGGCGAGGTAACATATGCCGCTGTTAAACGTCCTGAGACTGGTTCTGGCGACGGATACGGTTTACTTGGTGTTGCAGGGTGGCGTTGGACAGAGCTCTTTCTTAAATCCCGCGGTGTAGCTCAATTTTGGTTGTATCAACCTCTTGATGTTATTACTCGTCGTCTTAACACTCGCGGTGACGATTACATACAGGCAAATGAGCTCGAACAAATCTTAGAGCTGTATCATACCGCTGCTGCAAACTCTGCAGGACTTGCCGCGCGTCTAACACCCTCCCCTGATTCAATTGAAGAGATACCAAAACTTGCCTCGCATGTAATCAGTCGCGCCGAGGTATTTCAGGAGGACGCAAGGGCACTGGTAAAATTTCCAGAGTACATCGGACAAAGATTTCCACGCGTGTTACTTGTAGGAGATACAAGAAACATCACTAAGAAATACGGCGAGGAAACTATCCTGCCATTTATGCCTGTTGATGGAAACTCTGGCGAATTTCTACTTACCGCGCTAGAGTCTGACGCATGGAAGACGATGGGTATTGTCAACATCAATGACATGTCCGCAGAGCGTTTTGATGATCTGTGGGCTACTCTACGCAGACCTCCTATACTTGCACTAGGGCGTCTTGCAGAGCGCGGGTTACGTAACGCAAACATTCCAGACTACATGTATACCGTTACATCTCACCCGCAATATGTGCGACGGTTCTTTAACTCAAGAAAAGAAGAGTACGGCGAAGCTATTACACGTTTATCTAACAAAAAAGATAGGGATGATCAATGGATACTGCGATAATCAATATACCTGACGGAGTTAACGGATACGTTGACCTTGTTCAGCACGTTCTTAAGTATGGCAAGGAGGCAGCTCCTCGCGGTATGAAGACCCGCGAGATTGAGGATGCGATTATTCGCATTGAAGACGTGTATAACACCTTACCTTTAGGTGTAGGACGTGGAACTGTTCCAGGTATCGGTGCGGTTGAGGCTTGCCAGCTTATCGCAGGTGCAAGCACACCTAAACTTGTTATTGCCATCGGCCCACAGTTTGCTAACTATACCGAGGACAACGGACTATTTCACGGAGCATATGGAATTCGCACACAGTCACAGTATGCTCCTATAGTTGAAAGACTTAAGGCAGACCCAGATACACGACAGGCGGTCGTTACGATTTGGAATCCGGAGCTAGATCTTCTTGCAAATAAGCGAGATTACCCGTGCACTATCCTGCATCAATTTAGAATTCGCAACAACAAACTTAACATGAGCGTGTACATGCGTTCAAATGACGTATGGCTAGGAGCGGCGTATGACTTCTTCCAGTTTACCCGCGTTCAACTTGCTATAGCATCTATCCTGGGCATCGAGCCAGGAACGTATCACCATCACGTCGGATCTCTTCATATCTACGAGCAACACTACGACTCTGCAGAAAGTCTAAAGCATACGTACGTTCCGTACGAAAAGATCCCTGCGATAGTGGGCAACTCTTGGGGAGAAGTTTCAAACTTTGCCATGGACGCACTAACTGCAGCAATTCATCACGAGGAAAAAGCTCTTCTGTACGGCCTTCACCATTTCGAGCAGTGGTATGCAAACGCCATGATTAAGGCAGTCAATAAAAAATGAAAATTCATGGAGTAGTCGTAGCAAGAAACGAGTGGCCTTTGTTGGGTCTCTCTATCTCACATGCGCTTTTTTACCATGTTGATAAAGTTTTTGTTATTGACCACTCCAGCACCGACGACACAAAAAATGGTCTTGCCGAGCTGCAAAAGGTTTGGCCGGATCAGATAGAGGTATTTAGATATGAGGATAACCTATTTGACCAGGAAGCCTTAACTAATATTCTTCTACATATCAGTAATCAAGAAAATCCTGACTGGAACTTTATCTTCGACGCGGACGAGTTTTTAGTTAGCCCTACCGACAAAGATATAGAGGATCTTTTATCTAATCTAGGTGAAAAATGGAATGCCATAGCTATGCAGCTAGAAAACTACATAGTACCTGCAGGATTTATTGACACTAGACTAGATGATTACCAGCTTGTAGATCACTATGTGACGTCTGTAAATCACGTAGGAGATCGTGACGAGTTCCACGAGCAGGTTAAGAGAAACGAGAAACTTCTTCACGAGTTTAGGGTTCCCTCAAAGATCCTGGTAAAAAACAACTCCGGTGACTTTGTTGATGCAGGACAGCATCAACTTAAATATGGCGACGGCAAGTTCTGGGAGTTATGGGATACAACTGTTGCCGCGTCTAATAAGGAAGATTGGTTAATATGTCATCTACCTTACACAAGTCTTAAGAGGTTTAAGGCGCGTAAGGAAGTACACGAAAGAATTAACAACAACTTTGCAAATAGAGTATTCGCAAAAACAATAACACCAGAAGAAGATATCGCACAGATGTGGGATAGACTTCAGATGAAGCCTGGAGATGACAACCCTCTTCTTGTTCGTGACAACTCGTTCTCTGACAGCTTTAAGCCTCTAGTTGATAAGCTGGTTCCTTACTGGGGGAAAATACTTGCTCCAGAACACCATAATGTGATGTACAGAATATCATCTGAGGCAATAGAGTTTGCAGTCTCAATTACAAATAAATATATAAACAAATGTGATCGGCTATGGGCAAACCAGAAAGGAGAACGCAGTGAGTAAGGAACTAGAGGGGTTTGATCAAAGTCCGCTTCGAGAGGCAACAGTTCAATTGCACGAGATGTACATTGAGCTTAAGTCCGCGGGTTTTAGCAAGAAGGAGGCACTACACTTAGTGTCAAAAATTCTTACAACATCGCTTTTTAAGGAAATAGATGAGTAATCGCCCTTCTTGGGACGAGGTCTGGATGCAGGTTGCAGATGCAATCGCGCAAAGATCTCGCTGCAGTCGTGCTCACATTGGAGCTGTTGTTGTGTCTAAGGACCAACGTATAAGCTCGACTGGGTACAATGGCCCTGCAGCTTTGTTTCCCGTTGAAGGAGACTGTATAGACTGGTGCCCCCGCGCGCAAGGCGTAACTGCACTCGATAACACATATGATTCGTGCCCGTCGATTCACGCGGAGTCTAACGCGTTGTTATACGTTGACCGTTCTCGCGTAGAAGGTGGTACCATATACATAACAGATGCAGCATGCTATCAGTGCGCTAAGTTAATCTCTAACTCTGGAATTACTCGTGTCGTTATGCGTATTGGAGAGCGGTCGGCTCATCGTTTGCCGGATGCAACTGTAGATTATTTTAAGAAATGCAACATCGAGGTAGTAATAACAGAGGACGTAAATGACAGTTGAAGGATTAGGTGACGTACAACTTCACCTCGTAGATAGCGTTGAAAAGGCAGGCGAGTTTCTAACCTGGCTTGGTGAGCGACGTCCTCACGATGCGATTGCGATTGATACTGAAACTGGAGAGTATCCAGGACAAGATCGTAAGGACGCTTTATCTCCTTGGCATGGACGCTTACGTTTAGTGCAGGTTGGCGATGGGCAACAGGCATGGGCAATGGCGTGGGACGAGTGGGCTGGCGCGTTCTATCAAGCTATGGATAAGTTTGATGGACAAATCGTTTGTCATAACATTGCGTTCGAGGCACGATGGTTTGACATTCAATCACGTTGGAAATTGCCTTGGCACCGTGCGCACGACACTATGATTATGGCACACATCATTGATCCACTTGGTGTTGGCGCATTAAAACGTCTTGCAGCTTTATATGTCGATGGGCGTGCGGTTGCATTGCAGGATACATTAGATACAGAGCTAGCAACTAACGGCTGGACGTGGGGAACTGTTCCTACTAACTTTCAGCCTTACTGGGCATACGGCGCCTTAGACTGCATCTTGACTATGCGCTTATGGGAAAAGTTTTATGAAAAATGTGGCCCTGGCGGTGTGTACAACCAGGCATACGAGCTAGAAATGGCAACACGTCGCATTGTTACCCGTATGGAAATTAACGGCGCACGTATCGACCTTGATTACTCTAAAAAGAAGTTTGATGAGCTAACAGAGTACGCAGGCTCAGTTAAGACTTGGGCTAAAGAAAAATACAACGGCGTCTCTATCGGCAGTAACCTTCAACTAGTGCGCTTGCTAGAATCACTTGGCGCAGAGATTAACGAATTTACGCCTTCAGGACAAAAATCAGCTTCAAAAGATCAACTTAAGCTGCTTACCATTGAAGGCAATGACGAGGTAAAGGCTTTAGCCGAGATTGTGTTAAAGCAACGTAAGGCAGATAAACTTGCTAACACATACTTTGCTAACTTCCTTAATGATAACGTTAATGGATTTGTGCACCCATCTGTAAAAACGCTTGGCGCTCGCACGTCTCGCATGTCTATCCAAAACCCAGCGCTACAGACATTGCCTAAGGGCGACGACGTTGTCCGCCGTGCGTTTATTCCTAAGGATGATGACCACGTCATTGTTACCTCAGATTTAGATCAGGTAGAGTTTCGAATGGTGGCTTCTCTTACAGGAGATCCAAACCTTATCGGTATGTTTCATCAGGCAGACCTTACTGGCTCAGATCCGTTTACTGAAATTGGAAAAGAAGTATACAGCGATCCAAACTTCCAGCGTTCAGACAAGCGACGAGGTCTTATAAAAGGAATGATTTACGGTCGTCTCTACGGCGCAGGCGTCGCAAAACAAGCGCTTACCGCAGGAGTTCCCGAGAGCATTATGAAGACTGTAGTTAACCAATTTGATGCGCGTTTCCCTGGCATGACTGGATTCCAGCAGAAAATTGAAGACGTTGGAATGCGTCGTCTTAAAGCAGAAGGCCAAGGGTATGTTTATACCTGGACAGGTCGCAGGCTTCCTTGCGATGAAGATCGAGTTTACACGCTGCTTAACTATCTAGCTCAGGGAGGCGCGGCTGAGATCTTTAAGGCAAATCTTGTAAAACTAGATCAGGCAGACTTAACCGAACTTCTTATCGTTCCTGTACACGATGAAATTGTTCTCAACGCGCCACGTAAGGACGTTGATGAAATCAAACGCATTGTTAAGGAATGTATGACTACTACCGAAGGGTGGGCAGTTCCACTTACAGCAGGCATTGATGGTCCTATGGAGAACTGGGGAGAGAAGTACTAGTGAAACGTATATGGAGCCAAGTAAGAGATGCGCAGGCGCCGCTAAGAGTCAAAGTTGTTCTTGTGCTTCTTGTCTTGTACTTACTTAATCCTATTGATCTAATTCCAGACTTTATTCCTGTCTTGGGTCAACTTGATGACATACTAATCAGTGCGGCAGTTCTTCGCTGGGCCTCAAAGTACATTGATCTTGACATAAAGAAAGTAGCAAAATGAAATATATTCTTTCTGTAGACCCAGGCAAGGCAACAGGCATGACTTTATTCTCGTTTGAGCGCGGTGAAGAACCTGTCTTACTCTGGGCTGGGGAATATCAACAAGAAGAATATGCTAAGCCTATTCGCGACACACTTGTTGAATATCCTGATGTGACCGTTGTCTGTGAGCGCTTTATCATTAACGCCCAGACTGCTAAAAAGACACAGGCTCCCTACAGCCTTGAGCAAATTGGCATTCTTAAGCAATGTCTTATGGACGCAGGAAGAAAGGCAGATGATGTTATCTTCCAGTCACCTTCCGACGCCAAGGCGATGTTTGATAATCCTAAACTTAAGAAGCTAGAATACTGGTTTGTTGGCGGTGACGGACACGCACTCGATGCGATACGACATGCCCTTCTTCAGTGTGTAAAGCTCGGATGGATCCCTAGAAGGCTCCTACAATAAATAAAGTAGATACTAAGCAGAAATGATAAACATTTTCTGTTAAATCCTGTTAGTATAGCGAAATAATGACGAAAGGAACGACAAACAGTGCCAGTTGACGTAGAGCTTGATGAATCAGGCAAGCACGTAGTTATCAATACTGAGTGGCGTCTTAAGGAACTTTGCAAGAGTATTCCAGGAGCAAAGTGGGATGCAAAAACTCAGGTTTGGAACGTGCCTACAAGTTGGGCAACATGTTTAGCGTTACGCAGTACCTTCAAAACTGACCTTCAAATTGGCCCTAGATTGACCGCGTGGGCAACCAACGAAGTTACCACACGTATTACCCCAGCGAACACTTTGCGTGACCTAGAAACCCTGGAAGAGGGCAACGAGGACCTGTTTCCCCACCAGCGCGCAGGCGTTAAATTCCTATCAGTAGCCCGTAGAGCATTACTTGCCGATGAGCCTGGTCTAGGTAAAACAGCGCAGGCAATTAGAGCACTAAAGAAGCTTCAAGATGACGGGGAAGAAGTATTCCCTGCGCTTATCGTATGCCCTAACACATTGAAAAAGAACTGGAAGCGTGAGTTCGACATGTGGTGGCCTGGAGTTGATGTAGAAGTTATTAAAGGTTCAGCTACCGCACGTCGCAAGATCTTTGAAAACGAAGCTGATGTGTACGTTATTAACTGGGAGTCCTTGCGCTCACATTCTCGTCTTGCGTCCTACGGGTCTATTGCCCTTGCGCGGTGTCAGGAGTGCGGCGGGCATGATGAAAAGGTTACTGTAAATCGCTGTGAGGTTCACAAGCGCGAGCTTAACATGATTGATTTCAAGTCTGTCGTCGCAGATGAGATCCACCGCTCTAAGGAGCCAAAATCAAAGCAATCTCGTGCCCTATGGGCTGCAACAGGAGATGCAGATATTCGTTTTGCACTAACAGGCACGCCTATTGCCAACAACGTATTAGACTTATGGTCAATCCTTCACTGGTTATCACCTGAAGAGTGGCCAAGCAAGACACGTTGGGTTGACCGTATGGTTAACGTTATGTTGAATGCCTTCGGCGGCATGATGGTGTTAGGCGTAAAGCCTCACATGGAGGAAGAATTCTACGCAACTGTAAATCCTCGCATGCGTCGTATGCTTAAGGCAAAGGTATTGCCTTGGCTTCCTGAAATGATGTTTGAACGTCGCGATATTGAAATGTCTACTAAGCAAAAGAAAGCTTATGACCAGATGCGTGACACTATGATTGCAGAGCTTGAAAACGGCGAGGCAATTACCGCGCCTTCAGCACTAACACAGACAATCCGTCTGCTTCAGTTTGCAAGTTCTTACGCAGAAATGGATGTAAACGAGGAAACTGGAGAGATGCGTGCAATTCTTGCCGAGCCTTCGTGCAAGGTTGATTCTCTTATGGACGATATCTCAAACGGTGACTTTGGCGATGACTCAGTTGCGGTTTGCGCTGTATCACGACAACTTATAGATTTACTTAGTGCAGAAATGACTAAGGCTAAGATTCCACATGGTCTCATCACTGGCGCCCAGGATGAAGATGAGCGTCAACAAGCAGTTGACGATTTCCAATCCGGCAAGATCAAGTGGATACTTTTTACAGCACAGGCTGGCGGTGTTGGAATTACACTTACTGCAGCTCGTCGTTTAGTAATGTTACAGCGTCCGTGGTCACTTGTAGATCACAAGCAGGCACTTGACCGTGTGCACCGTATTGGATCTGAAATTCATGACTCGATTATCGTCACAGACTACGTCACAGATGGCTCCATCGAGGAAAGAGTTATTCAGGTCCTGTCAACTAAGGCTGATAACTTTGAACAAATCGTAAAGGACAAGGATAAGCTTCTCTCACTACTCAAAGACGATAAGGCAGGAAAACTATGACCGATCCAATAAGAATCTCAAACTCGGAGATTCAAACCTTCAAGGACTGCCGCAGACGATGGTGGCTTAGCTACTACCGTCGCCTTCAACCTAGAACTCAGCAGATGACTGGTGCTCTTGCACTTGGATCTCGTGTTCACGAAGCTCTTGATATGTACTACGGCAAAGGTATTCCACTTCTTGAGGCTCACTCTGAACTTGTTGCAAAAGATAAGCTCATTCTTGAGGAATCATTTCGCGATACCTACGATTTAGACTCTGAGGCAGAGCTTGGACGCATTATGCTCGAGGGTTACCTTCAATGGGTAGATGAAAATGGAATTGACGCAGAACTAGAGATGATTTCTACTGAAGAGATCATCGAGATGCCTTTGCTTAACGGTGAGGTTATCCTTCAAGGTAAGATTGATATGCGTGTTCGTCGCAAGGCTGACGGAGTGCGCATGTTTAGAGACTTTAAGACAGTCGGCGGCTCATTTACCGACTTCTCTGCCATGGCGCACATGAACGAACAGATTCTTACTTATATGATGCTTGAAACAGCGCAAAATAAAGAAGGTGAACGCTCTGAAGGCGGAATCTTTACTATGCTTAAGAAGGTTAAGCGCTCTGCAAATGCAAAGCCTCCTTTCTATGAGCAAATTGAGGTACGACATAATGTTTTTGCCTTGCGCTCGTTTTGGCAACGTATCCACGGTGTTTTAACAAACATGATGGACGCACGTAAGGCGCTTCAAGAAGGTGGAGATCATCGTTTTATCGTGTACCCTAGTCCTTCGCGCGACTGCAAGTGGAAATGCTCATTCTTCTCAATATGTCCGATGTTTGACGACGGTTCAGCAGCTGAAGCTGCACTTGAAGACGCGTTCCAACCTTCGGATCCATATGCCTATTACGGCGTTGAAGAGAAGAAGGGTAACGCTTAATAATGTTACAAACAAACAAAGAGATGAAAGGAAACAGTGATGTCTGACGTACAACGTTCGTTGACAATCATGGTTTACGGCGAATCAAAGGTTGGTAAATCAACCTTCGCAGTAACCGCACCATATCCGCGTCTCATGCTTGACGTTGAGGGTGGGCACAGATTCCTACCTATCACCGTTAAGTATTGGGACCCTATTAGAGAAGAACCTCCAGTTGCTGATGGCACCTGGGATACTGTAGTCGTTAACGTTCGCGACTACGATGTTGTTCTCAAAACATTCCAGTGGTTACAAACTGGAAAGCATCAGTTCAAGTCACTTATCATTGACTCTATCTCTGAACTTCAAGTGAAGTGCATGGATTCAATTGCAGGCACTGAACAAATGAAGATGCAACAATGGGGCGAGCTACTTCGTCACATGGGTGCGCTATTGCGTGATCTGCGTGACTTAACAATGCACCCTACACAACCATTAGAAGCTGTTGTATTGACTGCTATGGCACGCCCTGGAGCAGACGGTCGTTCACGTCCGTACCTACAGGGTCAGCTTGCAATTCAAGCACCTTACTTCTATGACATCCTTGGCGCAATTACAGTAGAAACGTTTCCTAATCCGGACCCACTGCAATCACCGTTTAAGGCACGTCGTATGTACGTAGAACGCACAGACGAATACGAAGCAGGCGAGCGAGTACAAGGTCGACTTGGAAAGATCGTTGAACAAGAAAACCTTGGAATCGAACGCATGCTTGACATGATTTTCGGTCCAAGTGTACCAGCAGTAACACCACCAACAACTAAGTCAGGAGAATAAACCAGATGAGTTCACTCAATTGGGGCGATCTTGTAAAAGACGCCGGAGATGTAGGCAGTTTCGAACCACTACCAGATGGTGACTACGATCTCGTAGTTCAGGAAGCTGTTGCAAAGGTTTCACAATCAGGCAAGACTATGTTCTCGCTTAAAGCACAGGTCCAGGGCGGCGCACATAACAAGCGTCTTGTTTGGGATAACTTAGTTGTTACTCCAGAATCACCTGCTGCTCTTGGTATGTTTTTCCGCAAGATGGCAGCTCTCGGTCTAGGCCGTGAGTTCTTTGCAACCAGTCCTTCTAACGCTGCAATCGAGCAGGCAGTTAAGGGTCGCGCATTTCGTGCACAAGTTGGCTCTCGCACATGGCAAGGCCAAAAGAAGAACGAAATTAAGATGTACTATGTAGCTACAGCGCCAGCAGGTATTCCTGCTTCCCCTGCAGCTGCAGCGCCTGCACCAGCGCCTGCACCTGCACCAGCGCCTGCACCTGCACCAGCGCCAGTAGTTGCTGCTGCTCCACCTTCAGCACCCTTCTAAATAGTACGCTAAGTACGTCTGGTTTATCACCTATTCCTGGTACAGTGAATAGGTGATATTCCAAATCTACTTAGAAAGGTAGTGGGTATGAAGATAATCGTTACGGGTTTTACTGCGCTCCAGATTAACACTGAGAAGCGCACAATCCAAAAAATTGACGTGCCTGCTTCTATCGTCAAAGCATTACGAGAAGCTGGTCACGATGTTGATTGGCGCAAGGTTACTCCTGGCGAGGATCTGTCGTCTTATGATGCAGCGTGGGTAAACCTTGCACCGTTAAACTCACTTAACGGACGTCAAGGCGCTATGGGTGCGCTATACGTTTTATCATCAGGCTTGCCTTGCGTAGGATTCTTTGATGATTGGCAAACAAATACAGTATTTAACGGCGCTCGCGCTTTAATTCGTAAACCAGAGATGTTGTATAAGCATCTACTTGTAGGAACTGAACATCGCGGTGACGAAGGCGCAACTTACTTTAGTCGTGCAGATATTGACGCAGCTCTCGAGCGTGTCAGAGAATTAAACCCGGCGGCCGCTAAGAAGTGCTACGTTGAACGTTACTACATGATGGATACAGACGAGAACGTTCAGCCTTATGAAAAACGTTTAGTAGAGGCAGCACGTGATCTCATAGCAGATCGTTGGACTGCAGGTATGGTTCCAGTTTGTCCTATGTATTCTTTCGGTGATAGATCTATCGTGCGCAAGCGCATGCCTGTTGAGCTAGGACCTATTGAAGCTCTTGACCCAACATCAACTGTAATTCCAACACTTCAACCAGTAACTGCGCTTCAGCCAGAGCACAAGAAAAAGGCTTGGGTTCTTGGAGCTCTTATGCCACATGACACCTGGCTTGAAAGAAAAAATCCTGATTGGCATGTAGAAATTGTAGGCAGTCGTAAACTTATTAAGAAGCTTGGCGGCCAACGTTTTGATACCGAACAAGATGTACTTGAATTTTACAACAAGCACTGGGGAATTCTTTCTCCACCGTATCCACACGCTGGTTCTGGTTGGTGGCGCTCACGTTTCCTCTACGCAGCGCATGTCGGCTCTATTCTTGTAACCGATAAGGGTGAGGGCGATCCATTAGGTGATGCGTATAAGTTAAAGATTCCTGATGTTGAAAAGATGACAGACACGCAATTGCATGAAGCAGCAATGGCGCAACGCGCCGCTCTTGCTCCATATTTACCAGAATACTCCGCATTTGTTGAACACTGTGACCGTATCATTAAGCGTGCAGTTGCAGAAGATAAAGGCATAGCAAGAAATGCAGACGGTACTCTCGTATGAGTAAAATTCTTATCACAGGTATGACTGCATCTCATGCGTCAGAGAAGGCTAACCTGCGCTCGTTATCTTTTGCCGGAGTAATGAGACGTGTTCTTGAACAACAAGGTCACGAGGTTATTCAGGAAAACCCAGAGGTATCCTGGAACACAAAGGATCTTGAACAATACGACGCGGTACTTGTCGGCATCAGCCCTATTACAAGTTTAAGTGCAAATCATGTCTATGGTGCGTTAAGTGTTATGGATGTGCTGCTTGATTCACCTAAGCTGCATCTATTTATTGACGCGCCAGAGCCTGCAAAGATTACTGCAAGCCTACGCGCAATGGTTAAGACGCCTGACAACCTCACCAAGCCTTTTTACTCGTACCGCAAGGGATTTAGCCACGCGTCGGAATCGAACATGCTTAATAACCTTATAGAGGTAATAGAGGACCTTCTCACAAAGCCTTGGCCTGTAACGTTGTATCCGTCATTGCCATGGACAAACGAGGAAGAGCACGTTGCAAATCTTTTACCTGAAGGAGCGCGTGATTCTCTTAAGGCAATTAACTTAGATTCATTTTTAATCTCAACACAGGACATGATTGAGACAGAGCGTCGTGATAAGTGGGCAGTGGAAAATTACTCTACGCGATGGGTTAAAACAACTACGGCTACATTGTCAAATCCTACTGTCCCTATGAAGTGGAACAAGTCATGGAGCGACGCGCAGGTTGATGTACAAATTGCAGCTAGCATAGGCGCTCTTATTCCACCGTATTCTTCAAGCACGTGGTGGAGTTATAGATACGCTCAATGCATGAACGCATTAACTGCAATCGCTACAGACTGGAAAGAAAGTAGTATTCTTGGGTCTTCCTGGACGCATCTTGCCTCAAGTATTGAAAGTATGTCCCAGGAGGAGCGTACTACGCTTGCACTAGAACAACGTAAGACGTATCTAGCGAGCATTCCTACACGAAGAGAAGCAACCATAAACCTAACACAGGCGTTAGGTTTATTTACGAGAAAAGAGCAAACCAATGTCTATCTTGTTCAATAACTGGTTAAGACGTACACGTGATCTACAAAAAGATGTGTACTTTATTAACTATGAAGAAATGGAAGGCGATAAGCCTCAAAATATTCGTCGTCTAGTTGAGTATATGCGTTGGAACATGCTCGCCATCGATGACGAACTTGCAGAGATGCGTCAGGCAATATCGTGGAAGCCTTGGCAACATGATGCTCCATACGCAGATCGTGAAGAGATCATCAAGGAGGCTGTTGACGTCTTGCACTTTGTCGCAAATATCATCGTTGCGGCGGGCGGAACTGACGAGATGCTCGATAAGTTCTATCTTGAAAAGATGGAACGCAACAAGGAACGCCAGCTTAATGGGTACAAGGTTAAGGACGTAGGAGTAAAGTGTACTCTATGTCAGCGCGCAATTGATGACGTCGGCCGCGGCGCAAGCCCGGATATGTGTGCTAAATGTTTGCCTAAGGAGGTAGATTACAGTGCCTGAGATTAACAAAGAGTGGATTAAAGAACAAATGCAGGAGGCAAAGGTTAAGGTAGGAGTTGGAAATGCACTACTAAAACTTCTTTCCGCGTGGGAACCTTTGAAGTTATCTAATCCTCAGCAAAAAGAGGTATTAGCGCTATTTAACCAACTTGCACTTGGCTACGCTATAACACCAGAGGTTGCTAATGAGATATGGGTTGACGCACAACCAGGAGCGATTACTGTTGGAGATCAGGTACGCGTAAAACTTGACGCATATCAAGGATCTACTGGTGCGATGCATAACGGACGCAGAGGTAAGGTTGTTGGAATTCGCTATGGCGATATTATCTTTAAGTCTAATGACGACAAGCAGCCTGTACTTGATGGCTCACACTACGCGCCTTATCAACTTCAGAAGAAAGTTCAATAATGAGATCTACAGTTGAGTTCTACATTACAGGATCTACCTTAACTGAGATTATGGAAGGTGCTAAGAAGCGTTGGCAAGATTTTTGCGGTGACGAAAGCGCAACCTTGCCTACGGACTCAGAGTTGCAGATCAAGGATAAACTTGATGACGGCAACATACTTACAGGGATCATCACTATTCGCACGAAGGTAGAAGACAAATGACAGAAAATGATGCAGTAGTTCAGTATCGCGTTGAGGCTTTACGCGAGGCCGCAAAAATAATTGCAGGTGATAGGGACGCGCAATACGGAAGACCTGAGGAAAACTTTGCACGTATATCGAAGGTATGGTCAATGATTCTTGGAGTCGATATATCTACCGAAGACGTTGCAATGATGATGGTCGGGTTAAAGGTTGCACGCTACGCAAACAAGTCTGGGTTCCAGGGAGACACTTGGATTGACATCGCGGGATACGCGGGTTGCGGGTATGAGGTAGGTATGTTGGAGCTAGAAAAGAACGCTAATCTTTCTGCGTAAATAACGCGCGGTAAGTAAGATGTCGGTATAAGGTCCTACCCTAGGAACTACGAAGGGCTAAGCCTTGTCACAACATACCTTTATTGACTGCAACGGCCTTGCCGCGTTCATGAGTCTCGGCTTTGTGCAAAATGACATGAAGATGATTCAACGCACTGGAACATTAAACTTTGGAAATGCTGTCGCAGATAACAACCGTCATCTTCTTGGAGATGACTGGACAGCAGAATTTTCAGATGATCCTAACGAATGGCGCGTGCAAAAAGCAGACATAGTTATGGGCTGTCCTCCCTGCTCTGGTTGGTCCGTATGGTCTGGCCCAGCAAATCGTGGACCTGACTCTAAGGCGCACGAGCACACCGTAGCCTTTATGAAATACGCAGGACGAGTGAAACCACGCGCTATTGTTTTTGAGTGTGTTCAACAGGCGTATACACAGGGACGCGATGTAATGGTTAAGTATCGCGACATGGTTGAACAGATCTCAGGTAAAAAGTATGACCTATACCACGTTAAAGAAAACAACCTACAGGTTGGTGGATTTTCGTATCGTCCTCGCTACTTCTGGGTAGCAGTTGAATCAGGGCTTAAGTTTTCAACTCCGATTACCGAGCCAAAAGAACTTCCACGCATTATGGACATCATCGGTGATCTTGCGGAGATGCCTCAGACATGGAACAAGCAAAAGTACACCGCGCCTGCTCCTTCTAAGTGGGTTAAGCATCTACGCACAAAGGACGGAATGGTTGACGGTCACATCGGTAAAACAAATATTCATGCGCAGCGCATTGAAGAGATCTTTAGTATCATCGGAAATGACGGCTGGGAAGGAAATGGCGACACTGGGCAAGCGCTAAAGAAAGCGGTAGACTTAAACGACGGTAAGTTTCCGCAAAAATGGATTGACATTTCTCCTCGCGTTATTCGTAATAACTTTAAGCTAGGGTTTTCACAGCCGTATCGTTGGAAAGAAGATCACTGGTGTAACGTATTGACTGGCTCCGCGCTAGATCACGTTGTTCACCCGACGCAGCCACGACTTATTACACATCGAGAATCTGCTCGTATGCAGGGACTTCCTGATGATTGGAATATTGAAGCTGCACGCGACTACTCACTTCTTGCGGCTGTATGGGGAAAGGCTGTTCCAGTGCAGGCTGCCAACTGGCTTGGAAATGCTGTTAAGGATTCACTTGATGGGAATCCACAAGGACCAGACGCAGAGTTAATCGGAGATCGTGAATATCTTATCGACGCAGATAAGGGATTCTCTAGACACTACGCTAAGAAAAAGTGGTACAGTAGCCCTATGGAGACTGCTAGTTAATGAGAAATCTGCGCACGTATGATAGTGATCCCGTGCCAGTCTGCGAGCGCTGTTGGATTGAAGAAAACAGTTTGTGGGAAGCTGACAGCGTTGATATCAACGGCAACATCATTACCCGTCTTATTAACGTCACCATACCCATCGAGCTATCCCCTGGTGCAGTTGGCGATTGCTACATATGTGGCCGTCTAACCGTTGTTGGAATATATGTCTCATCCAGTGAACTTGATGGGCTAGACTTAGAGGAAGAACTTGAGGAAGAACCGGCACAGGAGGAGCCTAAGCCCGACGAGCTATAGTTCCTGTTATAATTTACACAATGACGAACGGACGAATACATGCAAACATTTGTACCACAAACTGACTCCTTTGAGCGTATTGCTCAGGAGCTAGATAACAAGCGCCTTAACAAACAGGTACTTGAGGCATGGCAGCTTATGCTTGTCCTTACCTCGCTAAATCCACAAGGCGAGCACCGTGACCCTAAAGGCTGGCGCAATCACCCTGCGGCGAAGATGTGGGAAGGCCACGAAAAAGCCCTAGCCTTATACGCAACTACAATGTGTGACGAGTGGCTTAAGCGCGGTTACAAATCTACGATGATTCCTAAGATTCAAGGAACATTAACTCGCGCGCTTGAGCTAGATCGCATCAGCGACGAGCTAACATTCCCTTACTGGTTTAAGGATAAAGACACATACGAGCAAATCGCATCTACCCACAGGGTTGCGCTACTGCGTAAGGACTACGAGTGGTACTCACAGTTTGGCTGGCCAGAGGATAAAGGTTATCGCCCTGAGTATTATCAATATCTATGGCCTGACGTCAACGGTGTCCTGCAACTAGGCACCTACAACAATATGTAGGCATTGCTCAGTGACTCTTAGAGACACTTTCATACCTATCCTGAGGTAATTTATTACTTAAAAATAATCTGCGTTTATCCGCGCAAACATCTACCTTGTAGTGTAATATTCCCTTAACGACAGCACGCTAAGGGGAATTGTGAAAGACTCACGTATAGGTGAGCTTTTGTGGAAGGAATGGACGGGTGAAGGCTACGAGCCTCTTCACGACTATTCGGTTACCTTCTTCACAGAGGATCATGTAGATCTAGAGAACGAGCTTATTCGTCGCGCATTGGCATCTGCCCTCCAGCGTGACGGTGTATCCGTGTCATTAGGCAACGGATTTAAGTATCTTGATTCTTCATTGATTAACTATGGCTATGCGGGAGAAGTAGATGGCGACAACGAGTTAACAGCATGTGATGAAGATGGCGAAACACGCGAAGGCGACGGTGTAGACAACCTAACTCCTGTTACATGGGTTGAGGTAGTCGCAGAATGAGCGGATCGTTAGACTTAGGCTGGCAAAAAGATTCTGCATGTGGGCAACAGGTAAACGACGAGTTTAAGGACTTCTTCTTTTCATCTGAGCCTGCAGAAAAATATCAAGCAAAGAATCTTTGCTTCTCATGTCCTGTAAGAAAAGAATGCTTAAAGTGGGCGTTAGAGCATAAGCAGATCTGGGGTATCTGGGGAGGAAAGGACGAAGGAGAAATTCGTCGCACACTTTCCGTATCATGGAACGGGCAGGAATCTCGACGTCAACGTTTTCCGCAGTGTCCATTTTGTAATGCACGACCAAATAAACTTAAGACATTAGTTTTAGACGTTCCAGGCGGAGGGCGTTGGGCAACAATGCGTCTTGTTCAATGTGAGGCTTGTGATTTTACCTGGCGCTCACGAACAAGTGCAAATGCGGTTGATGCATATCATGTTCAACGCGAGGAAAAATTAGCAAAGAGCGAGCGCGACAAGGAAAAGAAAAAGAAGCCTAAGAAGGGAAAACCTCTACTGTAGCCAGCGATCCTTATACGCCGCAGCTCTATCTTCCTTATCCTTTAGATACTCGTACCACCAACGCGATGCGCGTGCATTTTCTGATAGCGTCAGGATACCATAGATAGTTCTGTTATCTAAGTATTGTGTAATTTTCTTATCGCGCGCGGAGTTAGAAAAGACCATGTACTCCCAGCGGTCAGAATCCTCTAGGTATGAAAGCTCTGAAAGATACTCACGCTTAATGAGGTATGTGCAGTGAACACACATGCACTCGACTATTCCTTTAACTCTTTGATCCAGTATGTGGTAGTAGCTATCGTTTGCCACGATTGAACCGTAGTCATCTACGATGTGATGGTAGTTAGCGTAATACTGTCCAAGGTGTCCTTCGCGCTCCTTGGCGGTTTCCTCGTCATCTACGTTATCACCAAACGCAACAGCATAGCGAATAAACGGAGCAACGATTGGCAGGTTAAGTTTAATAAGCTCGTTCAACGTCTCTGGGAAAATAAAGTTATCGACGTCAACTACAAAGTAGTATTCGCAGTTGGTTTCTAGACACTCGTTAAAACTTTGCTGGCGAATCTTTGCAAGTACCCTAAAACGTTCGCCATTCCACTCGTGTTGCTTAAAGCGCTCGACAGCCTGCTCGACGTTTTCAGTCTCGTACTTGTAACCCTTATATAGATGCCCGTTCTTTTCAACCCAGTTATTTAAGATTTGAAGGGTATTATCGGTGTTGTTATTTGTGCGGATATATAAAAATAATTTTTCCTTAGGGTAATCCCACGCCTCAAGCGACTCAAGAAATAGAGGTAGTACCGCTTCCTTTTGCTTTACAAGAAGTGCAACAAATACATCAGGCTGTTCCATTTAGTTGTGCCTCAATTCCTGCTCGATAAAATCTTAGGTTTGTCTTTAAACGTTCGTCGTCAGGGTTACCGGCAAGCGCTAACTCTCCATATTGTACAGCCTTATCTCTGTCACCTAAATAATGTGCAGATAGTCCGCGCATGTCGTCAAGTTGCCAACGCCATAGCGCCTCGGATGAAAGATAGTGATCTGTCTTAGCGCATGCGGCGACAAGCTTACATGTTTCCCAGACTCCGCCCCAGTCGCCGGAGTCGTAGTAGCAGCGAACTTTTTCGTAGTAATTTTCTCCACAAGGATCAATTTCAATTGCCTTGTCTGCCCAGGCGTGCGCTTCTTCCTTCTTGCCGATGTTGCGCAAAGCCTCCGACGCCCAACGACAGACTGCCGCGCGTTCGATATACCAGTCTTTACTAAACTCAGTTACCTTTTCAGCCGCGCTAATAACAAGTTCCCATTGTCTATAGAAGTAATACTCACGGCATAGGTAAACCCATATGCGGTGATCCTCGCCAAACTCTTTTGACGCGGCGACAAGCATAGGCAAGTATTGGCCGCGAGATTTTGTATCGTCAGGCTTGTGATACATCTTAACTCCGTGAATTTGGCAGCTGATAGCTTCCGTATCAAGCGAAGGAACAAAAACCTCGTGAATTGGATATTTCCAATACATCTTGTGTCGTGAGTGAAGGCGGCAACCCCACCAAACGTGTCCGGTGTCAAACTCACACCAACCTTTTGTAGCTCCGTCTACCCACTGCTTCTTAACTTCCTCAAAGAAGTTCTCATCTACGAGCTCGTCCATGTCTAAGCTCAAACAGACATCTATGTCGTTAGGCAGCAGACTTTGTGCGGTGTTACGGGCGACATCAAAGCGCCAAGGCTTGACGCTAATCTCATAGACAGTCACGCCGTGCTCGCGTAGGATCTCAACGGTGCGGTCTGTGGATCCAGTGTCGCATACAAGGCGGAAGTCCGCACCCTTTGTAGTTTCAGCCCAGCGGGCAGCGTGTTTTTCTTCATTCAACGAGATGGCGTATGCGGCAACTTTCATGTGGATACCTTATCAAGAATATATTTAGAAAGTGTTCTTTTACTTACTAAAACTTTGCTATAAATACGCCAGTAATGTCAAACTCTTTATGTTCAATGATTCCAGGGAAAGCCTGAAGAACTCTCTCGGTAGACCAATCTTCCTCGTGGTGGATCTCGTAAGGGTTTCCGCCCCACGCACCTTGCGGATGATGACCGATAGGTATAGAGATCATCGCGTGTCGAGCTTGCTTAGAAACAGCTTCCCCCGCCACCGCCTCCTCCAACAACAATAACTGACACATTTGCTGGACTTGAACTTGAGCCAACTGGTAAGGATGTGCTACCTGATGTAGTAAAGACTTGTTTAAGAGTTGGTGTAGTAGAGACTGTAGTCCATTCCAGACCTGTTGTAGATAAAGATGATGCGGTCAGTACTTGACCATCAGTGCCCACTGTAAGAGGAGCAGCAGTAGTAGACCCTGTTCTTACAACGAGGGCGCCTTTATCTCCACCAGTGGTTCCAGTTGCTCTTGCCTTTGTCATCTATCTATGTCCTTTACTATGTTTTTATTGCGCTTTTTATAAGACCATTCTCTCATTGTTATGGGGTTTTGTAGGTGTAAATATACCACATTTTTTTTGCGTTAAAAACCTAAAATGACTCTGTTTTCCATGCTTTATAAGCCGGTCCAAATATACTTCCATTTCCCGCACGATAATGTTGTATGGACTCTTTATGAATAATGTAAGAGTTCGCACCTAAAAACTCTTGTACGCCCTCTTTAGTTTTTTCTAACGTTTTTAATATTGAATTTGTAAAAATTATGTACCCAACCTCATTTATTTCGTAATCAACTACGCTTTTATACGTTATATTTTCATAGTACTTGTTTTTAATGCTAATTAAAAGCTCTTTTAAAAAAATACTAGATGATTCTGATGCAAAAATAGACTGTGTATATCCCCATATATTAGGTTCGCTAGAAACAACAAATTTTGAATCTGTTTTTAACCAACTTTCTATTGGTTTTTTACAAATCATATCAAGATCAGTATATAAACCCCCATTTATATAAAGGCACATATACCTCCATAGATCTGACCTTAATACGTCTAATTTATAGGAGGTGTATATATTTTTCCACTCTTCACCAAAATGCTCTTCTACAAATATGGCTCTTTCTTTTCCAGAAACATATTTAAATTCCCAATCTGGATTTAAAGATTTCCAAGATTCAACACACTCTTTAGCCTTATCTGGAAGCTCGTCATATTCAGACTCATATGTTTGCCAAATTATTTTATTTATCATTTTTAAATACTTGAACTTAATGGCGGTGTTACGCCTTCATCCCACACAGCCCTAAAGCACTCTTTGCATACACCCTCATATGCTTTTTGAATTGCATTTTTTCTTTCTTGACTATTCCAAATATCTTTAATTGTTCTATTATTTATGTTTTCATACACTGTTTCATAATTAAAATCTGCACAACACAAATAAACGTTTCCTGTAGCAGAAATAAATAATTCTTCTTCTGTGTAGTTAAATCCACACCCAATAACTTTTCCATGCTGTTGGGTTTTAATTGCTGCTTGGTTTGAGATGACTTTTAAGCTAGAGAGAATGTTTGTTCTATCAGATAAATTGTTTCTTAAAAAAACCATAATGTTTGGAAACATTGATTGCATTGTATTCACTATTTTTTTATGCTCTTCATCGCTATAAAATGGAGCATTTTCCAAAACTTCCATCCATCCACCATTTTCAAACTTAGCTTCTGGACTAATTCCATTAACTAATATCATTAATTTTTTTCCGCTAAAAGTTTGATACAAGGTGTCATTTGCGTATTGCAAATTGGCAATTAACTTATCAAAAATTTTTGGATTAAATCCCGTAAACCTTGACCACTGTTCTCGTTCTATAGAAGGAACATTTAAAATAATATCTGTTACAACATCTCGATAATCATTTATCAAATCTGATTTGTTCGGCGTCAAATTAACACCGTTTGAAAATAAATACATTTTAATGTTGTATTTACGATGAAGGGCAAGCATCTCTTCAAAATGAGGGTATAAAAGAGTTTCATTATAATGAATTGGGTTATTATATATTTCAATATTGTCGGCAACAAAATCTCCGCGACCTTCATCAATTTGCTTAAGGATACTTTCCATAGTTTCTATGGTCATAGTTCCCCGATTTTCTTTTGGATTGCCCAAATATGCTACTGGGCAAAACCAACATTTTGCGTTGCATAATCCATTTGGGTCTATGTTTATGTGCCTAATCATTATTAGAAATCCATTCTTTAAGACCCACTTGTGGAGACCAGTTTAATACAGATTTTGCTTTTTCTATGTTGGAAAGAGTCTCTTTTGCCTCCGTTGGACGCGGTTTAGTGTAAATAACGTTGTGATTAAACATGCTAGCAACTTCATTAATTGAGTAGTTTACTCCACTACCAATGTTAAATACTTGTCCCAAAAATGTGGGGTCTACATCTTTTGTTGCAGCTAAAATATTGGCGTTAACTACATCTTTAACATACGTAAAGTCACGGCGTTGTTCACCATCCCCTACAATAGTAAGCGGCATCTTAATTTCTTTTTGTCTTTTAAACGTACCAACAACGGGCGCATAAATACCCTTTACTGGTTGGCGTTCTCCATAGACATTAAAATAACGTAAAGAAATAGTTTCTAAACCGTGGTGATTTGTATAAAAGCGGCATAGATCCTCACCGTTTACTTTAGAAATAGAATAGGGGTTTAAACAATCGTTAGGTTGAGTCTCCACATTGGGCACTAGGTTTTTTCCATAAGCGGAAGAAGTAGACGAATAAACAACCCTTTTTACGCCCGCTTCTTTTGCACATTCTAAAACAGTTGCTGTTCCCAAAGAGTTTACACGTATAGTTTCAAGAGGTTCATTTATCGTTCTTTGAATACGAGCTTGGGCAGCAAAATGAAACACGTAATCTGCCTTAAAATAAAGTCCTTTGGTTTGATCGTAATCGCATATGTCTAATACGTGGTTTTCAGCCTTTGAGTTCCAATAAAACTTTTCATTAGAAACAGCCGATTCATTGTCTATGACCACTACTTCGTGACCCTGACTTATAAGCGCATCTACTAAATTAGAGCCTATAAATCCAGCTCCGCCTGTAACCAGTGCTCTCATATTGCTCCTAATAATATTTTTCTATATTAATATTTTTTTTATTTAATTTTACAAGGATATTAGAATACGCTTTATCAAACTCTTCCCACGAATTAAGTTTTTTCCATTCACCAATTGACATGCTATTTTTATTAATGTTTTTAGCAAAATATTTTTTTAATCTTTCTTCATTATTTATATTTAAAAACTTTAATATTTTACCCTGTTCAAAAATTGATTGTTTTTCAACAAAATCTTCTAATCGTACGTTTATGTATTGCTCTTTATTTATCTGGTTTAATGACTCAAAAGACTGTGTAATCCTATCGTACCACCAATCAAGGCAGTCAAATTCATTTTTAGACCCCTCTACAGAAAAGTAGTCTCTCATTTTATAGATAGAATAGGCAGAGTCTCTGCCATCTCTAAACATATGAATAAACTTAGAATCTGGCATTATTTGAGTTATTCTGTGAGAATACCTTATATTTGATGGGGTTGAGTCACCTATATATAAAGATCCTTGCTTAAACCCCTTTTGTTTTATAATAAGATTAAAATAAAAATTTTTAATTGTTTCTTCAGTTATATTTGCATTTATTTTTTTTAAGTCGTCAAAGAGTTCTTCAATATCTATAAAATTTTGTAACCCTATAGTTTTATTAGTTCCATACTTCCATGTTTTTTCAAAGTATGTGTTAAAGGTAGAAATATTTTTTGTTTCAAATAAATCTAAAAGGCCGTGTTTTTCTGTTAGAACTCTTATTTCTATTGGGTTACTTGCATAAATTTTTGAATGGCTTCCTAAATACTCTAAGCAAACAGTTGTTCCACTTCTTCCTGTTCCACCAACAAAAAGTGGGATCATTTTTCAAAAAAGCTTCTATAAAAATTGTTTGTTTTTGACATGCCATTTATTTCATTAAAAAACTTTTCCCTGTACACTACTCTTAAATCGTCATCGTATCTTAAAATCATATTATCATCAGTAACTTCTGCATAATATAAAACCTTATCTAACCTTCTCCAAGTAAATGGATTTTGTTTACAGTAGCGCACTACTCTTTGCCAGTAGTCTTCGTCACCACTGTACTCTGTATTATCAAAATAACCAAATATTTCAAAAGCTTTTTTGCTAAAAAATCCGTGGGCTATATTTATCATTGGTGTAAAAGGTGGGTTGTACCATTCTGGTGGAGGATTTCCTATTCTTATTTCTAAATCTTGAACGTTTAAAATATTTTCATCTTCATTAAAAACATTTAAAATTTCTTCAAACCTTGTTGGTTGTGAAAAGTCATCGGCATCGTGAGTTGTATAAATGTCGTAATCTTCTGTTTCCATAAAACGTATTCCAAGATTTTTACTATAAAAACACCCTTTATTTTTTTCATTGCTTATAACACGAACTCTTGGATCGTATAAAAATTTATTTGCTTCTTCTAAAGAGTTATCTGAAGAGTTATCGTTGATTATAACTAAAGAAAAGTTTTCATGTGTTTGCTCAAGGATGCTATGAACAGCCCGTTTTAATAAACGAGCTTCGTTGTACACAGGTAATGAGACTAATATTTTTTTTGTCATATGCTGTATCCTAAATTTTCAAACTCCCATTGCCAACTATCTTGAATCATGTTTAAGTGGCTTTGATTAAAAACATCTGTGTATACAATATTAGTTGGCCTAAACGCTTTTTCTCTTATTTTTAATTGTATTTTTGGTAAATTGTGTAAGGGCAAAACTGCGTTAATTTCGTCTTCTATTCCGTTTTCATAGTATAGTATTTTATTAACAGCAAGGCTTCCGTCATAGTGCAGGTATATGTTTTTTGAGCTTCTGTACCAAATCCACCCTAAATCGTCATTAAAGTATCTGTCGACCAAGTTTTGCCGTTCTTCTTTTTCTAGCGTGTTCCAAATAAAATTTTTTTGAATAAAGTATAATCTATGAAAAAAATCAGACAAAACTGCTTTATAGGGGTGTCGAACAAATACATAGGCATTGGCTTTACTTAAATCAAGTTTGTTTGCAATATCCACATAAGGGATGTGGTTATAAAAACCAATTTCATAATTGCGAGGTTTATACCCAGCAATTTTAGGCTCATCTAATTTCCATGCTGGATTATCCGAAGTCTTTGGGGTTACTATTGCATTATCTGGAACAATCATAGAAAGAGGAACTTCAAGAGAAGTGCCACCTACTTTATGGTTTTTTAATAGAAGAAAATTATGGTCGGGGGAGTAAATCACTCTCTACCCCATTTAATTTTGTTCCAAACCCTTTCGTGATAATAATAAAGAACAATTTTAACCACTAACTCAATACCTGAAGCAATAAGAGCTAGTTTAGCTTTATGCGTTAGTTCATAAATAATTATAAAAGAAATTAAATTGCCAAAAAATCTCCAACTAACTGCTTTAGCAAGTGATCGAGCATGGGATGCCCAAAAAATTGAGTTTACTTTTGTCGGCTGTGACCATAATCTTTCTTCTGCTTTACCAATATTTTCCATTCCAACCCACCAATATTTAAATGCCGAGCTGCTTGCGTTTTTCAGTTGCTGAAATGGCTTCAATGTCTGCTCCTAACGATACTTGTTCAATTTTATAACCAACATCTCTACCATACACAATGTTAGTAATGTTAGGCATTTTTACTATCATTGCGCGTGTCATGTGAGGGTCTTGGGAAATGTAGTCTTTTACTTCATCAAAAGAAAGTGGGTCTTTAGGACTTGTTCCCTGAGTATTGCGAACACCAAGCATTACCTGCCCCGTGCGCTTTTTTGCCTCGTTATAAAGCGCGTGATGCCCTTCGTGCCAAGGTTGGTATCGACCTAGCATAAGAGTAGTTGGTTCTTTCCAATCGTATAACCCAGATTGGTTAATGATTGCATCTGTTTGACCCTCTGCGTCATAGCTCATCCAACGATAATCAAATTCAATTGGGTCTTCCCACAGTTTATTAGTGTCTTCAAAACGACCTTCTTGAATTGTGTTCATCCATATAAGAATATCTGGTTTTCCAAACGATTGGCGAGTTGTTTGTGTTGGGCATACAAAATCAACTACAACATCTAACCCTTGACCAGAAAGCATACGAGCCATTTCACCCATACGCCGAGCATGCTCAATTCTATCTTCGACAGTAAAGCCTAAGTCTGAATTAACAGTAGAGCGAACATAATCTGCATTTAAATGAACAGCATTGATTCTATCTGATAGTTCAATGGCAAGGGTTGTCTTGCCACTGCCTGGTAATCCTATAATCTGAACAATCATGTTATCCCCTTTTTTTATTTTTCCAGTCTATTACAAAATACTTATCAAAGTTTTCTTTTAAAAACTTTAAGTGTTCTTTAGTAGAAGCAATTTGAAAATCTTTGTCTTTAAGTTCTCTCATAAATGGACAATAAATTCTACCTTGTTTCATACATGTAATATGAAACGGGTAAAAATCTGAGGGAACATAATCACTGGTTGATTTAAATACTGCTGTTTCAATCTTCCGCCTAATAGATGTTTCTTCTTCATCTATCTTAATACCGCAAAACGGACAAAGGTTTTCTTTAACTGCCCTTTCTTCGTTTTCAATGTTAAGGCGAATAACACTACCTTCTGGCAAACCTGGCATAGATTGAAATGGAACTGGTGATTTTTTATAAACAAACCTTTTGTTATTTCTAAACCAATCTTTTGATTGAGTAAAGAAAAAAGGTCTAGGCAAGCCTATAAAATTAATAACCTTTTCAGACCAAAGCATTATTCTGCTACTGGTGCCTCAACTACTGGTGCATGAATAAATGTTGTACCATCCCATGTATCGCCTATGTGTGCTGGTGTTTCAGGCTTTACTTCAACACAATAACTAGAAGTAACTTGTTCTGCTATTTCTAATGTGTTTGCAACAATAACATTTTCTACTACATTATCTTTTAAAACTGCAAATGTTTTCATTTTTCTCCTTAGTATGCGTAAATATAAATAGTTGCTTGTGTCCCTATGCCGCCTTGAGCATTTCCATAGCCACCAGAACCACCAGTAGTAACATTTGAACTAGATGTTGTTGCTGAAGAAGCACGAGTCAATGTTGATGCACCAGGGTTAACTGTTGGTAAACTTGTTTGCGCAGACAATGATGCACCTGGGTTATTGTTTCCACCCCTACCACCAACAACAGTAATGGCATTGTCAAATGATGAAGTACCACCATTACCGCCTGCTGCGTTGGTACTGGTTCCGCTTCTAGGACCTGCTGCGCCAACAACAACGGAACATCCAACACCAGGTGCTACCTGAACATAGCCAGCGCCCCAAATTCCATTTTGACCAGAGGTACCCGTGTATTGGCCATAACGCTCAGGACCGCCTGCTGCGCCGCCGCCTGATGAACCTTGAATTGCTACATAAACTAGATTGCAACCAGCAGGTGGGGTGAAAGTTCCTGATGAAGTGAAAGTAGCAAGATGCCGTAACTTTGAATTTGATTGTAATTGATTTGTAGCCATTATGAGTTCTCCGTTCCAAATATGCTAAATGATGAAGTTCCTAATGTGCTCCAAACATTTATTACATCTTCAGGTTGTAGACCAATACCCAATGTATAAGATTGAGATGATGCTACAGATACACCCACATTGTAAACAATATAATGTTTAGAACTTAATGATTGACCAGAAGGAACTACCGCAATTCTGATTTCATCTGTAAAAGATGAACCAGTGTTTGTTATATTTATTGTAGAAACAACCGCATAGTTTCCTGTACCCGCTGGTACTGTGTAAGCAGTTGTGTCTGTTGATGCACTAGGAGCAGATTGCCCTAGGACTTTATATTGTATTGCCATAGTTTATGCTCCCATTAGCATGAATAAATCTGCCAGCGACACGCCGCCACCAGACGAAGAAGATGCCCATTGGACACCACTTCCAGTTGATTGTAGTACCTGACCCGCTGTACCAGAGGAAGACCCTGCGGTAAGTGTACCAGTTAAAGTTAGGTTAGAGATAGTAGGAGCCGTTGAAAGTACGTTACCACCAGTGCCCGTAAGGGTATTAAAGCCAACATATTCAAAGTCCCAAGAAGCTGCATCTGTTCCAGAGGCAAGAATACTTGTAACCTTGATACTTGAGCCAGGCAATACCGTAGCAATTAAGTTAGCACCAGAGGAATTAACCGTTAGGTTACCTGTGCTGTTATTTTCAATAACATACCGAGTACCAACATTCATAGTGCTGGCTACTGGCATTACTACTGTTTGAGTGGATGTTCCAGTAAAGACTTGCTGGTTATTGCTGGTGTTAGTAAGCGTAGTAGTTCCACCAGCAGTTGCTGTAGATGTATAACCTAGTACAAAGTTATTAATAGCTGGATACGACAGGGTTGGACTAGTGCCAAATACCAAAGAACCAGAGCCAGTCTCATCTGTTAAAGCTGTCGCAAGATTGGCTGAAGATGGAGTTGTAAGAAATCCTTGAACACCAGTTCCTAGAGCAAAAGCAAATCCACCTTGAGCACCTGTAGCTCCTGTTGCACCTGTTAGTCCAGTTGCACCGGTCATACCTGTTGCGCCAGTAACTCCTGCACCAGTCACACCGGTTGCGCCAGTAGCACCTGTTAGACCAGTAGCACCTGTTGCGCCTGTAAGTCCGGTAGCACCTGTAGCTCCTGCTCCAGTGGCTCCAGTAGCGCCAGTAGCTCCAGTAGCTCCAGTTAAACCCGTCATGCCCGTCATGCCAGTTAGTCCAGTTGCCCCTGTTGCACCAAAACTATTTGGTAATTGAGATGTAGGAACCTTGCCACTAATATCTAATTGAGCAACACCACCTGCTTGGCCTTTTTCTGTGAGTGGGACGTAATCACCAAGCGAAGTTGAAAGCCCATCACTACGTACAATGTCAATCGGTAATTGTGAATCAGGCACAACGCCTGATGCGTTAAGAGTTGCTAAACCTCCAGTGACGCCTTCCTTAAGAGAAAGAACACCTGAGCCCGTGTTGTAAAGAATCGAGCCTGTAACTCCAACAACGCCGCTAGGGCCCGTTGCTCCTGTTAATCCTGTTGCGCCTGTTGCACCAGTAAGACCTGTCGCACCGGTAGCGCCCGTTAATCCGGTAGCGCCCGTACTTCCGGTTGCGCCTGTTAAACCGGTAGCGCCTGTTAATCCTGTTGCGCCGGTAAGGCCTGTTAAACCTGTAGCTCCAGTATTACCGACAGCTCCGGTGTTTCCTACTGCTCCAGTCATACCTGTTAATCCGGTTAGACCTGTCGCACCAGTTGCGCCGGTTGGTCCCGTTGCACCGGTCGAGTAAGGAACGCTAGAACGCAGAACATCCCAGGTAGTACCGTTCCATTTCCAAACACGATTGCCAACCGTGTACGTCTGATTGACGGACGGCGAATTTGGAAAATCAATTGCTGGCACGGTTACTCCTTTGCGATGTGCATATTATAGCGCGTTTTGAGCTAGAATGATTAAGAATTTATGATGCTAAGTATCTAATAATTGTAATGCCTGAACCGCCAGCAGTTCCATCTGTGCCAACGGATGTATTTTTACTACCGCCACCACCACCTGTATTAACTTTACCAGCAGTATTAATTGCGCCGCCGCCACCCAAACCAGCAGTACCCGCAGAAGCGTTTTCCCAATCGTAGAAAGCACCAACGCCACCGCCAGCGATATAACCACCAACACCAGTTCCAGTTACGCTAAGCCAAGATGAATAAGTGTTAGTTCCGTTACCACCGCTACCTGAAAGATAACCATAAGAATTTGCGCTATTACCACCTACTGCGCCAGCACCGCCACCACCACCGCCATAGTTGTATTGTGAATAATCTGTATAACCTCTACCACCATTATTACCTTGGCCTGATGTTGCAGTACCGCCTGAATTACCTTTTACGCTACCACCGCCTGAACCGCCATTACCACCAACAGTTCCGCTTTGTCCCGCGCCATAACCACCACCAGTAGCGGTTATTGAAAGTGAACCGCCAATAATTGATGAGTTATTTCCTTGCCCACCGTTTGCATTATTGGCCCCAGCAGTACCACCTGCACCAACAGTTACGGCATAAGCAGTTGATGATGCAAATGATTGAGTATTAGAATTTAATACTCCACCTGCTCCACCGCCACCACCATATCCACCCGCTCCACCGCCTCCAGCAACTTGTAACACATCACAACTTAATGATGTAGCAGGGGTAAATGTTCCACTGCTAAGGAATGTATGGTACCAATACGTACCGTCAGTCTGAATGTTTCCACCGCTAGCCTTTGGAGCGATAGCGGGTGTAGTGTCTACTGCGGCTAGTCCGTAGAGTGAGAAGGTGCTGTATTGAGCCCAACCGCTACCATTTACAGGCGCTATGTTAATACTTGATATTGCCGCAGTTCCAGTCCAAATATTTGCCATTAAAGCCATATAAGCCGTAGTGGCATTATTTTCTGAAACACCATCGGAAGATATGGATTTTTGTATTCCCGAAACCGAATAATTAGGAATGTATATCTCAGAATTACCAAAAGTATTTGCCGTAGCATTTGCATAACCTGTGTAAGCCGTATAAGCATAACCATTACTTGTTGTGTCACTACCAGCAACCGAACCTGTTCCATAAAGTCTGCGATAAGTATAATTAGTTGCAGTATCACCATTAAATTGCAATGCAGGGGAATCATTGGTGGCTCCTGTATTTGTGCCACGCGCAGATACAACAATTTTCAAATCGGTATAGCCAGATTGTGGAATGTTGCTGAATGTGACTGATGCTGCCGAGGCGTTAAGTTGAATGCGTTCTAGTAATACATAATTTGCTGGCATTAGTTAATCTCCCTATGACGCGTATCTGATAATGACAATGCCTGAACCGCCGGAACCAACTGTTGAGTCAGCACCTGCGCCACCACCAGTGTTGATAGTTCCTGATGAGTTATATGAAGGTAAACCTGATACGTTCTGACCACCGCCACCAAGACCACCAGCAGCGCTTTGTCCACCACCGCCACCGGCGTAGTAAACAGTTCCACTGGAATTCTGACCAGTAGTAGTTGCAAGGCCCCACTGTGAATAAGAAGAAGAACCTACGCCACCTGTTGTTGCACTACCAGAGCCATCTGTGCCTTGTGCTCCTGCACCACCACCACCGGCTCCTGCGTTACCGGAAGAAATATTTCCACCACGATTACCTTGATCGGATGTTGCTGCGCCTCCAGCATATGTGCGAGAACCGCCACCACCAGAACCACCAGTATTACCGGTTGCTCCAGTTCCACCACCGGCGTCATAACCACCGCCACCGCCACCTTTAACAAGTGTGAGTCCAGCAATCTGTGAGTCGTTACCGTTGTTGCCTCTAAAAGTATCTGCTGTTTGAGCAGCGCCACCGGCGCCTACAGTTACTGCGTAACCTGTTGCGCTAAATGCTTGAGCAGTAAAGCCAAGTAGTCCACCTGCTCCACCACCGCCGCCGTATGAACGACCACCTGAGCCACCACCTGCAACTACAAGTGCGTCGCAAGATAGTGCTTGGTTAGGAGTAAAGGTTCCTGATGATGTAAATGCGTGATAGGTATATCCATCTGCTGCATAAGTAATAGTTCCACCAGTTGCTTTGGCAGTGGGTACTGCTTGTGCGCGGATGCCGTAGAGGGAGAAGGTTGTACCTACAGTAAAAGTAGTTGCTGCCCTAGAAAATATAACGCTAGTAATAGGGGCAGTATTGCGCCATAATCCTACATAAGCACCTAAATAAGCGCTTGCATTTCCCGTTCTAGCAAGAACGGTTTTGTAAGTAGTATTATTTGAATAGTTTTGAATATTAACAATAGAAGAAAATCTAGCGTTATTTACATCGCCAATCATTACATAAGCTTGATTAGAAAGTATTCCTGAAGAAGCCGAACTGCCATCACCCAAAATTCTTGTTGCTGAATAATTGGTAGAACTAGTATCTCCATTAAATTGAATACATAGATTAGAGGTACTTGCATCAGTTGTTGTTCCGTTAATTACTACTACTAAATCTGTATAACCGCTAATTGTAGTTAAATCAAAAGTAACACTAGATACAGGACTTCCCGTTACAGTTGTAGATTGTAGCGCAACATAAGTATTAGTAGCCATTATTTAATCCCATACAAAGCAAAGGTTGAGTATTGATAAGCAGTACCAGAACCACCTATTGGAATAGTTATAGAAGTAATCGCAGATGTATTCATCCACACTCCAGAAGAAAAATCAGGTCCACCAGAACCGTTTTGATCAGAACCACCTAAAGACCTTGTAGTCTTGTATTTATTTACATTGGCGTAATCAAAAATATCAAAAATAAAAGAAAGTGGATATGTTGAAGTTGGAGAAACAACGGTGCCTAATTGTAAATTATTATTATTAGTTACTGCATAAGCAGACGCGGCACTTCCATTACCTCTTAAACCGTGAAAAGAGTAATTAGAACCACTATCTCCATTAAAGCGAGGAATTGGAACATCCGTTCCTGTATATGTTCCTCTAATCTGCAAATGGCTATACCCCACAGGAATACCTGCAAAGGTAATTGATGTTGCAGAAGTTGATAGAGTTACAGTTGCAAGAGAGTCATATCCACTATCGGGAAACCAAGCAACAGGCGTAGTAATCGAGCTTGATGCAGCGCTTGGTCTCGATGTCCCTGTAGCATTCGTCGCGGTGACAGTAAACGTATACGCGGTCTGCTCAGACAGTCCACTTACAGTGATAGGAGACGTTGCGCTTGTTCCTGTAAGTCCTCCTGGGCTCGACGTTGCGGTGAACGTAGTCGCCCCGTAAGCGCCAGGTGCGGTGAACGTAACAGACGCGGTAGAGTACGTAAGCGCGGTAGCGGTTCCAATGGTAGGCACCGACGCAACAGGCGTGATTCCCGCTATAAGAGACTTATAGCGATATCCACTCTGTCCCGCGTTCGAGAGACGTTGAATGGGCATTAGACTATTTCAACTCCCGAGATGTGAAAGTTGACGGTAATCGCTGACGCTCCACCCGCGATAATTTTTGGTGTTGCGTTTGCAGGAATGACCTGCTTAAGATCCATGATGACCGTATCATTTGCGGCGATAGAAACGGTTGTCGCAATTGCAACTCCGTCGATGGCAAGCGTATATGTTGCGCCGGACGCCGCGGTGTTTGTCACGATGATGCTGGTGACGACCGTTGTTGTACTTGTCGTTGGGACGGTGTACAAGGTTGTTGCTGTGTTCGTTGTCGCTGCTCCGCGAAAAAGAACCTTTGAGGTTGTAGCCATTAGTTACTACGCCTTTCGGTTTGTTATATTTTTATTTTAATACGCCTGCATAATTGTCATTACTGTAAGGTCATCAATATTTGCTGTAGGACCCGTTGCGCCTGTGGCGCCTGTTAAGCCTGTTGCTCCCGTTAAACCGGTAGCACCGGTAGCACCTGTTAATCCAGTTAAGCCAGTTGCGCCAGCAGCTCCCGTTACACCCGTTACGCCAGTTGCGCCCGTTAATCCAGTTGCTCCAGTTAAGCCGGTAGCACCTGTAGCTCCAGTGAGTCCCGTTAATCCAGTCGCACCTGTAAGTCCAGTGTTGCCGGTTACGCTTACTCCCGTGACGCCTGTCGCGCCGGTAGAACCAGTCGAACCAGTATTACCGGTAGGACCATCATTTGCACTTGCAGCTTCTACCCAATAACCATCATAGTAAACGTAGAGATTACCAGACGCAGAGTCATACCATGCATCACCAAGTGCTGGAGACGTCGGCGGAGTTGAGTCTGCAGTTGAGAATGTTCCCTTTGCTCCGGTAACGCCAGTCAAGCCAGTAGCTCCGGTTGCGCCCGTTAAACCTGTCGCGCCTGTTGCGCCTGTTAAACCTGTCGCACCTGTGAGACCAGTTGCTCCAGTTAATCCAGTAAGACCAGTATTTCCTTGAGCTCCAACGTCACCTGTTCGCGCAAAGGTAATGATAACATCTTCGTTATTTACAAACGTACCGTTACCTGAGACATACGCAGATACGACTGTAAACCAACCGGTGTTATCTGTTAAAGAGCTAATCGTGTATAGCGCAAAGATGCTTGGGTCTGACTTCTTTGAGATCTTAAAGTGACCCTTGATTGTGCTCGTAGAGTCGTCGATGGTATTGAGGAATGATGACATGTTAATCGCTGCGTCATCCTGAGAGTCAATGTACATCGCGCTTGCCGAAGCAAGCGTCGCGTTATTAAATCTAACTAAACCAACACCAGGATCAGAGTTTGTAGTCGATGTGCTAAAAGTATAGTCAAGTGTTATGCCGCCAAAACTTCCAGCAGCTCCAGTATTACCTGTTGCGCCGGTGTTTCCTACAGCTCCTGTTACACCTGTAAGTCCTGTAGCGCCAGTCAATCCAGTCGCGCCAGTCATACCTGTCGCGCCGGTCATACCGGTCATACCTGTTAAGCCGGTAACACCAGTTGCGCCGGTATTTCCAACTGCGCCTGTTGCACCAGTTGCGCCCGTGACGCCAGTCAATCCTGTAGCGCCAGTTAACCCGACAGCTCCTGTATTACCAACAGCGCCAGTCGCACCGACCGCGCCAGTCATACCTGTTAAACCCGTTGCGCCTGTCGCGCCTGTTAATCCTGTCGAGCCTGTAGCTCCTGTAAGACCGGTTGCGCCCGTTAAGCCGGTAAGTCCAGTCGCACCAGTTGCGCCAGTTAAACCCGTTAAACCAGTTGCTCCGTTGTTTCCTTTAGATGCAACTAAACTCCAACGCGACGAAGAGCCTGGAATATGTGAGCCAGACTCTCCGATAGGAATAGCTGTGTTGCAATAATAAGTGCTTCCGTTGTATTGAACGGTGTCGCCGATGGCGTAGCCAACGAAGTCCCAGGCAGCTCTCCAGTTGATACCTGTAACGCCTGTGAGACCTGTTGCGCCTGTTAAACCTGTTGCTCCAGTTGGACCCGTTGCACCTGTAGGCGCAAAATTACGTACGACCTTCCATACGCTTCCATTCCACCTCCAGGTGGTTGAGCCGGACGTAAATGTATCATTTACGCTCGGCGTGTTAGGAAAATCAATAGGCATGTGACTCTCTCACTACTGCAATGGTATGGGGCATACTATACTATAAATCTCGATGTTTATCTTAAAGACGAGCATAAAAAACTGCCCGCTCTTCCGAAGAAGAACGGGCAGCTTCCTTTAAGAAGGGGTTATGCGGAGAGGTCTCCGACGATTACCCATGTATCGGTCGCGCGCTTGATCAACGTTGCTGAAGACCACTGAGCGCGAAGCTTAGTGCCTGGAGTTCCGTTAAGTGTTACGCTCGCACCGCCGACAGTTACCTGTCCAGCACCTGTCTGCAGTAGGTTAACCTGGTCGCCAACGTTGAACCCGGCAACTGCCGCGTTTGTTGGGATGGTCAACGTAATCGCAGATGCGTTATTAAGCTCAACGAGCTTGTTAACGTCTGAGGTTGCTAGTGTGTAGGTTGTGCCTGTTTGTGCGTTAGTTACTAGGGTCAAAACTGCGTTTGATCCTGTAGCACCTGTTGCTCCTGTTAAGCCGGTTGCACCGGTTAGACCAGTCGCGCCTGTGTTACCGGCAGCTCCTGTTGCGCCTGTATTACCAGCCGCGCCAGTTACACCGGTAAGGCCAGTTGCTCCTGTTGCACCTGTGAGGCCGGTTGCACCTGTAAGGCCAGTCGCACCTGTCGCACCGGCTGCACCAACGTCACCAGTACGTGCAAACGTAATGGTTGTTGACTCTGCCGCTGAGAACGATGTTGCGCCTGATACGTAGGAAACAGCTACCTTGAAGTAGTCTCCACTTGAAATGTTGTTATTTACAATTGTAAACAACGCGAAGTCGTTTGAGTTAGAGATGTTTGTTACCTTCATGTGGCCCTTGATTGGGCTTGTTGAATCATCAATAGTTGTCAAGAATGACGAGATGTTTGATGCATCTGCGTCTGTCTTATTGATGTACATGTATGTTGCTGATGCCAAGTTCGCATTATTGAACTTGAAGTCACCTGCACCTGGATCTGAATCTGCGGTGTTTGTGTCGAACGCATACTTAAACGTTGCGCCACCGAAGTTGCCCTGTGCACCAGTTACGCCGGTGTTACCTTGAACACCTGTGTTACCGGTAGGTCCGATGTTTCCGCCCACAGCCTCAACCCAGTATCCGTCAAAGTATACAAATACTAGACCGGACGCGGAGTCAAACCAAGCATCTCCTGTTTGAGGAGAAGCTGGAGGTGTTGAGTCTACAGTTGAGAACGTACCTTGAGCACCAGTTACACCAGTAAGACCAGTTGCACCAGTAAGACCAGTTGCACCAGTTAAGCCTGTTGCACCGGTAAGACCAGTAGCACCTGCTGCACCAGTTACACCAGTAAGACCAGTAGCACCTGTTGCACCAGTTAGACCGGTAAGACCAGTCGCACCGTTAGCACCAGTTACACCGGTAAGACCAGTAGCACCGGTTAAGCCTGTTGCACCAGTAAGACCAGTTACGCCTTGCGCACCTGTCATACCAGTTAAGCCAGTAGCACCTGTGTTACCAACTGCACCAGTTACACCAGTTAAACCTGTCGCACCGGTTGCGCCTGTGAGACCAGTTGCGCCAGTAGCACCTGTGAGACCTGTTGCACCAGTTAAGCCGGTTAGACCAGTCGCACCTGTGTTACCTTGACCGCCAGCATCACCGGTACGTGCGAAGGTAATGATAACATCATCAGAGTTGCTGAATGATGTTACTGAACCTGATACGTAGGAAGATGCTACCTCAAAGTAGCCGGTTGATCCAGCACCTTGTTCTAGTGCTACGCCGCTGATTGTGAACAACGCAAAAACACTTGAGTCTGACTTCAAAGAAATACGGAAGTGACCCTTGATTGTTGACGTTGAATCATCGATTGTACGAAGCATTGCACGAACATCTGTTGATGTGTCATCAAGATCATCGATAGACAATGTTGTTGCAGATGTTAGGTTAGCGTTGTTAAACTTAAGCTTGCCAGGTCCTGGATCTGATACTGTTGTATTTGTATCAAATGTGTAATCTAAGGTGATACCACCGAAGTTACCCTGTGGACCGGTGTTACCTTGTGCACCAGTCATACCAGTAGCACCAGTTAAACCGGTAGCTCCTGTAAGGCCTGTCGCACCAGTTAAACCTGTTGCGCCAGTCGCGCCTGTAAGACCTGTGAGGCCTTGAGCACCAGTTACACCAGTTAAACCTGTTGCACCAGTTAGACCTGTTGCACCAGTTAGACCTGTGTTACCTTGCGCACCAGTCATACCGGTTAAGCCGGTTGCACCAGTAAGACCAGTTACGCCTTGCGCACCAGTGTTACCGACAGCACCAGTTACACCTGTTAAACCAGTTGCGCCTGTTAAACCTGTATTACCTTGGGCGCCTGTGACGCCTGTTTCACCTTGCGCGCCTGTGTTACCGTTTGCACCAGTTACACCAGTTAAGCCAGTTGCACCAGTTAGACCGGTAGCTCCTGTATTACCTTGTGCACCAGTTGG